ATCACGGCGACCCCTACGACCTGGGGGGGCAGGTCGGCGGGGTGCCCGGCGACCGACCCAACTACGGCGACTTCCCGCAAGGCCCGATCGCTGAGAACATCGTCACCACAGGTGGTGGGCGCGGCCCGGGAAGCAATGTGGGAACCGGCGGCGCGGTTGCCCCGGTGGGTACCGAACCGGTCGATTCGGGTGGTGGTCACGCCTACGACTGGACGTCGGGGACGATCGGTCAGCCCGCCAACCCGGCGGAGGAATTGGACGCTTCCCGCGCCATGACGGAAGGGCATCCTGATGATTGTTCCTGCGGTGACTGCCGCAGCGGCGACTGGTCACCGACCAACATCGTCGGCGGCGTGGGTGGTTTGCACAACGCGGGTGAGGCCACCGACGCCGACGATCCGCACGGCAGCCAGATCGATTTGTGTATGGCGCAGGCGTTGGACCGCACCATTGTGAGTTTGTCGCAGGCGGTCGGCGCGGGTCAGCGCGGCGATGTGCGCAAACTGGTGCTGGTTGCGCGTCGCCAACTGCACACCTTGTGCGGGTTGGAGCCGCGCCGTAAAGATTCCGACGTCGCCCGCAAGTTGGCTGAGCTGCGTAAAGAGGTCGGTGCGCCGGACACCGCGACGGTGTCGGGTGGGTTGGCGTATCTGCGTAGTGAAGGTAACGCCCCGCTCGGGTATCGCGGTGTGCTGAATTCCGCCAACGGTGGACCTGACCGCGCCGCCCGGGACACCGCGGTCCGCAACGCCGCGCAGGCTAACGCTGAAGCCGCGCGCGCGCAGGCTCGTTTGGCGGCAGCTGAGCGTGAGCATGAACTCAACGAGGCCATCAAGCGTGCCGTGGCACGTCGCTAGCTCGTCGAGCTGCCCGGCGGCTAAACCGTTCGCCGTGATCAAAACCAGCGACGGCTCAGTCGCCGGGTGTCACCCGACCCGTGAGGCGGCTAACGCTCAGTTGGCTGCCTTGTACGCGTCGGAGAACGGGATCGGGCATCAGTCCTCGGGATCGGCGGTCGGCCAGGCAGTGCCGTGGCAAGACCCGGCGGTTGCCTACACCACCCCGATGACGCAAGTTTGGTAGCTCGGCGGAAGGCGGTGCGCTAATGGCCGTCGCGTACGACACCGCTGGGGCGTTTGTCGCCAGTGGTTCAGCTAACCCCAGCTACACCCACGTCCTCGGCTCGACTGCGAACGTTATCCTCGTCGCCTGCGGAGGCGTTAACTCTCTAAATTTCCCCACGGCGGTCACGGTGGGCGGGGTGACCGTGCCCCATCTCGGCACAATATCTGGCGCCCAGAAGGCGGTCCAGCTTTTCGGTCTGGTTGGCCCGCCCACCGGCTCCCAAACGGTCGCCACCACCTGCGCCGCGCAATCTGGCAACTCCATCACCATCAACTCGGTGTCGTATTCGGGGGTTGGTTCGATCGGTGCCGCGATCACCAGCCAGGGGGGTTACTTCAGCGGTGACGGCACCCTCACCTGGTCTCCCAGCACAACCGGCAACATGTATGTCGCGGCGTGCGTCACCGCCTACGGGCTGTCATCGACGGCGCCGCAGGTAACGGAGTGGTCCAACGGCGGCTTCGGGTTCATCGACATCCCCGGTACGGGCAGCAGCGTCACCCTCGACGCCACGTCATCCAACTACGACTGGTGCATGGTCGGGGTCGAACTCATCGCGGTCAGCGGGACTCCCCGCTCCGCGGCCCTCTCAGGGCATGGGGTTCTGTCGGCCAAGGCTGGCCCCAAAGTCGCGGTGCCGTGCGTATTAACCGGACGCGGTGCGCTGGCCGCACCGGCCTCATCAACACTGCCGTGGACACTGCCGATCAGACTGGGCTCCTTCATCACCGCCACCGCAGCCGGCCAGGGCGTGTTGGCGGTGATGGTCGAGCCCAGTTCGAGTGCTGCGCTGGCCGGTCACGGTGTGTTGTCGGCGACCATCAAGTCCACCGCGGCTGCGGTCTTGGCCGGGCAGGGCGTGTTGGCGGCGACCATCAAGTCCACCGCGGCTGCGGTCTCAGCCGGGCAGGGTGCGTTGGCGGCGGGAATCGTCGTGAAGTTGGCTGCGGCCGGCACGCTGGCCAGCATGGGGTTACTTTCAGCGCTGCCGACTCCAGAGTTGTCGAGCGTCTTGTCTGGTCACGGAGTGCTGTCGGCGTCGGTGCGGCCCAGGCTGGCCGCCGCGCTGCCTGGGCGTGGGGTGTTGGTCTCCCCGCAGGGACAGGGCGCCGTACGCACCGCAGCCTTTCACGGCCACGGGACACTGAGCGCCACGTACCACGTCGTTGTCGGCGCGGTGCTGCACGGCCACGGCGCACCGACCGCGTCGCGAGTTCCGGTCGGCTACACCTTCACCGCCGCCTTCACCGGACGCGGTGATCTGGTGATGGGCTTTACCCAGTTCGCCAATGGCTTCGACGCCGCCACCTACGGGACCGGTGTTTTGAGTGTGTTCGTCACCACCCCACCCACCAAACGCCGTATCCAACGGGTGGCCCGTTGATCCGCACCGTCACCGTACCGGCGTCGGATCGGGTGCTCACACCGTCACCGCCGTGAGCGGGGCACCGTGTAGCGCCGCGCCGGGGCGCTGTGCACACCACGGCGCCGCGGCGCGGTGGTGATCGATATCGTCAACACACCCTCACCCTGCAGGGGTGCTGTAGCGGGCCAGCCGCCCACCGGCACCGGTATCGCCGCGATCAGCAGCGGATGGGTGGACAGCAGCAGATAATTGGTGGTCCAGCCGGTCCATTTGGCGAGGTTTTTCACCGTGAATGTGTCATACAGGGCGCCGGTTTTCGGGCCGGACGCGACCGCCGCCAACACGCCGCGCCCGGACAGGGCGACGAAAGTTTGCCGCGCCGACTGCAACTGGCCCTGCCCGCGCAGCCGGACCAAAAACCTGGCGTTCCCGCCCGCCCGCAGCGCACCCTGCCCGGCGGTGCGGGCGGTGCGGGGCATCCGGAACATCCGCGCCGCCCCCGCCAGCACACCGGCACCAGGCAGCACGATCCGGTATTTCTGTGTGATCTTCGTGGCGGCCAGCGCGCCGCGACCGGTTAAACTCGCCGCGCCCTGCCCGCCGCTGTCGGCTGAGAGGCGGCCGTGACCGGAGGTCAGCGGGGTGATCGCGAACACGTTGACGTTGTCGAACAGCACCGAGCCCTGCGGGACAGGTGTCGAAGGGTCGCAGTCGCAGGCGAAACCGATGATCATCTGGTTGACCGGGGACAGCGCCGCTGACGCGGCGTTGACCCACAACTGGCTGTTGGGGCCGTAATCCCAATACAGCAGCCCCCCGGATTCGCGGATGCGCCACCAGATGTGCATGGTCGCGTCGAACACCGCGGTGTAGCGGGTGGTGAAACCGGTGCCCGTCCCGCCGTTGTCCTGGCAGACGAAGTTGCCGCCCCAGAACCCGATCCGCGCCGCCGGACCCGCACCCAGCGGATACTTGTACAGATACATCCACGCCTGGGTGGACCCGTCGGACACGTTGGGGACCTGCAGGCACTGCACGAACGTGTAGCTGCCGACCAGATTGTAGGGGTGCGCGGAGGTCAGCATGTAGTCGGCGGGGGTGCACAGGATCTCCAGGCGCCCGGCCAGGGTGGTGACGTCGTCAGCGAACGCTGTCGCCGACAAGACACCCGCCCCGGCGGTTTTGCCGCCGCCGGGGAACGCGGCCATCGTCAGTTTCGAGCCGCCGCGCAGCCCGGCGGCGATACTGAACCGGGTGGCGTAGGCGCTCACCGCCAGCACACCCGCAGCGCCGAGCTGCGGGGTCGCCGTGTATTTTTTGGCGATCGCCGTCAGCAGGGCCGGCCCGGTCAGCGCGGCGGGCAGCAGCGGGTCGGCGTTGACCGCCACGTGTCCGCGTCCGCTGATCGGGGCGGGCTGGCGGATCAGCGACATCCGGGCGGCGACCCGCAGCAGCCCGGGGCCGCTGATTTTGAACACGAATTTCGGGGTGAGGGTGCCCGTTGACAGCGCGCCGTGACCGGCGGGATGCGACACCCGTAGTTCGCGCTGCACGGTTCGCGCGGTGAACTGCCCCAACCCGTGCGTGTAGCTGGCGCCCCACAGCGACACCGGCAGATGCCACGGCAGAAACGACGCCACACCGCGCTGGTTGAACACCCCGGCACCGGGCAGCGCGGCAGCGACGTTGACCCGCACCCACACGGTGCCGCCCAGCGCGCCGCGGCTGTGCAGCAGGCTGCCGGAGGCACCTGCGGTGAACGGCAGCGTCCACGACAGCACCGCACCCCCAGACCCGCCGCCCGCGAACATCCGCGCCCGCGCGGTCGCCGACAAACCGCCCCGGCCGCGCACGGTGATGATGTTCAGACCAGCGTGGGTGCCGACCTGAAACGCTAACACCCACGGCAGCGTCGCCGAGTGGAAGACGACGGCGCCGGCGCCGGCCGCGCCCACCCCGGCCAGGTTCGCGGCGATAACGCTGATCACACTGAGAGTCGCGGACAGGACGCCGTGGCCACCCAGACCGGGTATCCCCTGGGTGTCGGACGACGACAGCACACCCGAACCGGCCAGCGCGCCGCCGACGCCGGGCAGCGGCGACGGCACCAGCAGCGCCGACAGGGTTCCGCGGCCGGGCAGCGGGCCGGGCGCCCCCATCCCGATCATCGGCGCCAGCTGCGTCAACATCCAGCGGGCCTGCAGCGCATACCCGAGCCCGTTGGGATGCAGCCCGCCCACCGTGTCGTTGGTGTTCAGATAGGTGGTGAGCCCGGTGCTGGGGAACGCCTGCTCGGTGTCTAAAACCCACACGTTGCGGTAGGCGGCGCTGGCCTGCAGCGGCGGGGTGAGCGGCAACCCGTTACCGGTGTAGTAGACGGCCATGGTGGAGAACTGGCCGGTGAAATACGATGGTGTCGGATAGTAGCCGCTCGACTTGTTTTCGGTGGTGATCACCACCGGCGTGTTGGGGCAGTAGCTTGATTGGATGAGGGCGACGTAGTTTTCCATCGCGGGGGGAAAGTAGACGCCGTTGAGTTGGTCGTTGAATCCGGTGCCGATCAGGATGAGGTCTGGATTGGAGATGGGGAGCAGCCCCTGATTCAGCCAGCCTTCCTGCTGGCTGATCAGGGAGCCGCCGACACCGCCGTTCATCAGCAGGATGGCTGGGGCGCCGCTGACGGTGCTGTAGTACAGGGTTGTCGCGGCGTCGTAGGCGTGGGTGGTGGTGTTGTAGTGGCGGTAGGTGACGTTGGCGTTGTAGTGCGCGCCCAGGATGATGCCGAACCAGCCCACCCAGCCGTCCAACGGTCCCGGCCCGGTGTCCCAGGAGCCCTGTACGGTGGAGTCACCCAGAAACTGGAAGACCGCTGATCCGCCGGCGTTGAGTTTCGCCAGGGCGTAGCAGATCGGGGTGTCCCACAGCGACCCGGCGCCGGTCAGCGCGCCGAGGATTTTCGCGACGGTTTTGCTGGTCAGCGCGCCGCGCCCGAGCGCGCGGGGTTTGGGGTGGTTGGTGCCGCCGACCAGGACACCGCGGCCGGTGGGGGCGGGGAAAGCGTCGGGTATGTGCGCGGCGGCCATCAGGACACCGCGGCCGGGCAGCGGGATACGCCCGTACAGATCCCCGGCGGCCGGGGACAAGATGGTGGCGATCGAGGTCCACGCCGCGGTGTAGGAGGTGGTGGTCGACTGCCCGGTGAACACGCCCGACGCGGTGTTGTCGCTGATCGCCAGCTGGGCGTCGGCGCTGTCGGAGGCGGTGTTGTTGTAGCGGTTGACCCCGCCGGCCAGGTTGGTGTATCCCGACGACAGGATGCCGTAGGAGCAGGCCCCGCCGAAGCCCTGCACAATCAACTGCCCGGCGGTACAGTTCACCGTCTGCGACAGCGCCACGGTGCCGGCGGTCGCGGTGACGCTGACCGGCACCTTTTGCAGCGACACGCTCGCCGCAACCCCGGTGTAGGACACCGAACAGGCGGCCACCCAGCAGCTCGACCCACCCAGCGTCACATACACCGACTGGGCGCCGCCGGTGACGTTGGCCAACGCGAAACGGGCGTAATAGCCGGTGCCGCCGCCGGTGTCGGCGAGCTGCACATTGTGGGTTTGTGTCATCGGGGTGCCCGACGGGCCACCGTATCTTGCGCCGGTGACCGCGAAGCGGTCGCACACCACATCGGCGATCACATACCCGCCGGATGCGGCGGTGTGGTTGAAGGTAAAAGTTGTAGCGCCAGGGTTGCCGCTATACGCTGCGCCCGTGGCATCGTAAGCGACCACGACGCAACTCCTAGTGGGTTAGCGCGTGCGCGAGTGAACCCCAGTAGTTCATGCCGGTCGCTCCCGACCCGGTAAATGTCGTTGATGTGGTTGCATCGTTGATCGCCAACAAAGTGTTTCCTTGGTTGACGTTGTAGCGGTTGGTGCCTCCGGATACGGTCATGGCGGACATGCTGGAGTTGCTCTCCCCGATGAACGATTGCAACAACAACTGGCCAGGGCTGCACGTGGCGCTCGCCGAGACGGAGGTTCCTGTCCCGGTAGTGGTCTGCGCGGTGCCTATCGAGGTGACTCCGGTGTAAGACACCGAATTAGCTACGGCCCATGAGTTCACCGATCCTGCGAGCGTGATCGTGAACGACCCCGCCGATGTGGACACCCATTTGAAGCGTTTGAGATAAGCATTTCCCGACGAGCCTCCACTCAGGGTCACCGAATCGACGGCTGTTGAACTTGTGGAGCCGTTGATAATCGGGCCGGTGAGGGTGATGTTGCGATCGGTCGCCACATCGAAGAAGATCGTCGCACCCGATGTGGTCACGACATGTGTCCACGAGATTTGGCTAGCGGGTAGCGGTAGCAGTCCGCTGAATCCGGTACCAATACCGTCCAGCACAATCAGACTTCCCGCCGACGGCGGCGTCCAGAGTAGATTCTTCGCGACGAACATTTTATGGGGTGTAGTTCGCGATCACGGAACCATACCAGTCGGTCCCATCAGTGAAAAAGCTGTAAACGTCCATGGTGGCCGCCGTGGTGGTCTGGGTGGGTGCCGTGCTGGCGGGCCATTTGACTCCGGTGAAGGTGGCGGTGCCCGCCCCCGTCGACGCGGCCTGTTTGAGCAGCAGCACAAACGACTGTCCGGCGACTTTGGTGGGCATGGTGAACGTGCACGCCGTCGACGCCGTCAAGGTGGCGGTGACGAAGGTGCCGTTGGTGAGCGCCCCGATCGTTTTGGTTGAGGTCACCGTCCCCAACGATTGCACCGTCTCGGTGTAGCCGGTGATCGTGGGGTTCACCAGCGTCGCCCCACCGGAGGTGGTGCCATTCAACACGTTGGTGTTGGCGTTGATCGCCGTGTCCCACGCATTCAAATCGGAGGCGTGGACGGTGTTGCCGTCGGCGTAAGAGGTGGGCAGCGTCATAACCGCTAGAGTCGCACCGGTTTACCGTGTGAAAAGGTCAGCGACACGGGGTGGGTGTGCGCCGTCTCGCCGCGACTCGGGGTGCGCGCACCCTCATGGCCGGCCGCGGCATCGACAGGCTGACCGTTGAGGTGATGTCCACCGGGGCGGAGCTGTTGGGCGCGACAATCGCGAACGGCGCCAACACCTGCGAGGAACCCGCGAAAACAACCTTGTCGAACGTCACATCGTAGATCAGTTGACCGTTGATGTTGAGGTCCACATTGGCTAGCAGTTGGAAGCCTGGGGTGTCGATCATGTCGATGGTGGACAGCAGCCCGTTCCAGATCCGCGCCGTGAGCGGCGGCAGGATCACCGCGGTGTTCGTCGACACCTGCACCGGGGTTTCGATGATGATGCAGTCCGCCACATACAGCGGCTGCCCGGCCGCCAGCCGCGGGGTGAACGTGATCAGCGCGCTGATCGGCTGCACCAGCGGCACATTGTCCGCGCCGCCGGGCGGCGGGTCAACGACCGCCATGAACGTGCCGGTCACCTCGAAGAACGTCAACCTGGTCACCCCGATCGGGGTGACCAGCGCGCCCAGCGTCCCGTGACCTGATATGGCGCCGGGCAACTTGATGTGGGTGAGTTTCGCGTTCACCGACAATCCGGGCGCCCCGCCGAGCAGCGACGTCGCCGCGGAACCCAGCACGCCGCGGATAGCCGCTTTGATCGGCGGTTTCACCGACAGCGCACCGTGACCGCTCAAGGTCGCAGCCCGAATGATTTGGGCGTTGCCGGACAGCGCACCGCGACCCGACACGCCGACTGTGATTGCCAGCTTCAGCCGCAAACTCGCGCTGAGTTCCCCGTGTCCAGGCCACGCCGCCGGCACCGCGATCCGATACAACCTTGCCGGACCCGTCAACGCGCCGCGCCCAGCGAACCGGTAGGTGAACGCGTCAGCGCTCAGCACGCCGTGACCGGTCAGATAACCCCAGTCCACGATCGAATACAGCCGCGCCGCCCCGCTCAGCGCGCCGTGCCCGCCCACCGCAACCAGCCTGGCGGCCACCCCGCTCAGCGCCCCATGCCCTGCCAACCCGGCCGCTTCTTTAACCCCCAGCTTGCCCGTCAACCCGCCGTGACCGCCCAGCACGGCGGGGGTGGTGCCCAGATTGACCGGCAGTGTCCACGGCAGAATCGAATTACCCGCCGGCCACGCACTCATCGTGATCGGCAACACCCACGGCAACGTCGACGCCATCACACACCCCCTTTAGGCGGGCAACCGCGGCAGATAGTCAGCATCCCCGATCGGATCGATCTCAATGAACCCCGGCCGGTCAAACGGAACCGGATGCTCAAGCTGTTGAGGTTCACCGGCAAGCAGATGCTCACGGGAAGGCCCCCAAAAAAACACCACATGCGTGTACAGCCCTTTCGGGGCGTACACCAACGCCTTACCGACGATCACCCCGCCGCCCAGCACCCGCCATTCAATCTGGCCCCGCGAATAGTTCAAATCGTCGAACGGCTCCCCCTCAGCGACCGCGCCGTTATGAAACTCGTTGCACGCCAACCCGATATACGGCGGCCGTATCGCCGCCCCCAAAAACCCGACACTCATGCCGGCCTCAACGGGGTACGCATCGCGCCGAGCTGCGCATCATCACCAGGCATATAGCAGTCATACCCGTCGAGGCCCAGCCGCCACGGCACATCCTCACCGTCACGCGCAGCGTCCTCCCACGTCCGCACATCCTCATCGAGCGCCAACGCCGCCTGCGAATGCGAATACCCGATCGACGTCAACGTCAAATGCCCACACCCAATCCCGCTGTCCACCCACACCTTGAAACCCTGCCGCTTCGCGTGATGACAGAAATGCAGATCATGGCCCACCAGCGGCGGCTCCGGATACCACATCGGAATGTTTTTATCCCACTGCTCGAACACCTCACGCCGGATCGACGTGAACCCCATCGCCACCCCATCCACCTCATACAGCGCCGGATTATCCACCATCGTCTTCACCGTCTGCGCGGTCAGCGGGGAGAAAAACGGCGGCTGCACCTGCATCCACGCCATCACATGATGCGGCGCGTCATGCTTGAAATACATCGACCCGACAATGTCGTGCTCCGGTCCGTATTGCGCGATCCGGTTGAGGGCGTCGACCGGCGGCAGCATGTCATGCTCGTACACCACCAACCGATCCCACTCATGACCGAACCGCTCAAACGCCATATCCACCAACGTCTGCATCGCCACCGGCACATAAATCCCCTCGGTGGCCACCGTCCCAATCAACGGCTCCTTCTCCAACCGCAACCAGGTAAAAAACCACTCCACCGGAAGCTGCCGATACATCGGGAACGCGGTGATCAGACGTTGCACGCACGAAGCGTAGGACGGGCCGCACCCGAAAACGGGGATTACACGCCGTCAGGCGCCACTCACGTCTGCGTATACGTCGGCGTGACGACTATCTGCCCCTGAGCCCCCATAGTCACCGCTGTAATACTCGCATTGTCCTGCATATTGTTTCCCGCGCTAGAAGACGCAACCAACATATACGTGTAGGTAGCTGCCGCAACATTTATCGTGACCGCGCTTCCGTTTTGGACCCCGGTGGTGCCGGCGCTCCAAGTGGTTTGGATGCGGGCATAGGCGGGTGACCCGCCGGAGGCCTCATTAGACGGGGCGGCTGAGGTGCCGGGAGCACCCACAGCCAAACCGATCCAGTTGCCGTAACTTTGATAAGCGGAGGCCAACGCGTTCAGTGTGGCCGTGCAGGTGACCATGGCGGATGCTCCTGTCGAGGGTTGACAGGGTCAGCGTGGAACAGGTTTTCCATGCAAAAAGCGCAGCGACACGCCGTCAGCTAGCGGGGTGTTTTGATTTTGAAGTCAATGAACCGTTGGAACGTGCGCCCACCCACGGTAGTGATGGTGTTAGTGACGTGATACAGCCAACCCGCCGTCCCACCCGACACCCACACCGTCGTCGTAGTCGCCGTCATCACCGTCACCCCGATCGTGATCCCAACATCCGCCGACCAGCTCGAAGAAACAATGCTGTCACCGGCCGCCAAGAACCCTTCAGCTTCCCAGTCGATGAGGACATCGAAGTTCTCAACCGGATATTTACTGAAAAACCCCGGCGGGGCCGTCACCTGCGGATAGGCCACACCTTCCAGCCCGGTAGTCCAATTGGTGCTCACGCTGTTCATCGTCGCAGCCGAAGAGACCCAACCCGGGTATCTGGCTGGGCGTGGCGCAAACACAACCCGCACCCGACGTGAAAAAATCAACCGTGACCTGGAAAGACTTCTGCCCAGGTTGCGGCCATTGGCTACATCAACACAACTCCCGAGGTTGCACCCACACCGGTTCCACGCTGGCTGTGTGCGACGACACCCACTGCGCACCCGGCGACGGGCGCCACGCCCACTACGTCCCGGCGCGCTGTGACTGCACCCAACCCTATCTCGCCGCCGTCGACCACCTACGCTGCTAACGGTTTACCGTGTAACTCTGTCAAGACGACACGCCGCACACCATTAACCCGCGTGTCGCAACGAAAGTTACATGACAAACCTCATCTAACATCCACGCCAAGCACCCCCGACCCGGGCCGGGAGCTTAAAAGTCATCGCCGAGCCGCAAGACCCGGCCGGTGCCGGGCTTACCCGCCAAGCGGAGTCACCCGCAACACAAACCCCCCCCTTTTGAAAGGCTTTCCCGTGACCATCAGCGAACTACCCACCCTCACCACCGAAAACCGCGGCCTCATCGCCGCCGGCGGCATGGAAGACTTCCTCGCCACCCTCATCAAACGCCGCGGCACCGTCCACGAAGAACGCGCCCGCTGCCAACAAAAAGCCGAAGCCGTACTCCTACTAGCCCGCGAACAAGGCCGCGAAACCCTCGAAACCCAAGAAGACGACGAATTCCGCCGCTACGTCAACGAAATGAAAACCAAAGGCGCCGAAATCGTCTCCCTCGACGAACGCATCGAAGAAGTCCGCTCCGAAGTAGAACGCACCGGACAAATCAACGCCGGCCTACGCACCATCGCCCGCGCCGAAGGCTCCATCACCAAAGTCCGCGAACAAGCCATCTACCAAAAAGGCGACCCTCGCCGCTCCTACATCCAAGACATGATCAAACTCTCACTCAACCTCGACGACACCGGCGAAGCCCGCGACCGCCTCATGCGCCACGCCCAAGACGTCTCCACCCTCCCCGAATACACCGAATTCCGCGATTTGACCCGAGTTGATGGAGCCGGCGGCTATGCCGTCCCACCTGCTTGGTTAATGAATCAGTACATTGAGCTGGCTCGTCCTGGGCGGGCGATGGCTAACCTGGTACAGCGCCAGCCTCTTCCCGGTGGTACGGACAGTATCAACATCCCAAAGCTGCTTACTGGTACTGCGGTGGCGGTGCAGCAGACAGATAACCAGGATCTGACTTCAGCCGGCGCGGACGTCGACCTCACCGACACGTTCATCAACGCCCCGGTCCGGACGATTGCTGGCCAGCAAGGTATAGCGATCCAGCTGATTGATCAGAGTCCCATTGCATTCGATGACGTGGTCTTTCGTGATTTGGTGGCTGCGCACGCAGCTGCTACGGATGTGCAGGTGTTGGATGGGACCGGAACGTCTGGTCAGGTGACGGGTATTGACTACACCGCCAACATTCTCACCGTCAACGCCTCAGCAGTCACCATCCAAGGCGTCTACTCCGCCATCGCCAACGCCATCCAAAAAGTCCACAGCCTACGCTTCCTGCCACCCGAAGTCATCGTCATGCATCCTCGACGGTGGGGGTGGTTCCTCTCCCTGCTCGACACCACCGATAGGCCTCTGTTCCTACCCACCGCCAACAGCCCAATGAACGTTGCTGGTGTGCTCGAAGACGTCGCCTCCCAACAAGTCGTCGGCCAAATGCACGGCCTTCCCGTCGTGACAGACCCCAATATTTCAATAACGAACGGGCCCTTTACTCCATCCGGGAACGAGGACATCATCTATGTGCTACGCGCGAGCGACATCGTGCTCTGGGAAAGCGGAATCAGGGCTCGCGTGCTCCCTGAAACCAAGGCAGCAAATCTTACTGTTCTCTTACAAATCTATAATTATCTTGCTTTCAGTGCTGCTCGCTACCCCCAGAGCGTAGTGACGATCACCGGGTTGACCGCCCCAACATTCTAAAACCCCAGGTCAAACCACTAGCGGCCACCTCTCGGGGTGGCCGCTAGTGATTTCCGGCAAACATGTGTTACGCTTGCTCGATGGACGAGGAGCGGTGGTTACCAGTTGTTGGACAAGAAGGCAAATACGAGATCAGCGACCACGGACGCGCCAGGAGCGTGAACCGAACCGTCACTCAGCTTGACCGATGGGGCAACCTCACTACCCGTAGGCTAAAAGGTCGACTGCTCAAGCCTGGTCGGACCAGGATGGTCAATGGCGATCCCGGCTACTGGTTCATCAAGTTGCCGGGCAACGTCACGCTGTTAATCCATGTCGCGGTTCTAGAAGCCTTCGTTGGGCCTCGCCCAGACGAACAGGCGGATGGGTGTCACAAGGACGATGACCGCGACAACAATCATTTAGCGAATCTTGAGTGGGCCACACACGCCGAGAACCAGCAGACGGCTGTCAAGAATGGCCGCAACCAGAACACCAACAAGACCCGCTGCAAGAACGGTCATGAGTTCACACCGGAGAACACCATCAATCGAATCAGTAGCAATGGCCGACCTCGGCGTGACTGTCGGGCTTGTCAGGTCGAGTCGACGGCGCGGTTCAGGGCGCGTCGTCGCTGATGACTGGCTGCGGTGTTGTTACTCTGCGGCTTATGGCTGGTCCGATTGATGTGACGCCTGATCCTGAGGCGTATGACAAGCGCGACGCCGATGGCATTGTGTTTGCGTATGGTCGGGCGATGCGGCGGGTGGAGATCACGCCGGAGCTCGCTAAGGAGATGTTGGCGACTTACAACCCCGGTAGTGAGCCTGATGCGGGGAAGGTGGCGCGGTACGCGGAGTTGATGCGGGCCGGTGAGTGGCGGTTGTTGCCGTTGCCGGTTATTTATCGGGGGGGAAGGTTGACGTCGTCGCGGGATCGGTTGGCGGCGGTGATTGAGGCCGGCATGACGGTGCCGATGTACGTGTGTGACGATTCATGTCCTAGGTGAGCCTCCCGCGTTAGGTTGCTGGTCGGTGTTATCGTCCGGGCATGGCAGTAGGTCGCACAGAGTCTGGGCATGGATCCACGGCTGAGGGTGAGGCGCGGGCGCGGGAAGGTGTTTACGGGCGGATAGCGCCGCCGCCTGACGGTGCTATCTATATCCGGGATCCGGCGGCGGCGAGGGCTGAGGCGATTCGTGAACAGTACGCCCTGTATCAGGTCAACGGGTTGGATGTGCCCGCTCATCTGCAAGCTCTTTACGATGAGTTGGCCACGCCGGCTACCGATTTGGATGTGGATTTGGTGGATGCGGTGACGGGGACGGTGTTGGCTGAGGTGGAGTTGGTGAGTGTGGATGCGCCGGTCGCGAAGTTCATTGCGGTTGATCCGCAGGCGCCGCCGGAGGTGGTTGAGGTGGCGTTAAGTGGTGAAGGCGGCGCCGGTGTTGAAGTGGCGCAACCCGAGCCCGAGCTCGAGCCGGAGCCGGAGCCGGAGCCGGAGCCTGCGGCGGAGCCGGTGACGCGGACAGCGAGAAAGACGATACGCCGCTAGGGGGTTGACCCGTGACCACATCCGAGCCTGCCGCGCTGATCGCGTCGGCTATCAGCGCCGCTTCCAGCGGTAGCACCCCGGAGCTCATCGACCCCGCCGACCCTGACTGGGTGTCCTATCAAGCTGATGATCCGCAATATTTCCTGCGGGTTGCGGGCAAAGCGGTCCGCGCCTACTGCGGCTGGCATCTTTACCCTAACCTGCGGCAAACCTTGAACAATGTGCGGATGGGGGCGCGTGGGCGGATCATGCTGCGGTCGCGTCGTGTCACCCAGGTTGATTCGCTGGCCATCATGTCCAACGCGGAAGGCACCGTCACCGGCAACCCGGTAGCCGCCGCCGACTATGTGGTGTATGAGGACGGGTGGATACAGTTGAACGGTTACGCGTTTTGGACTGACGCGTTTTACAGCGGCTACTACTACGGCAACGACCCCTACTATGTGCCCGTCACCCAGCCCGGGTTGGCGTCGGTCACGTTCTGGCACGGCTATGACGTGCTCCCTGAAAATGTTAAACAGGTTGCGTTTGAGTTGGCGGAGCAGGCCGCCACTTTGCGCTCGGGTAACGTGCGGATGCTTGAGGCGCCCGGCGGGTACCGCGTCCAAGTCAGCCGCGATTTCGGTCTCACCCTGAACCCGGATCAGATGGACCGGCTGGCGAACTACCGGATTGGGATGGTGGGCTGATGGCCCGCATGTTCGGGTCGGTGATTCCGTCGCCCTACATGGTGTGTCACATCGCGCGGGAAGTGTCTGACCAACTGGATCTGGACACCGGCAACAACATCATCGTCGAGCACCAGCCGGTGATTAGGTGGGCGCAGGACATCACCCAAATCGGAAGGTTACGGGGCTCCTCGAAGTTTGTGCTGACCCCCGAGTTCGCTAAACGCGTTGACACTGAACTGCATATCGCGGTGGCGGATCCGGAAACCTACGGGCCGATGGATCAGGTGCTGCTGTATCCCGAAGTTGATGTTGACGGTGACTACGTTGCGGGTACCGGGTACGCGTTTTGGGTGGATGGGGTGTCGTTCAACGCGAAGACGTCGCCGTGGCCGAACTGGACGAAAATCTTCGGCGGCATGGTCCGGATCCGCCGCGTGACTTAGGAGGGTGATATGACCGCCGCGTTTGGTGAAGCCGAAGGCATGATGTTCGGTGAAGGTGTCAACGCGGGCTGGGAGGAGCAAGCGGACACTACCGCCGCCACCGACGACGTCGGGGAAGCCCTGCCCAACGGTGGGGAGTTTAAACTCGTCAACGGCCACAAGTTCGTCATCTACGACGCGCAGTGGCGGGCGCTGCTGCACCACCCCTACGTGGTCTCCGCGATCACCCAACGTGCGCAGAACATTTGCGACTACGCCAACAGCCTCGTCTCAGTGGAACCGCAAACCGCGAAACGTTTGGGTGAGATGCCGGCCTACGACATCAGTGTGCAGAACCAGCCTGACACGCAGCGTGCCCGCGCCCGGGTCAAGCCCCGCAACCTGCTGGGCCGCTTCGACGAAGCGCTGAACTCCACCCTGTATAAGGCGATGGAACAGTATCCGTCTGACCCGAAGCCGGGTATCGGGCCAGATGAGGACACGGTGCAGCCACCCGCCCCGGACGAATACGCGACGGACATGCTCTACGCGGGGGCGCACGACCCGCGGGGTATCGGCTACACCTACAGCACCGAAGGCCACTATTCGGGTGTGGTGGAGTTCACCCCCGAGGCGCAATGACCACCCCCACCAGCCCGGGGCCGCTGCCCTACCCGCCCTACGTCAGCGCGTCGGGTAACCAGTCGTTTTACACCACGATTTTCCCGCCCCCGATTCAAGGGTTGGCGATCGCCTACTTCACCCCCAAACTGGCGCCGACCCCGGTGGCCACCCGGCTGCCGGTCCCGTCGAACACCGCCGACACCGTCAACGGGTTTTTGCGGGTGGAAGCCGCCGGGGGCTCCGTCCTCGTCGACGAACTGCTGTTCAACTGCGGCATCATCATCCACAGCTACGCCCCGAACAATCAGGAGAGCTTCGCGGAAATCCTGGCGATGCACGCGCTGGCGCACGGCGGCAACGCGCAAGGCCAACTGATCACCCACCCCACACTTCAAAGGCCCTGGTATGTGACCTATTCGCGGATAACAGCGCTTGCTGTGCGCCAGGCTGATCCGCTGGTAAACATGACCAGATTCCGGGGGATGGTGCTGTGGCGCTGTCAGGGGATGGCTGATCCGCTGCCTCACGATACCGACGCCGCATAAGGATCAGGTGGTCCACGCGGACGCAGGCCCGGTTGTTGCAGCGGTGCCGCAGGTTGCCCGGTGGTGGTTGGCCGTGGGCGAATTCCCAGGCGAGGCGATGCGCATACAGGACCCGATGCCCGGCCCCGATCACCCCGTACCCGGTGGTTTGTTTGCAGCCCGCCCACATGTGGCACGGGCCTAGCTCGAAGACCAGGGTGGGGCCGTTGACGTTGACGTTGTTGAAGAACCGGTCAGCCAGCGGCGCGGACTTCCCGATCGGTCCTACTGGTCCCGGGGCGCCGTAACGCAAAACACGCCGGTAGTGAAGACTGCAATATCCTCGCCGCCAGCGCGGCTTCGGGCATCCGATGACCCGGCATGTCGCTGCGATGACCTGCAGTTTACAAAATAAATTTCTCAGCCGCCCCGACACGCCGCGCGTTTTGCGGATGTTTCACGGGAAACCTGCGCGAGGCTGCCTGCGTCATCCCCGAGCAAGGAGATCCCACGATGACTGCTCCCACACAATTCATTTCCGCTGATGTCGCCGAGATTGCTGCCCCTAGTCCGAAGGTGACCGGCGGTGTGCGGTTCGCGCCGTTGGGCACCACGATCCCGACCGATGCTGTCACCGCGCTGGACCCGGCGTTCGTGACGTTGGGTCGCTGCTCTGCTGACGGTGTGGACAAGACCGAAGACCGCGGCCAGGTCGACATCTACGATTGGGGCGGCAACCTGATCGCGGTGTTGCAGGACAAGTTCGGTATCACCGTCAAATTCAAGCTGCTGCAGTTGATGAACGCTGATGTGCAGCGCGCCGCGCACGGCACCAACAACGTCACCGTGATCAACCCCACCACGTCGACGGGCACCACGATCGCGTCGCATATCAACGCGGTGCTGCTGGACACCGGCATCTGGGTCATCGACGCCTACTACCTGAAAATGTCGATGCGTTTCGTGGTGCCTTACGGCCGGCCCACCGCGATGGGTCCGATGAAATGGGTCCACAAAGAGTTAGCCATGTATGACTTGACGATTCGACCGTTCCCCGATAACGCCAACAACCATGCCTACGAATATTGGAATGACGGCATTCCGTCTTAACGTGACCTGCCTGGATAGGAGGGTGGCATGTAATGGCAGCTACCACGACTGCGAGGAAAGCGACTGCGCCGCGTAAAGCTGCGGCGCGGTCGCGGGCGCCGGACCCGGCGTCGTCTAACGGGCACAGCAACGGGATCAATAAACCTGAGCCTGAGCCTGAGTTGACGCCGGAGCCCTATGAGCCGCCGACGCTGATCGAGGCGCCCACAGCGGCGGAGAAAACAGAGCCGCACCCCATTTACGGGACGAAAAAGCTCTACACCTATCACCCTAAAGACAGGTCGGAGCCGATCGTTTTCGCGCATATCTCTGAAGCTGACCCCACACCCCTGTTCTTTTACGACAACCGCAACCGCGATCAAATGCATCAAGCGTTCGCGTGGATGGATTTGTGCGGCGTTCCCGACGAGATCGGGCGGCGGGTATTTCAATTGCCGATCGATGAGCAGGCGACGTTTCTTCGGGAATGGTTCGCTGGGTTGAGTCTTACGCCCCAGCCGCCGCAGGGGGTGGCGCCGCCGGGGGAATCCTAATGCTGGGGCGCGTTATCGGTGAGTACTGGCTTGCGCTTGTGCGTGACGTTCTGGCATTGGGATACCGCGCCGAAGACATCCTGACCGAGTTGACGGTGGCTGATATGTGCGCGATCGCGTGCGCGGCCCCACCGGGCAGCGCTGTGCGTAGCGCGTTGGACGGCGGCTGGTCGCGGGAAGCGCAGCTGTTAGCGAACATGTCCGAGCAGAACGCCGGGATAGCGCAGATGACCACGCCCTATCAGCGGCCCGGTATCGAAGCCCGCTCCGGTTGGGGTGGGGATGACGACAAGATTTTCCACGGCGACGCGATGACCTGGGAAGAGTTCGACGAGCTGGAAGCCAAACGCGCGCAGCACGCCGAAAACATGGCCGCTGCAGGTGTCAAACCGACCAACACCAAGGTGAGGACATTCTGAGATGCCTTTTCCTGGTGAACTCGGCGCGGTCTACGTCAGTGTGGTGCCCTCTTTGGCGGGGTCGTCGGCCTCGTTCGCTGCCGGGGCGCAGGCGCACGCCGACGCGTACCTGAAATCGTTCTCCGACCGCACCTCCCAAGAACTGCCGCGGGTCCTTAAAGAGGCGATGGACCGGGCGATGGGCGGCTCCGGCGGCGCGTTCCACGGCTTGGGGGAAGGCATCGCCCAAGGTATCGGGCAGTCGATCGCGGCGTCGCTGCCGCACGCGTTGTCCTCAGCGTTCTCCAACGTGTCCGGCGGGTCGATCGCGCAGCTGCTGCTCGGCAAATTCGCGCCGGAAATGGCGAAAGTCGCCGAAAACTTCGGGCTGTTCGGGCAGCAGCACTCCAAAGCCTACAGGGAGGCGTTCGAGCGGCACTTCAGTGAGGCCGGCGGGGTGGCGTCCACCGCCACCAAAGAGTTCGAAAAAATCGGGACGGCGTCGAAGAACGCGGCGCTGACCGCGGCGGAGTTGTGGGCGCTCAGCGGGAAAGCCCGCGAACACGCCGGAGCGGTGAAAGAAGCCGCCGAATCCATGCGGGCGTTCGGCGTCACTCAGCGGGCGGTGTTCACCGAAAACGTGGCGCACTGGACGAACGTGATCGCCGCGACCAAGGCGCTGGGCGGCAAGATGGGCGAAGCTGTCCGCCAGTGGTCGCCGGAAGCTAACGCGGCGATGGATTTGGTCGGCGACGGCATGGCTAAAGCCATGTCCAGCAAGATGAAACTCGGCCTGGTCGGGATCGGTTTGATGGCCGCCGACGTCCTGGTCAAAGACGTCAAAAACGTTGTGCATCTCGTCGAGCACGAATTCGACGCGTTCGCCCAGGTCGGTAAACACGGCGCCGAAACGCTGGTTGAAGGCTTCACGTCGATCGTCGAAGGCAAAATGCCCAACATGATGCGGGCCTTCGACGTGTTGGAAGAGGGTTTCCAGAAGGTCATCAACCTGCCGTTCGACGTGTTGCGGACCGAAATTGACAACACCATCGGGCACATCCCGATTTTGGGTCGAATCTTCAAAGTCCCGCTCGACATGGCGCAAGGCGCGATGAACGCGATCTTCCCGTTCTTCGACGAGTTCAAAAACCTGGGCGGCCAGGTGATGAACACGATGATGCAGATCGGCAACGAATATCAGGAGATGACCCGCATAATCGCGGGTTCCACCGTCGACACCGGCGCCATCGAAAAATACGCCGGCGCTGTGCGCGACATCATGGCTTCGGGTGCTGTGGTGCATTTCGAGGACGTCGCCGAAAACATTGGACGCTTGTCGGCGAACATTTCCGGTCTGGACATGAGTCACCTCAAAGAGTTGACCACCACCCTGGCCGAAGCCGACGAGTTGGTCGGCCATATCGACGCCACGAAGTTCGCCGGCATCTTGAACGCCTGGGATTTGGACGGCAAGCAGGCCAACGAAACGTTGACGATGCTGGTCAACACCGCCCGCCAAACCGGCATCGAGTTCAACATGATGACCGACGAGATGACCCGTGTCGGGCCGGCGATGCGGGAACTGGGCTACGACGCGGCGCAGTCGGCGACGTTCTTCGCGAAGATGACTCAGGAAGGTGAACGCGGCACCCGGCTGATCTTCGGAATGAACGAAATCGTCACCAAGATGAGCGCGCTGGTGGAACGCGGCGTGTTCAGAAGCGTTCAAGAGGGCTGGGAAGGCCTCGTCGCCGGCGTACAGAAACTCGCTGCGCAAGGCAGCGCCGCCGCCGACAGCATGGCCATATCGCTGCTCAAGCAGTACACCACCCCGTCCACCGCGAGCCTGCTGTATGAGGATTTGAAAAACCACATCCTCGACGCCTCCTCGGCGATGAAAGTTCTGCAAGGCACCGACCAAGACCTGGGCGAGGCGGTGGAGAAAACGAAAAGCCTCGGCCAGGCGTTTGAGGTGTTGGGACAGCAGGTCCGCGCCGGGCTGGCGCCGATCGGTGTCGGGCTGGCTGAAGCATTAGTCGGGATGAGCGACAAAGTCGGGAACTGGCTGAAAGAAAACCAGGGCAAACTGGTGCACTGGGGCGCTGAATTCGCCCAAACGTTCCTCGGCATCATGGGTCAAGCCACGTCGACGATGATGAGTATCGTCTCGGCGGCCGGGCCGCTGTTCGAAGCGTTCGCCAAGGCGATCAGCGGCTACGCCATCTACATCACCGATGTGCTGCGGCCAGTGTTCAGCGCTTTGAGTCATCTGCCGGGGCTTGGCCCGACGATGGGCAGTGTCGCTGACGCGCTGCAAAAAATGCGGACCGTAGCAGGTGAAGGTTTCGACATACCCATCGCCAAAGCGCTCAGCGAAGCCAACAGCAAAGTGCAGGAATTCGTCAGCAACACCATCCCGCAACTACAAAGCGGCCTGGGTCAGATCGATTCGAACTTCCAGAAAACCGATGAGATCACCAAAGCGTTCACCGAGAACTTCGGCGGGAAACTGACCGAAGCGTTCCAAGTAGTCACCGACGCCGCCGGCAAACCAGGCCTGCAACTGCTCGGCACCCCCGAACAGTGGGATGAGGTCATCAACAAGCTCAAAGCTCAAGGCATCAGACTCAAACGCGACATCGCCGGCGACATCATCGACATCCAATTCGACTCGCCGGAAGCCAAAGCCAGGTTAGACAAATGGTGGGACGAGAACGTCACCAACTCCACCAATAAGAAACCTGCCAACGTCAAGATGCAGGCCCAGAATAAGTCCGGCACCAACATCGACTCCACCAGTGATCTGCTGGAGACCGGGACCGCGAAACTCAACCTGGAGGTGCAATCATCTGGGCCGAGCGCGCCTATCATCCAGATCGGCCCGCCGGCGGCCCTTAGCGTCACCCAACCCGCGCCCGCGCCCGCGCCGCCCGCGCACGCGGCGGGGGGTTACATCGACAGCTACGGCTTCGTTCACGGCTCAGGTCCCGGCAACGTCGACTCGGTCGGGCCGGTCAAACTCCCCATCGGTAGCTACGTGATCCGTAAACCGATGGTCGACCAGTACGGGGCGTTTCTGCGCAGCCAGCCGGTCAGCCGCGCTAACGGCGGCTACATGGACGCGATGCTCGCCCCCGGTGAGATGGTCATGCCGCCCGGCGGCCCCACCGGTTTGTGGGCGGCGATCAACTCCGGCGCCGCCGGCTTCCAAGACGGCGGCGAGACCGGTGGGCTGCCGTTTTTCCAACACGCATCCGCGCAGACCGCCGAGCAGCCCTACCGCCGCGACGTCGTCAAAGAACTGCTACTCGGTGTGTTCAAAGGGGCCGCGAAAGGGATCGGCCTGAACCTTGACTGGCTGGGCAAACCCAAAGAAATGGCCGGCACCACCGGCGCCCCCTACACCATGACGGTGACCGTACCAGCGGGCAGCCCCGCCGCCGGGGCGCCGCCCACTGGCTACGCCCCCTACGCGCCCAGCACGGCAGGTCAAACCGGGCCGGGCCATGTCGGGATGCCGGCAGATGCCGGGAACATGGCCACCTACATCCGATCCCAAGGCAAAGCGGCCGGATTAACACCCACCGAGATCGGCATGGTGCTGGCCGTCATGCAGCACGAAGGGAAAGGACCCACCGGCAACTATTCGATGGGTTTCGGGCCGGAAGCCAAAGCGCAGGGATACAACTTCGACGAAGACCCGCTGAGCGCGGTCGACCAATTCCTACGCCAATACACCAGCCGCTTCGGGCGGCGGCCCAACCTTGACCGTAACGACGCCAACCAAGTCGCTGAATACATTTGGCATGTTGTCCACGGCGCCGCTGACCCCAACTACGTCGCCGGCTTATTCTCCGTGTATCCCGGCCCCGTCGCGTTCGGCGCGGGAGGGTTGGCCGGCTTCGCCAACGGCGGCGGCGCGGACGATTTGCTGGCCGTCACCGGGCTAGGCGACATCAACAAACCCGCACCGGGGCCGTCCTCCACCATGCTAGGTCTGCTGGGATCGGCTAAGCCGTCGGCCGCGGCATCACTGCTCTACAACGTTTTATACCCCGACCCGACGAACCTGCCGAAGCCACGCCAGCCCAAAGACTGGTACAGCATGGTGGCTCCGCAAGGAGCAGCGAAAGATGTTGGTGGTTCCGGGTTTGTGTCGCCGCATCTGTGGGGGCCAGGTGCCTACATGGCACCCGGGCCGCCGCAACGTCTAGGGCCGCTCACCGACAAGTTAGGCCGGCTCAAATACAACGTGGACCTGTCGCTGCAGGGCGAGGCGTTGTTGGACCGCCCCGGCACACATATCAACCGGCCGCCGGGCATGAGCGACGCCGACTACGCCGCGCTCACCCGCGCACCTGGGATGTTCGATCCGCGCATGACGCTCGACCCCAGCCGGACAAGAATCTACGACGAGCACGACCCTATGAACGTGGCCCGCATGGCGTGGAATGCCGGGGCGACCGCGACCGAAATGATGCTTGACCCGGCCAGATATTTCGGTGGTCACGAACACGGCGAACTCGACAAGCCCGGTGCCGCGCACCCGACACTGTCATCTTGGCAAGAATGGTTGAACCCAACCGGCCTGTTCAAATGGGTGCACATACCCCGATTCAACAAGGGCGGTCATGGTGACGACTGTGGTTGCCCGATGTGTAAAGGCGGTGCGGTCGGTTTCAATGTGGGTGGTTTAGCGGTCCCGCTGAACACTGAAGGCGCCCAGGCTGACACCATCGCCGTCGCTGAAGCGATCGCGCAAACCTACAACCTGCCGGGCTCGATGATGCAGATGTATTACCCCGCTGACGATTTACGCGAGCATTCCTCCGGTGAAGCTGTCGACGTGATGGTCGGGCTGGACAACATGACGCTGGGGAACGCGGTGCGGGACTACGCGTTGGCCAACCATGACTATTACGGCGTCGAATACGCGATCTGGCAGCAAACATTGTGGTATCCCAACGGCACCAACGAGAAAATGGGGGATCGGGGTTCCCCCCGCCAAAACCACCGTGACCATGTGCATATCCGCACCGCGGGCGGCGGTTTCCCTAAAGGTCAACAGCCCGGCCCGGACTGGGCTAAAGGTGTCCCGGGAACAGGGTGGACATCGCAGACCCCGGCTACCGGGGCTGTCTATCTGGACTCCGCGGGCCTACCGGCCGGCACCCCCGTCGGCGGCGCACCCGGCGGGGCTGGCGGCGCTCCCGGGGTGACAACGTCCACCGCCACACCGGGAGAACTGGTTCCACGCCAATACCCGACACCCAACATTCCGATCGGGCCGCAAGGACCCCAAGGCGCGTACACCCCGTTCATTCCCGGCCACACCCCGCTCGGTGTCACTCCCTACAACTATCAGCAGTGGACCGCCGCCTACATCGAACGAGACAAAGAGATAGGGAAACTGTCCAGCGACATCCAAACACAAACCCAACAAATTGCCGACATCACCCGACAGCGGGATTTGTGGCACAACTATTGGGAGACGTTGAACACCAAATATCAGCAGGAATATGCCCAGGATCCGCGGCTGGCGCTTCTTGACACAGAAACGCAGAACAAAATGAAAAACGCCGCGAGTAAGGAATCCGAATTCAACAAGCAGCTCGCGGGCCTATCAGGTCAAATAACGGATGAGAACGCGCAGATGGAGGCGCTGCGGGCTAAAGGGATGCCGCTGCCCACCACCGACGAGAAATATTTGACGGTTTCTCAGCAACTGGGTGCGGGCCTAGTGAAAGGAATCTTTCAGGAACTCGGGTTCCCTGACGTGTTCGGCAAAGCGGTCACGTCGTGGGGACTGTGGAAACTGGCGATGGGTGGGCTGGGTTACGGGATAGATTTGTGGCAGCAGTTCAAAGGCGCTCAAGAGGCGCCGCATTACGGCACTCGTGCACCTGCCGGCCCGGTCAGCACGGCTCCTAGCGCCGCCAACATCGCCGGCGTCAACGCGGCTCAAGCGTTGGGGCAGCCGCCGGTGCAGTTCGCCGCGCCGCCGCTGACCGGCGGCTCGTTCGGGCAAGGAACACCCGGCGAGTTGGGGCCGATCCCGATCGACCAATTCGAGGCATACAAAAAAGCGCACGGCGGCCAACCCCCGCCGCTACCCAACGTTGCCGGTAAAGACTTCGACGGCTGGGTGCTCGACAATACCGACCCTGCCAAAGCGAAAAACTATGTTCCGCACGAAAGAACACCCGGATCGGCGCCGGGACCGCAGACCCCGCCGACGCCGCCCCCGGCCCCGCCGGCAACAGGGCCGGGAGCACCGTGGGGGCCGCCTAACGCACAAGGACAGCGACCGTTTGAGCAGTTACCGCCGATAACCACGGCCCCTAACATTTTCTCAGGGCCAGCATTCAAATCTTCGGAAACGCCGTCTCCGCACGGCAAGAACCCGATTGAAAGGATGACCGCATCCGACGGCTCACTGTTTTGGCAGGACACGGTGACCGGCGAAGCAGTGGGACCGGATGACATCTACGACCGCCCGATCAGGCAGCCCGACGGGACCATGTCTCCGGCAATTCCGCGGCCAGCCCCACCTGCGCCGCCGCCGCCGCCTACGCCGACAACACCGACACCGCACGGGCCTCAATCGGCGGCGCCGTCAGGCTACTACGAGCCGTCAGGGGGTGATGTGATCAACGCCCAGACTGTCAGCGCTTACAGCCCCGGTCAAGGCGCCGGAATCGGCGGCGACACCGGCGTCTTCGGAAGCATCGCGAGTTTCCTGCCGTGGTCGTGGCTACATCCCGCCGCCGCCGCGATGGGTCAATCACCATCGACGCTGGCCGCGCACATGACCACGCGGCGCCCCGACGAAAAATTCGCTGGCCTGCAAGCCCACGACCCGCGGGCCAACATCACCATCCACAACACCGGCTATGTCGACGACCGCAACCAACTCAAAGCGATCAACACGGGCCTGCAGAACGCGACGCGGGGCCAGTCCATCGCGCACCCGATGAGCTACCGGTTGACCTGATGACCCTACCCGCGTTCGTTTTCCCGCCCGGCCCGACGGTCACGTCGCTGGGCACCCCGCCGCTGCTGGATCTGCCGGTCCCGTTTGGGATGTTGCCGCCGAAGTTGCAGGGCATGGGCACCACCGTCATCTACGTCGACCCGCTGGGGAATCTGTTCGACTTGGCCGGACCCAACGCTGGACGCCAAGGTGTGCGGTTGTGGCAGTCGCTGAACGGGGACCAGCAGTGGCCGTTCGAACAAGTGTTCAGCCATTCGCCGTACATCATGGGTGCCTCCATCAATCGGCAAAACATCCCCGAACGGAAATTCAACCTCGGCGTGGTCATCGGCTCACACAACCCGCCGATGAGCGAGTATCAGTACCGGATGGCTGAAGACGCCTGGTGGGCCGGCCAAGACGAAACCAACGACGCCTGGATGGGTGTCTACACCCGGTTTTCGGGGTGGCGGTGGATACCGGTGCGGCCGTGTGAAACGGTGAAAACCCCGCAAGCTATCGACTCCACCGCGTTCGGCAACAACGCGTCGCGCTGGGACCTCGAATGGTGCGCGGCGCGGCCTTATTTCACCAAACCTGCCCTGTTCGCGACGTGGCAGGCCGCCACGTCAGGTCCGGCTGCCGCGCCGCCGGGCGCCCTGCTCGGCGGGCTGATCAACGACCTGATCGGCCCCCTGTATCACTCGGGTACTCTGCATCTGGCTAACCGCGGCGACCTCCCGTCGTTCGTGTCTTACCTGGTGTCCTCACCCGGGCAGGCCATTGTGCAGGACAACAACTCCACCCGGATGGTCACCCTGCCGCACACCGCGGCGTCCACCGGCAGCTACCTGTGTGACACCGAACCCGCGCACCGAACCCTGACCGCCGCCAACGACCCGCAAGACAACCTGCTGTTCGACCTGATCCGGCAATCCCAGATCCTGAACTTCTTCCTGTCCGGGGTAGCGCAGGAAGGGTTGCCGCTGATGCTGGCGTTCACCAACCGGTTTCTTTACCAGATTCCGCCGGCCACCGAGGTGGCGTTCACCGTCTACCACTCCAACCCCGCCGGAGTCATCACCGCGTCGGTGCCTCAACGGTTCAAGCGAAGCAGGTGACCCGTTGACTCTGCCGCTGAGCCTGCCCGAAACCCTGCCGCAAGCAACACCACCGCCGCCCGCGGTTGCGGCGCCGCCGACGGTCACGCCTATCGACGCGACCCGGCAATGGGTGTACAACCTGCTGCCGGTGCCCGGCGCCGCCGGGCTACCCGACCAAGTCAGCGACCCGGCAGCGCTGGCCACCTACCTCGACGGCACGAGGCAACTGCTGCTGCACCGCGCCAAGCAGCGCCCGATGATCCGCATCACCGACGGCGACCTGGTCAACATGTATCAACTGACCGGGGAAATCGACTGCTCGGTGGAAGAACTGATGGCCGACACCGGCAAATGCACGGTCACCATCCTGTTCGACAACTGGCTGATGGACTGGATGATCAACCAAACCAACCTGATCTCCGACCTGAACCTGATCATCGACTACGACCCCACCAACCCGAACTGGCGCAGACGGTGGGGCGGGAAAATCACCGAAATCCACCTCCTCAAAGACGACAAAGGTGTGCATTCCATCAAACTGGAGGCGCTGCATTTCCGTGAACACGCCAAACACCTGCTGGTCGCCGCCAACCCGATCTTCCCACCCGAAATTCAGCTACCCAGACTGTGGGTGCTGCCCGGACCGTTGCGGACCGTGCTGGCCATCACCAGCCTGGTCAACTTGGGCCGCATTTTCGTGCCGGGCTGGTCGACGATCGACAACATCTTCAACCCGGCCGGCTGGATCAACCCGCTAGGCCCCGACGCGGTGCTGCAGGTCACACCGCGGGAATGGCCCATCCAAATCGCGTTCGTCAACCCCGTGCTAGATCAATCCCGCTGGACAGCGATGGGCGCCGGATGGACCTCAACCTGGCACGAAGCCTACGAAGGGCTACTCACCGACGCCGGCTGCGCGATGAAGTGCTACACGTATCTGACCACCGACGAAGACTCACCCAACACCGAGCTAGCGCAACTGCTGAACCTGGCACCCGAATTGGCGCAGCTGATCACGGGGCATCCGGCGACCGCGTTGCAGGCGAACCTGAACAAGCTGGTCGCGCCGCTGCGTAACTGCGTGATGTTCTCCTTCGAAAACGTGTCCGGGGTCACCGGCCCGACCGGCACCGCAGCCGACGGCGCCATCGACCTTATCGCCGTCACCCTCGACAACCTGATCACGCCGATAGCGATCGACCTGAAAACCGGCAACACGTTCGACCCCGGCGGCCAACTCAACGGGGAACCCATCGAGCAGGCCTCCGGCATCGACCGCACCTACCTCATCGAACAACTCGCCGGAGTCGCACCCGGCCCACCCAAAGTCATTTGGTGGGACTCCACCTACAACGGCATGACTACGACGGACATCCACCTCCGCAAAGGCCCCGTCAAAACGGTGATGGTCGGCTCCAAGAGCCCCGAAATCGTCAACCAAGCCCAAACCTTCGCCATCCGCTACGGCCTAGCGCAACTCTCCGACGTCATCAACACCAACCTCGCCGAAACAGGTTCAGGCGGCCAAACCCAAATCCAGGGAACCCCAGGCCTCGAAGATCTCTACCAAGGCCAACTCGACAACACCCTATTCGCCTGGGAACGCTTCACCGACCCCATGCGCGCCCTCTACACCGGCGACCTCGCATTCCAAGAACACTTCGAAAAAGGCCAATCCGGCACCGCCTACACCCTCGCGTCTTTGATCGACCTCCGCAAAGGCAACTGGGACACCCGCGCCTACGGCATGTTCAAAGCCACCACCATCAACGGCTACCCCTGGCTGGCCAACTGGGACTACTTCGTCGCTGACCGCGTCGGGTTCGAACAAAACGGCATCATCTGGACCGACAACGTGTACGGCATCAAACGTACCTGGGACTGGGAGAACCCTATGGAAGTCGTCATGACCATGGGCCAAGACCGACAGAAAGACGATCCTTTCGGCGCCGCTTTCAAAACAATGGCCATGATTTATAACTTCATCGGTAACCTCGCTGGTGAAGGCACCATTTTCGCGGGAACCGGATAATTATGGCGCAATTTTCAGGTAATCGTAAACGCAGCGTTCCGGGTGACGATCCGGCGAAGTTGCCGTTCGGCGAGTTCGGGGAATTGACCCATAAAACCATCGAGGCCGCCGGGCTGACCGGTGAGGCGAAGCTACGCGCGCAGGAAATGCTGAAAGTTCAGGCCGCTTATCTGCAGATTTTGGATTGTTTGTCCTACCCCACGGATCCGGAAGGGCATGTGCATGATTTGTCGGCGTTGGGTCCGACGAAGATCGCGATCGCGTGGACGTTGGCGTTGTGCGGTGCCCGGTTTTCCGGGAAGCGGTACATCAAGAAACGCGGGTTTTCCGCCAACGGGTGTTATCAAAATGCTCATACCTGGGTTGATGTGCGCGCCCCCGATGATGCGGCGGCTGAGCTGCGGCCTGAACACCGCAGCAGCGACCCCGCGTTGGCGCCTGACACCCGGCGTTTAGCGGCGATCCGTGACGGTGACGCGGCGATGGTGATGCCGGACGGCTGGCATGTTGCGCCGAAGGTGACGGAGGAATTCGTGCCCAGGCAGGAGCGCAGATGACCACTCCCGGCATCGGTGACATTGTGTATTTGGCGTCGGCGCTGATCAAGGTGACTCCCACGGTGGTGCAGACCTACCCGGACACGCCCAGCCAGTACAGCGCTGATTTGAAGGTGATCGGTGACCCCGGCGGGTGGGACCTCTCGGCGCTGGCCGGGCCTTCGGGGCCGGCCGGTAACGCGTTGTTCTGCCTGCGCAACGCCTACGATGTGGACCCCACCCGCCCCATCGTCAACAGCCCCGCGCAGTTGCCCACCGATTTGACCAACACCGCCGCCGACATCGGCCTGTACTGGCCGATCGACACACTCGACGCCTACGGCCATGTGGTGATGACCAACGTGTACGTGTGGTACGGCACCGATTCCGGCTACGCCGGAGGGTGGCGGACACTGATGACCGGTTCGGTGGGTCCGCCGGGACCGGTCCCGCAGGTTCAGGTGTCCGTCGTCAACATCACCCCGCAAACCCTGCCCGCCTACCCCGACACCACCAGCTTCATCGCCACATCCGGTCCCACGCTGCAGCCGAGCTGGGTTTTCAACCTGGCTGTGCCCGCCGGCCCGGTCGGGCCGCCCGGCGGCGCTGTCGGCATACATTTGGCCGCGTTCCCCGATGTCGACGTGACCAGCACCGCCCCCACCGATCCGTCTGTGCTGGGATTCGCCGGGAACCTCACCACCTTTGAGCAGCCGTTATGGCAGCCGCTGGCGGTCAACCCCGCCGTCCTGCAAACCTATTCGATGCCGCAGTCCGCGTTCACCCCTTTCATCGGGGTTACCCAGCAGGCGCTGGTCGGCACCTTCACCATCCCGCCGCCCGGCGCCCTGCCGCCGGTGGGGCCGATACCTTACGACTGGACCCCGATCGTGTGGGGGCACCTGTCGGCGGGCGCGGCCAGCGGGCAGCTGTCGCAGCAAATCGGGGTCCAAGTGCTGCTCAACGCCACCTGGACCGGCCCCGGCAGCCCACCGGCACCCGGGCACGGCAGCATCGGCGGCCTGTGGAGCGGGCAACTCATCGGCCGCGGCCTGGGCAACCGCGGCGGGGAAGTCAACATCATGCCCCACTACTCCACCCCCGGAACCGCGCCGACCGCCGCGATCAGCCCGACCAACAACATGGCCGTCGTCGCGGCCAACACCCCCGCCACCCTGAGTGTGTGCCTGTGGAACGACGGGCATTTAGGCAACTACGCGTTCTACCCCACCTCCAGCCCGCCGCCGCTCACCCAACTGTTCGTCAACATCGACCACGCCACCACCAACACCCTGACCAACCTGCATAACGTGACTGTCGCGCTGGGCAACATCCCCGGCGAAATCAAACAAACCCTGCAGGACGCGATGGACACCGTCGCCGCGCAGCTGCACGGTCTGCACCTGCCGGCTTCGGTCACCCAAGGTGTCACCACCATCAGCGACACCATCGCTTCCGACCTGGCGGCCACCCTGACCAACTTCGAGTCACTGCTCAACAGCGTCGCCTCCGACCTGGGCCTCACCGGTGTCGCTGATCCGATCACCGCGGTCGGCGACGCCCTGTCCGCGGTCACCGCCACCGTGTCCGCCGACACCCAAACCGCGATCGACACCGTCGGAAACGCGCTGGGTTTAACCGGAACCGGTCTCACCGCCGGCCCGGTGGCCACCCTGATCAGCGACACGCACACCGCGCTGCAAACCCTGGCCACCGACCTCGGGCTAACCGGGGTGACCGACCTGGTGGCCAGCGTGCAATCCGGGCTGCGCAGCCTGACCGGCACCATCGCCACCGGCGTACAAACCAGCATCGACACCGTCGCTAACCTGCTCGGCCTGCCCGGCACCGGCAACACCCCCACCGCGGTAGCCGACGTGATCGGCGAGCTGCACACCGTACTCACCGCGGCGGCCACCGACCTCGGGCTGACCCAACTACCCAACCCGTTCACCGCGGTGGCCAACCAACTCGCAACCTGGCAAGCCGACTTCCAAGCCGGGCTGGCCACCCTGACCAGCGACATCCAACACGCGGTGGACCAGATCGCCAACGCGTTCGGCGTCGCAGGCACCGGCGTCTCAGCCGCCACAGTCACCAACGCGCTGAACACGCTGCAACCCGCGCTCGACGACCTCGCCGCTGAACTCGGCCTGCTCAGCATCAGCAACCTCGTCTCCGAACTGACAGCGTTCACCGCGCCCGTCACCACACCCATCCAAGCCGCGTTCGACGCCTTGACCACCGCGCTGAACGCCGGCGTCGGACACACCAGAAGCGAAGTCATCGGCATCCTCAACAACTTCCAATCCGCCCTCGACGGGGTCGGGGCCGCGCTGGGCATGGCCGCCGGAGCCACCGTCGACGACATCTTCACCGCCCTGGCCGACATCACCGGCTTCGTAGCCGGAACCATCGGAACACCCGTGCAGAACGCGTTGAACACATTAGGTGCGCTGCTCGGCGTGTCGGGCGCCTACGCCGGGCTGGATGCGGTACTGCTCAAACTGGAACCGCTGCTGGGCAACAGGCTGAGCAAATTCAGCACCGACGCGCAACTGTTCATCATGGTGGTTCCGATCAGTCCGCAACCGTTGACGTTCATCGGAGTCGAAGGAGCGCCATGACCACCGCCATCATCGACCAACCGCAACTGGCGTCCTACCTGATCAACACCCGCGTGTACGGGTATGTGGTGCCCGCCACCGGGCAACTGCAGACCACCATGACCTACGAGGTTCAAGGCGACCAGGGCACCCTGATGATGGCCGTCGTGATCGGACCCGAAGGCCCAGCCGGCGCGGACATGTTCCTACTCAACCTGCAAACCAGCGCGGTTGAAGACCCCGGCGACCTGCCCCAAAATTTGGGCAACACCAAAGCCGACATCGGCAAGACGTGGATGTTTGACGACATAGCCGCCAACGGCGACATCATCGGCTCGTCCGCGTACGTGTGGTACGGCACCTCGTATCGGCGGATGATGTTCGGCGAACCAGGCCCACCCGGGCCGGTGCCCGTCATCAACCCCAGCGTGACCCTGGTCGACCCGACCACCCAAACCTCCTCGGTCACCATCCCCACCGGCACCAACCCCTACACCCCGGCGATGAACTTTTCGCTGGCGGCGCCGGCAGGTCCGCAAGGCCCGGCGATGGCGATGGCCACCTGCCCCGACGTGGACTTGGTCACCAACCCGCCCCAGGCCGGCGACGTGCTGGGCACCACCGGCCGCAAAACCCCCGACGGCAACTACACCATCTGGGAACCCGTCAACATCAACCAACTGCTGCCTTCCCCGTTCTCCATGCCCGAATCCTCGTTTTCCTCGTTCTCAGGCATCAGCGCACGCGCAGCCATCGGCAGCTTCGCCATCGCCCAGCAACCGTGGCCGTGGACGCCGGTGGTGTGGGGTCACATCGGCGCGTTCGGTGTCGAACTGTCCGCTAACCCGCTGCTCATCGGCTGCGAAGTGCGGTTAGGTGACCCCACCACCGGGCAGCTCATCGGCCGCGGATTCGGCAACTCGCTAGGTGAGGTCAACATCATGCCTCACTATTCGGACCCTAACCAGCCCGGTAGTGCCATCACCCCAGCCAACACCATGGGCGTGGTCCCAGCTAATCATTCCAATCCGGCCGAAGGAACGATCTACGTGTCGCTTTACAACGACGGAGAGATCGGGCTGTACATGTTCCACCCCACTGACGCCCAGCTGTTCATCATGCTGGTCCCGGTCACAACATAAGGGGGGACAGTCTTATCGCCGGCGCTATTGACCTGAAATCCGGTAGCCGATCGCTGACCGGAATCAACCTGTTCCAGGTCGACAAAAGCCCGTTAAACGAGCTGAACATGGGCGTCGAGGACGTCATCGGTCAGCAGGCCGTGCACGCCGCCGGCATGATCGTCGCGAATTTCGAGGCGATGGCCGCGACCATCGTCGGTGTCTCCGCTGCTGAACTGGCTGCGCTGGGCGGCGACGTCGCCACCGTTTTGGACACGTTTTTCTCCAACATCCTGGCGTTTCTGGGTAACCTCGACCCGCTGAACGAACTGTTCAAAATCGAGACCGCCGCCGAAAACTTCGTGCATTCGCGGCTACTGGGAACCCAGCATTTCTTCGACCTCCTCGGCCTGCTGGGGCACCCGCTGGGTCTGGGAACTGGCAACCCGATCCTGCCGATCGACCCGACGAAAATCCCCGTCCTGGGCCCCATCATCGGCGACGTCGAACAATCGGCGAGCAACTGGGAAACCTTGCTGACCGGGACCGGGAAAACCATCGAGGAACTCGCCTCCGAGTTGGCGTCAGGTATCGCCTCAGGTGTGGCGGCGATCGACCAGGCGCTGCGGGACGCGGTCGCGCACGCGTTAGGGCACTTCGGCGGTGAACCCTACAGCGACCTGGACGTCAAAGCGTTCCTCGAGGAAATCCCGATGGAGGTGATCCGGGGCATCCTGTCCACCAGCGTCACCCTCGTCGACGACGTCACCGCTTTCGCTAAAGCGTTGTGGGGCGACATCATTCCGCTGTCGAAGATCCTCAACACCGCGATCCAGAATTTCCTCACCGGCCACACCAGCCTCGCTGACGATTTGACCGCGCTGTCCAACGCGCTGTGGGGCGGCCCCACAGCCTTATCTAAAATCCTGTCCTCGGGTATCGCGAACATCCTCGCCGGGGGCGCTGACCTGGGCGCGGACATGGCCACCATCGCCAACGCGCTGTGGGGATCCACCACACCGTTAGGCAAAATCCTGTCCTCAGGGATCGCGAACATTCTGGCTGGCGGCGCCGACCTGGGCGCGGACATGGCCACCATCGCCAACGCCTTATGGGGCTCCACCACACCCTTAGGCAAGATTCTGGCGGCGGGTATCCAGAACCTGTTCGGCGGCACAGATTTAGGCAACGAGCTGCGCCAACTGCTCGGCGGCTCCTACCCGAAAACGTTCCCGTTCGTGTTCGGGTTCTCGCCAGCCGGTGCTTTAGCCGGAGCCAAAGCTGACCTGGCGAAGTTTCAGCAACTGATCGACGGCATCGCGGGCACCGTCGGCGGGGACGTCAAAGACGCCGTCAACGCATTCCACTCGGGGCTGGCTGAAGCGAAAAGTTTCATCTCCCAAGCCATCTTGGATGGCATCAACGGAACAAACTTCTTCACCGGCATCGCGCAGGCGCTGCAGAACATTCCCGCCGAAAACATCATCGGCGCCGTCCTGTCGGCGATCGACCAGGATTTGCGGGACATCATCGCCAACGCGTTAGGTCATCCCGGGTCCGGGTTCATCCTGTCGCAGGTTGAAGCGTTCCTCAAAACCATCCCGCCTCCCAACATCGTCAGCTTTCTGACCGGCAACACCACCCTGGCTGACGACATGGCGTCGCTGTCCAACGCGTTGTGGGGGTCAAACACGCCGTTGGGCAAAATCCTGTCCTCGGGGATCGCGAACATTCTGGCTGGCGGCGCCGACCTGGGCGCGGACCTGTCCACCATCGCCAACGCGCTGTGGGGCGGCATCACGCCTTTGGCGACGATCCTCAACACAGCCATCGCGAGCTTTTTCACCGGCCACACCACGCTGGCTGACGATTTGACCGCATTGTCCAACGCGTTGTGGGGCGGCCCGACGGTGCTGGCGAAAATTCTGGCCGGCGGCGTCTCCAACATTCTGGCCGGGGGCGCCAGCTTGGGCGCGGACATGGCCACGATCGCTAACGCGTTGTGGGGGTCGACCACCCCGTTGGGCAAGATTTTGGCGAACGGTATTCAGAACCTTTTCGGCGGCGCCAGCCTCGGCGCGGAGCTGCGCCAACTGCTCGGCGGCTCCTTCCCGAAAACGTTCCCGTTCGTGTTCGGGCAGTCGCCGACAGGCGCGCTCGCCGGGGCCAAAGCGGATTTGGCGAAATTGCAGCAACTGATCGACGGCATCGCGGGCACCGTGGGTGGGGACGTTAAAGACGCGGTCAACGCGTTCCATTCGGGGCTGGCTGAGGCGAAAAGTGAAATCTCGCAGGCGATTTTGGATGGCATTAGTGGTTCTAATTTTTTCACCGGCATCGCGCAGGCGCTGCAGAACATTCCGGTGGAGAACATCATCGGTGCCGCGTTGGCGGCGATCGATCAAGAGCTGCGGGACGCCATCGCCAACGCGTTAGGGCATCTCGGGTCCGGGTTCATCCCTTCGCAGATCGAAGCGTTCCTCAAATCCATCCCGACCATCAATATTGTCGCCCTGCTGTCGGGGAACACCACCCTGGCCGACGACATGAGTGCACTCGCTAACGCGTTGTGGGGGTCAACCACACCGTTAGGCAAAATCCTGTCCTCGGGGATCGCGAACATTCTCGCTGGCGGCGCCGACCTGGGCGCCGACATGAGCACCGTGGCCAACGCGTTGTGGGGCTCCACGACACCGTTGGGTAAAATCCTCGCCTCGGGGATCGCGAACATTCTCGCTGGCGGCGCCAACCTGGGCGCCGACATGAGCACCGTGGCCAACGCGTTGTGGGGGTCGACCACCCCGCTGGCGAAGATCCTCAACACCGCCATCTCCAACATTCTGGTTGGGGGCGCCAGCCTGGGCGCCGACATGGGCACCATCGCCAACGCGTTGTGGGGGTCGACCACCCCGCTGGCGAAGATCCTCAACACCGCGATCGGGGCCGTGTTCGGCGGCGCCAGCCTCGGCGCCGAATTCCATGCGCTGCTCGGCGGCTCCTACCCGAAAACGTTCCCATTCACGTTCGGGCAGTCACCGACGGGTGCTGTAGCGGTCGCCAAAGCGGATTTGGCGAAGTTTCAGCAGCTCGTCGACGGGTTCGCCGGAACGGTGGGTGGGGATGTGTCGGCCGCGGTGAAAGCGTTCCACTCGGGTTTGGCTGAGGCGAAAAACGAAATCTCCCAAGCCATCTTGGATGGCATCAACGGCACCAACGTGTTCACCGGTATCGCGCAGGCGCTGCAGAACGTGCCCTACAGCAACATCGTCAGCTTTTTAACCGGCCACGCCAACCTCGGCCAAGACATCAACGCGCTATCCAACGCCATCTGGGGCGGGCCGTCCCCGCTGTCCTACGTGCTGAACAGCAAAGTCGCCAGCCTGCTATCCGGTAGTACCACGCTGGCTGACGACATCACCACCTTCGGGAAAGCGCTGTGGGGTTCCACCGGCCTGGTCCCGGCGTCCAAAATTCTGTCCTCAGCGGTCGCGAACCTGCTGACCGGCAACACCACCCTGGCTGATGACATGGCGTCGCTGTCCAACGCGCTGTGGGGCGGGCAAACCCCGCTGTCCTATGTGCTGAACAGCAAAATTCAGAACCTGCTATCCGGCAACACCACCCTGGCCGGTGATTTGGCGTCGCTGTCCAACGCGTTGTGGGGTGGCCAAACCCCGCTGTCCTACGTGCTGAACAGCAAAGTCGCCAGCCTGCTATCCGGTAGTACCACGCTGGCTGACGACATCACCACCTTCGGGAAAGCATTATGGGGCGGCACAGGCCTCATCCCGGCCACGAAAATCCTGTTGGCGAACATCGCCAGTTTCCTGACCGGACACACCACCCTGGCTGACGACATCACCTCCATCGCCAACGCATTGTGGGGCGGCCCGACAGCCTTGGCCAAGATTCTGGCCTCAAGCATCGGATCTGTGCTCGGCGGCACCAGCCTCGGCGGCGATATTGCGCAGAATCTGGCTGCCAGCTTCCCGAAAACGTTCCCGTTCATCTTCGGAACCACCACCGCAACCAACCCGCTTCACTTGGTGTCCTACAGCGACTGGCAGCAACTGCTCGACGGGATGGCCGGGAAAGCCGGCAGCACCGTCAACGCCGCAGTCAACGGGTTTCACTCGAAACTGGCCACCGTCAAAAGCGACCTCTCCCAAGACCTCATCAACGGGCTGAGCCCCACCGTCAACGCGATCACCGGGGCCGGGCAAGCGTTCGAAGGTTTCGCGAACAACCTGTTCGGCGGCGCCAACCCGCTATCGGCGCCCATCCAATACCCGGCGCTGCCTCAAATCAACGTCGGCGGCGCCGTCACCGACATCGGGTCGCATGTGCAAACCCTGGTCGACAGCGTGATCGGGTCTCTGGGTGGGGCCAGCGGCGGCAACGCGCCGTCGCTGCTGGGTCAGTGGATGGCCAAGATTCCGCACGGCAACATCATCATCCCCGGCAGCCCGGCCATCGGCCTGGGCGGCATCACCTGGGACTCCTCGCAGACCACCTCGACCACCGGCTCCAGCTCGTCGCTGGGCACCTCCTGGCTGCACACCATCGGCTCGACCACCTACACCCCGGCGCCCCCAGCGTCCCCGGTCACCTACACCGCCAACTTCCTGACCGTCAAAATCACGTTCCAATCCGGCGCGGCCAACCCCGGCAACCTCGCATCCAACGTCACCTACGCCGGGGTGAACATGACCCTGCTGCAAGCGGTCAACCAAGGCCAGCTCTACACCCAGATATGGGGCCTGGGCAACCCGCCGTCCGGCATCAACACCGTGTCCGCGACAGCGTGGGTCACCACCGGCCTGAACACGGTCACCATCCTGGTCTGCGAATCAGACTCCTACTACGACGTCAGGGAAGTCGGCAGCATCATCACCAACGCCGGCACCAGCGGCTCCCCCAACATCGCCAACATGGCGTCAGGCGCCGTCGACTGGGTGGTGCAAACCATCGCCGCGCTCGGCAACTCCTCGTTGGGTACCTTCGTCGGCTACAGCAGCAGCCCCGCAGCCAACACAGGTGCACCGCGCGGCAACACCAACACCATCAACGGCGCATCCTCCATCACACTGCTGGCCAGCGACTCCACCGGCATCGGCGGCAGCGTCACCTTCGCTGTGACAGCCAGCGCGTTCATCTCCGAATGGATCGCCATCGGCGTCAACCTGGTCCCGATACCTACTGGCGCTATCGGCTCAGGATTCCTCCAATACCGCAGCCTGACCGCCACCTACAACACCTCCACCGGCGACCAGCTCCTGCCCAGCAGCTTCTTCGACATCAACCAATACAACACCCCCGACCTGTCCTACCTATCGGCGACGCACAACCAACTGACCGTCAACAATGCCGGCTGGTACGCCATCAAAATCTCCGTCTACCTCGACGCGTCCGCCGGCGTCAATCAACTCGGGGTGATCCTCTACCAAAACGGTGCCATCACCCAACGCGGCACCCCTCACCTCGACTTCTCCGGACGCTCCTACACCGGCCCCGTCGGCGACACCTTCTTCACCTACTGCGACGTAGGTGACACCCTGCAACCCGGAATCAGCACCAGCACCGGCTACGTCCTGTTCGGCGAATCCACCGGCACCTACTGCTACTGGTCAGTCACCCTGTGCAACCGGAGTCTGCTGTGAGCGGCTCGACGTCGCACTGCTTAACCGAAGCTCCCTGTAAAAACAGTAACCACCTAAAGGAGAGATTTGAATGTCCTACCCACTGACCACCGCCTGGACCACCAACTCCACCTTCGCCTACACCGACCAGAACAACATCAACGCCGCCGTCAACTACGCCTGGTTCAGCGTCGACGACGGACCGTTCCCGGTCCGGCTGGCCACCACCGGCGCAGAAACCTTCACCATCGCCTCGGGTTCGGTCACCACCATCAACGGCACCACCATCGACGGGGTCACCGTGCAGGTCGGTGACCCGATCCTGATCAAAGACGCCCCCGCATCCACCGGCGCCGGATCGGTGAACTCGCTGCAACCCGGCAACGGCATCTACTTCGCCACCGCGGTGGCCACCAACATCAGCGTGGCGCGGGCCAATCCGCTGCTCGGCAACTACGGACCGCAGTCCATCTACAGCGGCCAATCCTCACCGGCTGATCAAGTGGCCATCATCTCCCCGGCAGGCACCCTCAACGGCGGCTCCATCTGGCAAGTGCTGGCCCCCTCCAACCTCACCACCGCCTTCACCTACGGCACCACCTCCATGCAGTGGCGCTGCCTGTACGGCGGCGCGGTGTCCATCACCAGCGGCCAGGCCACCTCATCGACCAACCAAACCCAGCTCGCGTCCTACCGGGTGCCCGCCAACGCGATGGCCGCCGGCACTAGCTACAAAGTGAAAGTGTTCGGCACCCAATCCACCACGTCAGGAACCATCGCCTACCAAATCCACTGCGGCACCGCCAACACCACCGCCGACGCGGTCATCGCCAACGGCGCATCCCCCGCCGTCGCCGCGTCGGGCACCACCTGGTTCGACGGCCTGTTCACCTGCCGCACCACCGGCTCAGCGGGAACCTGCATCGCCGGAGGTGTGGGCATCGGATCCACCACCACGGTGTCCACCACCACCGGCACCGCCACCGTCAACACCACCGTGCAGAACTTCGTCTCGGTGTCCGCGGCGGCCAGCGCCGGCACCCACACCGCGCAAAATATTTTCATCGGACCCGCCGAAGCATAATGCGGCTGATCGTCGGATTCCCGCTATATCACCAGGTCCCGGTCAACTGGTTTTCCCGGTGGCTGGCGATGGAAGCGTTCAACGTCGAAGCCACCATCGTCATCAACGGCGCCTACATCACCGTCGCGATGGAGATGCTCGTCGCTAAAGCCCTGCAACGCGACAACTGGGACCGCCTCGTCATCTACGAACACGACATGGTCCCACCGGTCAACGCGCTCACCCGCATCGCCCAATATCAGCCCGAGCACGACATTGTCGGCTGCATGTACTTCAAACACGACCCGCCGCATCACGCGCTGGTGTACATCGAAGAACCCGACACCATCACCTACAACCCGATCACCCCGATGACCGTCAAAGACTGGTGCGACGACCCCCGCCTGTATCAGGTCGACGGGGTCGGATTCGGGTTCACTTCCATCGCGCGGCACGTCCTGGAAAACTGGAACCCTGACATTCCGATGTTTCACCTCGACCACCTGTTCGGGTCGCACGACCTGTGGTTCTGCCACCAGGCCCGCCAACAGGGCTACCGGGTGTTCGTCGATTCAGGTATCCGCTGCCAACACCTCAGCCAGATACCGATCGGTTACGACGACAACCAGCAGATGGCCGACACCATCGACTACGGTCAGGTCATCCCGTTCACACGGTAAGGTCACCGAACTGCGCGCCGAGCAGCTGCTCCAACTGCTGCTCCGGTAACTCCGCGCCCAGCAGCGAACGCAGCTGCTCCAACTGTTCCCGAACTTCCGGGCTGGCCAACGCTTGGCGTATCGCGGCGACTTTGAACTTGAACATCAACTCCGCGAAATACCACCGCACCTCATCCAACTCGACCCGTAACTGCGTGACCTGCGCCTCCAACGAGGCGATCCGGCCGGGTTTGATGATCGGCGCACCGGCCTCAATCTTTTTAATGCCATCACCCAGCATCGAGCTGTCGGTCATTTCCGCGCCGCCTCAGCGGCCCCGTTCTGGGTGGAAAAAAACGACATCACCGTATCAAGCTGCTCATGCAACGCTGATACCTGCTTCTCGTCGAGCACCAACGTCGTTGTCGTTGTCTGCTCGTCATAGCTGGGACGCATCACCCGGCCCGGGATCTCCACACCAACCTGCTTGATCTGCACTGCCATAGCGAAGCCTTTCACGCGTTCTTTTTCTCAAGCGCCTGATCACGCAACTGAAATTTGTACTGATACACGCGTGAACCGGACAATCCCGTCGCGTCTTTGAGTGAACCGACCAGCACCCCGTCGTCGAACGCCCCGCGGATGGCTTCCCCTAGTTCCTTTTCGGTTACCTCCACGGCTTTACGCTGGCGTATCAATTTAGCGGTGATAGGCCGCAGCTCTTTGACCCATTTCTCTGTGACCGCGGGGTCGGGTCTCTTGCGTTTCGCCACCGCACCGTCCTTAATTTATGCTGTTACTGAACCCCATCATAGCAGCGTGATGGCTTAAAAGGGGTGCGTAAGGCACTAGCTCACATTAAGCCGAACCAGGCAGGGGTGCGCGGCCCGACGCCCGGTGGCCGGGTTGATGCACGCGTCGAACGGGGCGGCGCCGCAGCGCGGGCAACCGTTAGCGGCCACACCCGCGTAGGCGGCAGGCAGCCCGCGGTCAAGCGAACCGACCACATCAAGGTAAAGCTGACTAACCGCTCCCATACATGTAATTTTGCCAGCGCATCACAACAGTGCGCAAACGACGGCGCGTCAAACCCGTAAACACGCGGTAACGGCAGTAGCGTGCTGGCTTATGCGTGAACGCGCCACCAAAATCACATTCCTGGGCCAACAAGACCTGCCGATCAGCGATCTGAAACCTCACCCCGACAACCCCAACCGCGGATCCGTCCCGCACATCGCTGAATCATTACGGGAATTCGGTCAATACCGCGGGATTGTGGCCACCAAAGACGGCACCATCCTGGCTGGCCATCACGTCGTGGAGGCCGCCAAAGGGGTAGGAATGGACACCATTCGCGTCGATATCATCGACACCGACGAGACCACCGCCAAGAAAATCTTATTGGCTGACAATCGGCTGGCTGACCTGGGCCTGGGACCTGACCTGGGCCTGCTGCTGCGTGACTTGGAGGAACTGGCAGGTGACCTCACTGGGACCGGCTACGACCAGGAGTACATCAAACTACTTGAGGACGCGGTCATCGGCCCCCCTGAAACGCAGAAAGACCCTCCGTCAGATAGCGGGATGCGTCATATCAGTTTGAATGTGGACGAGGATTTAGCGTTGCAGTGGGACGCTCACCGGAAACTGTTCACCGATGATAATTCCGCGTTGGGGTATCTGCTCGGTGGGTAACGCTGCCGTCTGACCTGCCGCGACATGAACTGCATGGAGGAATGATGATTGATTTCGAAGACGAGGCCGCCAAAGCCGAGCAAGCCACCATCAAAGCGCAGCGCCAATCCAACGCCGGGGTGTCTTTCATCGAGCATCAGGTCAATTCGTGGACTGAGATACGGCAGTTTTTTGACGACTCGAAAATGTTCTCCGACAATCTGGAAACCCCGAACGGTCCCGGCTCGACGGTGGCGTTGACGCAGAACGTGCGGGAGTGGCTACCGGAGATGTTCCAGCGTTACCGCATCGAAACGATGCTGGACGCGCCGTGCGGCGACCTCAACTGGCTGCATCTGGTCGATTTGGGTGAAATCGAATACCTCGGCTGGGATTGCGAGCCGACGCTGATCGACATGGCCCGCTCCCACGCGAAACCGAACATGTTTTTCGAGCGGGTCAACCTGCTCACCGTCCCGCACATCCCGTACTTCGACCTGATCCTGTCCAGGGATTTTCTGGCGCATCTACCTAACGAGCCGATCAGCGTCATGCTGCAAAAATTCAAAGACTCCGGCTCACGGTATCTGCTGACCTCCCACTACCCCGGCGCGGACAACGTCTTCGACTACCAGCCGGAGACGTGGAGTTGGTTCGGCTACGCCGAACGGGCAGTCAACTTCTGCAAGCCGCCCTTCGACTTGGGCGGAAAACTCGACAGTGTTCAGGAACAGGAAGGGCCGGCCGGCAACATCAGCGAACCCCATGAACTGGCACTGTTTCGGCTCAATGATTGAGCAGTCTGCATTCGTGTACCACCCGCGGCGAAAGCGGGTCAGCGGTGTGGGCCGACATCTGCAGCACCCGTTCGGTGCGCCCGATCACCCCAGCGTTCTGCAACGCGTGCAGCATCCCTGTGCTTTCACCCCATTCGCGGACGAACACGTGCCCGGGGCGCGGTTTTTCGCCACTGTCACGTAAACACACCGTCGCTTCGCAGTCCACTCTGCCGTAGCGGTCCAGCACCGTCAGCTTCGCCGACCCGTCGCGGTAGTGTCCGACCTTCACGTCCATCGCCTTATCATCGCAAATCTGAAGGCCTTGTTCCGACAACGACACCGCCGCCCGCGCAGCGTTTCTCTTCCGGCCCGTGCACCCAGAACCGCCAGACACGGTTTTTGTTGTCCCAGCGCACCGGCTGCAACTTGAGGCATTTCGGGCAACGCATCTTAGGCATCAGTGAACGGCTCACCCATTGGCGTATCCCAGTTGTGGGCAGTACGCCTTAATGGACACGTCGACGATGGACAGCGCCTGCGCCAACGTCAGCAGCGGCTGTTGGTGGCGCAGCCTCATCCCGGTCTGTTGCGCGCTGTGTCCAGCAGCGATGTAGGCGCATTGGTCGTGGCCGGTCCTGATCCACGCGGCTGGGTCGCGGATAGAACCAAACCCGGTTTCTTGAAGAAACAGCCGCACATACAGGTCGTCGTCGTCGGCTGCCGCCGCGGCGGGTGGCTGCGTCACAGTGTCGGGCAGCGCGGTCTGTGTCACGGTGGCCGGCGCCGGCAACACCAAAGTGTTGGTTTGTGTCACGGTGGCTATCACCGCCCGAGCGGTATGACCCCACGGGGGTTCATGCCAGCCGGGTTGGATGATCGCGATCGCTAGAGCCCCTGCGACCACCGCCAACCCGGCCCCAGCGACTTTGAGGCCAGCGCGGGTCCACCACGGCTGCTCAACAGACACCGAAGGTGTTGACGTGGTCGGCGGGTAATCGTAGATCGGTTGCGAATCGAATTGCTGCGACCAGGCCCGGCGGTGAGTGACGGCCTGATCGGGTGAGATCACATCGGTGAGCCGCTCATCCTGTTCGTCGCTGTATCCGTCCCAATCCACCATCCCAGAATTATACACCACCGGGCTGGCATCCTACGATAGGCTTCGGCCCCTGGTGTGATGGTTACGCCGCGGCGGCGGCGACACATCATCAGACAACAACACCATCTGCCCCGCCTGACGCGTCAACGGGATTCTCGCCGGATCCTCCCTAGAACGCAGATACAGACCATGACGACGCGCCGTGGATAACGATGTATCCGCCGAATCGCTCACCCAGCCATGACACGCATGACACAAATGCACAATGTTCGCCGGGGTCCAGCCGCCCCCCACCGAGCGGGGAACGCGGTGATGCATTTCGGTGGCCCGCGCTTTGCAGCAATATTCACAAACCCCGCCGGAACGGTTACTGACCGCCTCACGCACAGCCTTCTCATCCCACATGAACGCAGGCTGGCCTGACATCGGACACCACACACCTTTGTCCGCGTGATGAACCGACAACACGCCATCAACGACAGGGGCCGGCCGAGCGCATTCAGGACACAACACCGCAAACCTGTTCTGTCAGCCACTGCTGCCCGGCGCGGCGCGCGTCGGTCTTACGTGTATATAGCTTCGGCCCGTAATACATCGCGCCTCCCGGGGTCGCGTACGTCCACCGATATTTACCGCTGGCGGTTTTCTCCACATCCAACTCGCCGCCGGGAGTCATCCCAGATACCCCGCGAGCAGCCGACCTAGATACAACACCGCATGAGCGAACGCTAACTGTCCCGGATCGGTGACACCGGCCAGGTTCTCCATCGCGGTGTCGTAATGCTGCGCCGGGGTCCACCGCACATCCGCGGGCCAGTCGTCGTCACTGGGATTGCTCATAGCGGTCCCGCTCCTTGGGGTCGAAGAACACGATCGGCCACGCTGGTTTCACTCGTTGACCGTTCCGCAGGATCGCCCACCGACACAGAATTGAGCGGGAATGCGGCATATCCCACCGCTGCAAGACCCCGTCGTGGAAGAACGCGATCACCACGGGGCGGCGTTTCACGTCCCAGCCCACCCAACCCAAGTCGTCGTTGTCCAGCACGCGGCGCTGCGCCCCAGTCAGCCGTGCACGGGCATTGCGGGTATGCATTTCGACTGTCACACACCAGACTATAAAGCATCATGCTGGCATCTCGGCGTGTCTGACAGGACGTGTCGGTGCCCGGCAGTAGCGTCTGGCTTATGAGTTGGATTGCGCGAGGACAAATAGGTTTCATCGAACCAGGCAGTCCCGACCATGCTTTGTATATAAGCCCCAGCAAGGTCGCCTCCATCTGTGGGGTGTCGCGCTGGGAATCACCGTTCGCGCTGTGGAACCGGATGAAGCACCTGATCGCGCCCAAACCCCATCAGCCGTCGTTCGATGTCGGGTTGGCGATGGAGTTGGCGATGGCGCAACTGTGGAAGATTCAGCATCCCGGCTGGCGGCTCTCCCCGGGTGAGGTGCAGTACCACACCGACGAGTTCGGTTTTCCGGCGTTGGCGACCCTCGACCGCCGCGCCACCAGGGGCTCTAAACAGCGCATCCTCGAGATGAAGATCGCCCGCGATCTGGGCGAGCTTGAGGCGTGGGGCGACCCGAGTCTGTCTGGGGACGCGCCCACCGACTATGTACTGCAGTGCATCGCCCAGCAGTTACTGACCGGACTGCAGGAACCTCTGGATTTGATGGTGTTAGGCCCGTATTACAAGGAACGGATTTACACGATCGAGTTCGACGAGACCATCGCCGGCTGGATGGTCAACCAGTGCCGTGACTTCTACGAGTCGCTGGCCGGTGATCAACCCCCGCCGCTGGATGACAGCGTGTCCTGCTACGACGCGGTGCGTGAACTGCATCCCGACATCGACGGCTCAATCGTGGAAGTCCCGATAGAGCTCGCTGAGCAGATCACCGACCTGCGTGGCGAGATCGGACCGCTGGAGGCGAAATTACGGGGCCACAAATCTGAGCTGCTGAGCTTGATGGGCCGCGCTCAAACCGCTACCGCTAACGGGGTGCCGGTGGCGCGGCGCCAACCACACGCCCGCGGCGGCGTCGCCTTAGTGGTGCTGTGATGCATAACATTTCTGGCATGGAACCCCAGGCCTTTCAGCTGGCTATCGACGACGGCATCGTCACCCCAGAAACACCACGCAGAGAACCGGCGCTGGTTATCCCTGACGGTCGGTTTTCTACGTTTGTGGCTGACCCTCCTTGGCAGTACGGCAACACGTCGACTCGTGGTTCTGCTGAAGACCATTACCGCACCATGACTATCGAGCAGTTATGTGTTTATGACTGCGAGGGTGCCGGTTTGGTGCGTGACCTGGCGGCGCCGCAGGCGCATCTATATCTGTGGACGACCGCCGGGCATCTGCCGCAGGCGTTTGAGGTGATGGAGGCGTGGGGTTTCGACTACAAGACGTATCTGGTGTGGTGCAAGCCGCAGATGGGTATGGGTAACTACTTTCGGGTGTCCACCGAGCTGGTGCTGTTCGGGGTGCGCGGCGGCATGCGTACCCGCGCCCTGGACATGATGAACTGGTTTGAGGCCCGCAGGGGCCAGCACAGCGCCAAGCCGCTGTGCTTCTACGACCTGGTGCGCAAGGCCAGCCCCGGCCCGTACGCGGAGTGCTTCAGCCGCTGTGTGGCCGCCGACACGCTGGACGGCACCTGCACCTGCTCCAAATGCAGGCTCGGCTGGACGACCTTCGGGGACCAGTCGTGACTGGTTATAGATGTGGCGACTTGCGTTGGAAGTGCAACTTGAAAGGGTGTTACATCGAGCAACTTCCAAATTGGGACGACATCATCGCCGTGCTGCCCCGCGGTATCCGACCAACTGACATTGATGGTGGATGGGAAATGAATGGGCACTTCATCTTCATCGAAGAAAAGTCCGCCGGCAAGTCACTAGAAAATGGGCAACGGCGGTTCTTGATGGGACTCAGTCGGCAACCAAACACGACTATCGCTGTCATCAGGCCGATCATCGGCGAACCCATCGGTATGCAGGTTCTGTGGATGCCTGAGCCCAACGGGTTTCAGAACACGACCAGACAAGAGTTCCTTGATGCAGTACGAGACTGGGGAACCTATGCCGACACGCATGAACCTCGGGAGTGGCGTTATACCGATTGCAGCGCGTTGATACTTTAGCGAACCTGCTTCTGTTTTATATAACCCGGTGTACGTGCCAGCCGAAACCGAAATACCGTTGCTTACGTTATCGCAGGGGTGTGACAAAAACGGTGTGCGGAAAATTATTCTGTGACACAATGCGGACCCTTTTTCCTATTGCATGAGCGGTGCGCCAAATGCAGATTAGAGAAGTCTTCAAGATCGCCAGTGCCGCCTGCACAACGTGGCTTGAAGTGTTCGATTTCAAATGGGTCGTCTTGCTCTTCAGGGTCGTTGCATAAATAGCAGTTAGGGCCATCACGCAGTGCGATGGCTGCGACCAGAGTTAATGAGTCGCGCATCAGTCAACCTTCCGAGGAAAGTTGACCTCAAGTTCGGCACCGGTCCAGTCATCCGTGGCACCCAGCTCACGCACTCTAACCATGGTTGCTTCCCAGCCCGACACAACGCGGTCTTGAACGGCGACGCTCCGTCGCTGCTTGCGGATCTCTGTGTCGATCTGCGGCAAAGTAGCTAATGAAGTAGGAACGGCGAACTCTTCACCCGTCTCCAGATCCTTGGGCCAGACCATTCGGGGCAACGACGCGTATTCCATTCCGGGCAGCGAGATCTGCAGCGAAAGTCCCTGCCGCTGTGCATCTCTGAAATTCTTCTTGACCGCTTCCTGGTCGCGCAGCAACGCCGCTCGTGCTGCCTGCTCGATGTAGTGTTCAATATCGCCCGAGGCTTCGATTATCGCGGCCGGGATGCTAACCGTTTCATCGTGGCTTAGCTTCTCGGCCACTCGTACGATGGCGCGGCGGGTAATTAGGTTACTCATTTGTTGTGTCCTCCTTAAGGTAGACGCGAATCCGGGTTGCTGCCGCAGTGAAGTGCTTAGCGGTTTTCTCTAACTGTTTGCGGTATTCTTTTTTGAGCGGCGCATCCACGGTCGGCAATTCGGCTGCGGCTTCTTCCGCCTCGATGGCTAACTGTTCGAGTTCACCAGCGGCTTGGGTGAACGGCAGCCACAGCGCCATCTCAGCCATGGCTGCCTTCTGTTCAAAGTCCTGCGCGATGCGGTGCGCTGCGTCCAGAGTGAGATCGCCTGAGATGACCTTCTGGGGCTGCTCAATGAACACGGCGAACTCTGGGCCGAGAGAGTCGGCGCGCTCGGCAACATCAAGGACCGCGCCAGCCTTGGCCATGACGTTGCGCCAGTTGTCGCTATTCACGGAATCATGAATATCGACGCTTGTGCGCTTCCAGCGCCCGTTTTCGCGGCGTCCGGCTGCTTGTAGCACTACTGCTGTTACCATTGCCCGCTGACCGGTCGTCATGTTGCGCCGTGCGACATTGGCAGCGATCACGTACTCGGCGATGTCCTCGCCTTCATATATTTCGGTGGTGGCCTGGACCCGAGCACGATTGCACGCTTCTAACCGGTTACGTCCGTCAATGATCAACCCATCTTGTGTGATCACAATGGGGTGAAGTAGTCCGATCGTGCGGATGGATTCGGCGAGTTCATCAAGTTCGGAATCTGGCAATAATGGGAAATTTTCGGCGTACGGATGCACACCAACGATCTCCGCCGTCATTGGTTGGCACCCAGCGGATCGCGATACTCTTCGCAGGTTAGAGAACTGTCGGCAGGCAAGGCGAAACCTTTCGGTCTCGGCTGGCACATACACCGTGTGTTTTACGCCAGTCCCGCAGGGAGTGCCACTGGCGAAATCTTTAAAAAGCTAGCTTGTTCCGGACTGTTCCGGCGGGCATCCGCTATTTGACGCCCGGACCCTGCGGTTCGTCGAGCATCGTAACGCCGCGCGCCACGCGCGCGGCGTTACGACACGCCGCTTTGGCATCGAACGGGTCAGTACGGAACGTGCAATGCTCGTTGTTATGTCTGAGTGTGGCACCGATCTGATCGGATCGACGGAAGCCTGCCGCCTCCTCGACATCGACAAGAGGACGTTGGTGCGCTGGATCTCCGCAGGCCGCGTAATCCCGGCGTACAGGCTTCCTGGTAAGAACGGTGCTTACCTGTTTCGCCGCGCGGACATCGAAGCGCTTGTAGTGGGGTAAGGACCACTGGAGCAGCGGGGTTACGATCCGTGCAGGTCAGCTTATGCGCGCCGCTGACCTGCATCGCGCGTTTCGCAGAACTCTCCTAGCAGCGCGCTGCTATGTTAGCGAACTTCACGCTAGTTCACGCTAGTTCACACCACTTCACGTCAATTCGCGCTAGCTCCGCAGGTAGCACCAGCCGACACCCTATAAAGTGACGGCGTTGTCAGATGCCAGCCTAGTGGTATGTTTGTCATATATCGCAAACGAGAGGATTCCGCTTTTGACACCTGAAGAAGCCGGTCGCGCGGCCGCCGACAAGGCGCTCGAAGAAACCGGCGCAGAACAAATCGTCGCCGACGCCGCCCGCCGGCGACAAACCCAGCTCGAAAACCTCGAAGAAAAGGAGCACACCAAATGACACTTCCAGCCAGAGTGGTCGAACGTGACCACACCCTCGCTAAGTCGGCCGACGAGCTGATGAAGCTGCGTTGGCATTGGACCCTCGACGAGTCCAACGCCAAGCGTGTCGGATTCAGCGAGTACGCCCGGTCTGTCGGACGCGATGAAGCTCAGATCCGGCGTGACGCCAAAGCGTGGGACGCTTATCAGCAAATGCGCAATTCGGAGCCATCCGGCCGAAACGCGAGGGCAGGAGCTGCGCAAACGCCGAGTGATTTCCGTGAGTTGTCTCGGCTCAGCGAACAGAAACAGCAGGCAGCCAAGGCGGTCGCGCGGACTACCGGCCACACGGTCGGCACGGTCGCGAAACACAAGCGCGCCGAGGTCAGCGAAGTTGTCGCTGTCGCTCAGGAACGTGCTTCTCAGCGCGGCACCACCGTGGAGTCCGAGATCGAGGAGGTCGCCGAGCGGCGCGAGAAGGCCCGCAAAACGTCGGCCAAACTCAAAGACGAGCACAAGGAACGCCACACCGCGAAATACATCCAGATGGAAGGCGATCTCGGGGTAGCGATGCAGCGCATCCGCAAGGTCCTTAACGACGCCCAGGGTGTGAAGTTCAGCGACGAGGAGCGCGAGCTGCTCACCGAAGCCCTCGCGAAGCTGCGGGCGCTACTCAACCTGGTGGACCTGCGGATCACCGGTGAGACAGATATCGACTGGGACGCCGAACTGGAAAGGATTAGCTGATGACCGTACGAGAACCCACGCCCGGCCAGATACAAGCGGCCACAGATCTGTTTGAACTGCTGGTTGAGGGAGACCAAACCTACGTAACACTGAATGCGCGAATGGGCTGGACCCGGAACCAGATTCTGAAATATGTGCAGGTTCTGCGGGATGTGCTTGCCACAGACGCCGACACGATCTCGGTGACCTGTGACCCCGACCCCGATGATCCGCTCGGACCGTGGGTCTACACATTGCGGGCCGGCACCGGCATCGTCGACCCAGAAAATACCCGGTGGTTGGTTAACCGGCTAGGCGACGCTGAGCGTCGCTTAGTCACGATCCGTCATGTGGTGGATATCGCAGCCCAAACTCTGGATGGGCGCAGCAACGACGGCAAGAAAGCGCGCATCTACGCGCTGCACCTTAAACGTGCTGAGGAAGAAGTCGCCATGTTGACCAGTGACGGCCAGGCTCCTGGGCTTTAGGGACCGGGCTAACGCAACTAGCCCGGTTCCATCAAACGAATAGATTTAAGCCAGGAGGCCAGGGTTCAACCCCTGGCCTCCTAGCTTATGTCAAGCCGTACAAGCGTGTCATCACCGTCACGTCGTGGAATCGGCGGGCACCGCCGGATTGCGCGGCGCACACCGCCTGATCGGCCAGCGGCAGTTCGTCGGAGCACCAGTAGCTGACGACTCTGGCTGCCGCGGTGCGCAGGCCGACGTCGCCGATGAAGGTGATGCCCTCCGCGGCGATCACCGCGACGATGCCGCAGGCGTGCTGCGCGTATTGGCGGTACAACGCCGCCAGCGTCAACGTGCCATACACCCCGCAATGACAGCCCGCCGCCGGCGCCGCATGCACACCCTCACCGTCTGTGCCGGGTTTGTATTTCACGCACACCGCCTCACACACCCCGTCTTTCCAGTGGCTGCCGTTCTGGATGATCGACGCCAACTGGCCGTCGACGATTTTGAAGGTCCGCAGCGCGTACCGGCCGACTTCAATGTTGACGGGTTCGGTGTTGTCGATTCCGTAATCACTCACCGTCGACCTCGGGTGTAACGGGTGCAACGGGTGTAACGGGCACGTAGCGTTGCCAGGCGTCGGTGAAGTAGCCGCGCCGATACCCGCGGGCGACCCGGCCGGAACGTCCACCCATGCGCTGCAGCCGGGGTTCGACACCGTAACCGGACAGCAGTTTGGCCATCGCCGCAGCTGTCAGCCCAGCCCACGGGGATTCCTCCAACCCTTTGAGTTCGGTGACGAGCCGTTCGGTGAACAGCATGTCCACACCCAGACTGTCGAACACCTCTTTGGTGTCGGCCAGCAGCTGCATCCCGCGTGACGCGACAGCCTGCACACCGCAAACCGTTACACGTGTTACACCCGTTACACGCGCCGTTTCGGGCCAGTGGCCACCCGCCAAATCCGCGACCGACAGCAGCGGCTCCCACACGTCGGCGTCACGGTCGGAAATCTCGTCAGGCATTTCCGGCAGGTAATTCAGCGCGTGTTCGTGGACGAACTCAGCCCAAAACTGCAGCAGATCACGAAGCTGTTCAGCTTCGGCGGGGCTGGTGCGCCGGTTCCACCGCTCCACGGTTTCCCCGGGCGCGCGGCGCTGCATCCGTATCACCACCGACCGGGTCCGGATGGTCGCCGGAACATCGGAGACGTCCATCATCCCGGCCATCGCCATCGCGCAGTACACGGAGTAGCGGATGATCCCACCTTTTTTGCCGCCGAGGTAGCGGTTGACGGTGGCGTCGCGGGCGTGACCGGAATCCAAGATACGGCGCATCCGCTCGTAGCGTCCCCCGCCGCCGAACACCGTGTCCAACTCGTCGTAAAGCATGGTCGGGCGACCGCCGTTGATTTTGCGTTGCTCCTCGTTGACGTGATACAGGTACGCCGGTGTCAAATCGGTGGTGAAGTCAGGGTTAGGTACCAGATGCTGGGTGACCGTTAATGCCCTGGTTTTGCCGCTGCCGGCTTCGGGTGACACGAACAGCAGCCGCGGTGTGGTGTACCAGGCGTCCATGAACCAGGTGTGCGCGATCCACAGCACATGCGCTCGGCGGGCGTCGTCGTCGGGGTAGGCGACGTAGCGCGCTAAAAACGCGTCGATCTGATCGAGGATTTCGCAGCCTAAATCGGGTGCGAATTCGTATGGTGCGCCCTGGCGGAGCAGGTATTCGAGTTGGTCCTGCAGGTCAGGCTGGGACATGCGTGGGCTCCTTAGCGGGTGCTTTAGCGGGTGCCGGTGCGGGTTCGGGTGCGGGTTGGCGCACGGGTGGTGTTACGGGGATGATTTCGATTTTGCGGGGGTTGTCGCCGATCTCGCCCATGATGGTTTCCTTCCATGGCTTTAGCAGGCCTTACCCACGATTATACGCCAGTCGGGTGGCATAACGGAAGGGGGGGTAAATGACAGCGGTGTGGTCTGTCGGTGCACCGGGCTAACATGACCCGAAGAACGACAATCCCCCGAGCCACGCAGACACCCGGGGGATCATCACAGCGATACCAACGCCAGAAGAAAGGCTACCAAAATGACCGACAATCCCAGCACAGAACTCGCCGCGATGACCCATGAAATCGAACCCGGTCAAGACTTCATGCTGGTACCCACCACCAAAGCGGTGCAGCGCCTCGAGATGCACCAGCGGGCCATGGAACACGCACACGCCATCGCCAAGGTGTATTCGTGGTCCGACGCGGTACCCGACGCGTACTGCCGGTTCACCAAAGACAAGGACGGCAACGAGCTCGGCGACCGCGCCACCTACAACGCCACCATCGCCATCCTGCACGGCGTGTCCCTGGGGCTGTCGCCGGACGCGGCCTTGGAGAACATTTTCATGATCAAAGGCAAACCGGCCACCTACGCAAGGCTGATGGTGGCGTTGGTGAACCGCTGGATCGACGAACGCGTCGCGGCCGGCCGCACCACCGCCGACCCCGACCACGGCGACCGGATCTGGGAGATCGAGGCCTCGCCAACCAAATGCACCTGGGGCGCGCGGCGCGACGGCATCACCAAGTACTCGGACTGGACCTATGCGCGCGCCCAGACCGCCGGCTACACCACCAACAAGCTGTATCAGTCCATCCCGCAGGAGATGCTGACCGCCAAGGCGCAAGCCGAGGTGTGCCGCATCGTGTTCCCCGATGTGATCCTGGGCCTGTCCCACTCGATCGAGGAACTACGGATGGAGGACGGCATCAGCGTGCAGCGGATGCCGAGCCGCCGCGGGCCGCGTGGTGTCGAGGCGCTGCGCGAGCTCGCCGAGAAGCAAACGCAAACCGGACCCGGCGACGCCGATCCCGCGGCGGCCACCGCGGTTTCCGAGGTGCCCGCCGATGTGGCCAGCACTGAACAACTCGAAGCGATCAAAAAACTAGCCCGACAACGCAAACTCGCCGGCCAGGCGATGCTCGATGACATCGCAGCGTTCCTGCAGCGCCAGCAACCGCTGGGTGAACTGCGCGATCTTAGCCACGAGGAGGCCCAGGCCTACCTCGACGGGCTGCCTGAGACTGCTGAGCAGCCGTAGGAAAATTTCAGTGATGTAGTTCAAAGTGACCGGTGTGTCGCGGTTCCGTAACGGCGAGGTGAGGACTAGCCTTCCACAAGTTGAACCCCGGCCCTGAGAGGTTAGGTGGGGCCGGGGTTCAAAACGGTAAGTGATCTAGCCTTCGGAAGGGCTTGTACCGTGTGGATGAGGATACCACAATATATGGGCCACGCGAATGGTTGACGCGCGTTATCCCGATCGTTGGTTATCCGATCGACGCATTCAACGGCTGACCGACCGGGGGCACCGGGCTTTTGTCAGCGCGCTCACATGGTCGGTGTCGAATCGCACTGATGGTTATTTGGAACCGGAGGATCTCTCGCTTATTCCTGGCTTTGCTTTAGGTTGCGAGGACGAGTTGGTTGCTTCCACGCTATTGGGTGAGTGTGGACGGGGATGGCTCCTTGAGCCATTCGCCTCAACGCAGACCAGTCGTGCCGAGCTGGAGAGCCTAGAGATGGCGCGAGCCAAGGACCGAGAGCGCAAAGCAAAATCTCGTGCCGGACCGTCCACTGGACTGTCCGCCGGACAGTCCAGTGGACAAGTGGACGGACTACACAGGCAGGCCCGCCAGGCTTCGCCTGCCGGGCACCCTACGGATGCCCAAGGTGAGACTCACACCCAGACAGAACCCCAAGTCGTCACCCAGCCGGGAACGGCACTAGAGCCGGTGGGTTCTAAGCGACGATCCTCGCCGCGAACCCAGATCCCTGATGGTTGGCGCCCACCGCGGGAGGTCGCGCTGCGCATGATGGAGAAATATCCACATCTGAATTTAGCCGCAGAAGTCGAAGCGTTCATCAACCATCACCAGGCACATGGCAACGGGATGGTCGACTGGACGAAAGCGTTCTGGACCTGGTTAGGAAATACCCGCAAATTCGGCGCTAATGGTGGCAACGGCCATGAGTTAAGCACTGTCGATCAAAAGGCTGCCGGCTGGCAGGCTAGAAAGGAACACGCATGACGCACGCTGTAAACGAGCCGCAGCACTTTCCTTGGTTCTTACGGAAATCGTGCGGTGTTCTATGTGAACACTGCAGCGAACCGGTGGATAACGGTTATCTAACTTTCCGACCCATTAACGCCGAACACACCGCGCCGAACGGGGACGTATTCCCGTGTGAACATTGGCTGTGTCTCACCTGTTGTTCGAGGATCACGACGAAATGGACCCGTGATTCAGGGGTTGTTTACAAGCCGAACGGAGAATACCGGTGATCAGCCGCAACGATATTCTCGATGCCATCACCAAGTGTGTGGGTTACGACCCGGTCCACGCCCCTAAACAGTCGGAAATTATTGAGAATGCCTGGGTCGAACATTTCGAGGCGTATCCCAGCATGAACCGCGACCAGTTGCTCACGGCCATCGCTGAGTACTACCGCACTCCACATCGGCCGTTCCCTCAGCCAGCCGATCTGAGCGTTATTGTGCGGATACGCCGCGAGGATGACTGGCAGCGCCGGTCATCTCCTGAACTTCAACCGCGGCCCGCAAGCGCCGAGCATCGCGCCAAATGTATGGCCGAGATCAGAGCGATTATCAACAAGCAAGCGAACCGCTGGTCAATACCTGAGGCGTTATGAGCAACTGGGCAAATCGCGAGGCCGACTTCGACGGGCCTGTCGATGAATGGGGCAGGCCAGCGACCGGTGATGAAGCCTTAGATATTGAGGTTCGTTTCCGGGTCAATGATTCGACTTTGTATCGCTTCACCTTCGAAAGTCCCACTCAGCAGGCCTATTGTGGCTCATGGCGCGAATCGCGCGAACAGGCCTACCGGGAAGGCCAGCAGTGGATGCGGGAGGGTCGACTGTGACGACCCATCCGCAGTCGGTCCGCTGCCCGTGGTGTGCAGCGGCTCCCACGGAGCCGTGCACCGTGCCGGCAGGCCCGGGCGCACGCAAGAAACTCTTCCGCCAGGAGCCGCTGAAACTCACCTCGTGGCACCCGTCGCGGGTGGCCGCTGCGATGACCCTTGACGGCGTTGGCGAGGGTGAGATCGAGCGGCGCACCACTGCGGTGTTACAGGCCGCGACGGCGCGCTACCGTGAGCAGCCTGGCTGCGCAGCCGAAACGGTGGTGGTGGCGCCTCAGCCGGCTGGAAAGGCTTCAGATGACCGATGACACCAGACTGGGCCTGTTCGAGCTTCCTCGCGCGCCCCGTCCGGCGGCGATGGTGGTTCCTGAATGGGTTACCTGTGGGCGTTGCGGCGCGCGGTGGACTGGACTGGCTGTGTGTCACTGCTCAGGCTGCCATAAAACCTTCACCGCGATCAGCGCGTTCCAGATGCACCGCGTCGGTAGTCAGTGCGTTGATCCGGCTCGCGCGGGCCTGGTGGCGGTCCGTAGACAGTATTGGGCTGGCTGGCGGTACCCAGGTGAACGACCCGCTATTTCGTAATACGGGAAACCAGGCGCAGACTGTGCGGCACGGGGGGAGCGTCGAGAGGCAGGCGCAGGTATGTGTGCGGTGTGTGGGTCCAAAGCAGCGATCGAAGGGCTGGATGTGTGTATCTGGTGTTTGGCGTGCATCAGCCCCAATATGGTTGCTGGCTGCGAGTTGGGTCATCAGCGAGCAAACACTGTTGAGGTGGTTCACGTAAGACAACCGGCGGGCGTATAAAGTGCCCCAACACGTCAACCCTGAAACGGCTGTGATCGACGCGATCGGCGCGTTGGTGGCCGAGTCGCTGCTCGCGCAGCGGATGGATGACTACAACCGGCCGTGGACGGAGCGCTGCGAGCACTGCCACCACCAGTGGCACGGCCTGCGGTGCAGCACACCGGGAACCTTCGCAGGGTGTCTGTGTCCGGGAGCGTTCGCCACCGACGAAGAAATCCGGGCCTTCAAAAACCCCCCCTTACCAGATGACATTCAGGTACAGCGTTTAAGGGATGGGTTGGCTGACGCGCGGCGGTGGCGGGAGATGAATCGTCAGGAAATCGCCGCGATTTACGGCATTCCTGCGCATCTTGTTGGCGCTCCGGAGTCGGCGGCGGAGTCGCCGGCGGGGTCAGCTGACCCTGAGGGAATGGGCTGGGTGGCTGTCTGTGTCGAGATCACTGCTGAACGGATGTCGCAGGGGCTAGGCAATCCTGGGTGTCTCGGACACGCGCGGTGAGGTGAGCATCGGCGGCTGCGGTCATACGGCGCGCGAGTTGGAGTAACTCGAATTCGTGGCCGTTGGGCATTTCGTAAGCCAGCGCATGTAGTTCGAGCGCGAACGCGCGTAACTCACGGTCAAAAGGTACGGGGGGCATCCGTACGACCTTAGTCAGCGCCGAAAACCGGTGCCAGCAACCACGCTGCTGTAATTATGTTAGGTTCGTCTCACCCGTGCAGCTCAAACAACGCCAGTTCGTGAGGCTGCGCGATGACACCGCCCGGTGGGCTCATCTCGTCAATCCCGTCGACGCGTTTCAGGTGAAACGGTGCCGCGGTCAAGTCATGCGGACGTTCCATATAACCCGCCCACGGCACATCAGGATTAGCCGACAGATACGCGGCGTAGTCGAACGTGTTGTCGGCTCCCGGGTAATTCGACGCCAGCAGATACCGGCTGCCGCTATCTTCGAATTTGTTGACCATCCCCATGATTTGTTCGGTGGGCAGGTGCGCTAAAAAATCCCGGCATAGGATTGCATGCACTTTCGGGAACCGTTTACGTGTCAACAGGTTCGCGCAAATAAATGTCATCGCTTTGTAGTGGCCTAGTTCGCGGCGGTTAGCGTCGATGATGGGCTGGTTCACGTCGATACCGATGTAGCTGTCCAAGCAACTCAGGTCGGTGTTCTTCAGCCAGCCGCAGTCACCGCACGGCGCGTCCAGCAGCATCGTAATGTCGTAGTGGCGCAGCAGACCCGGCAGCGCCGCACGTAGACCTCGGGTGTATTCCAGCGACGAGCCGGGACCATTAACGCTGCCGCCGTTGATGACCATGAACATCGGGTCTTTATGCATATCTGCCACGATTTGACCCCAGGCCGAAGCCTGCTGTGTGACAAAGTCGTCGGTCATCGCCGGTAGTTGAGCAGCGACATGACGCCACTGTAGGTGTTACGTAGCCGTTTGTCTGGCGACCAGGCCAGGTTCGGTAGGGCGTTGTTGGTGAGGTCACCGTCGGTGTTGATGGCATCGAAGCCGCGGGGCCGGGGCTGGTCGAACGCTTCCAACACGAGTCGGCGCACCGGGATTTGCCGGTATTGGCCGTCGCGCCACAAGTTGACCACCATCACCCCGTCGGCGGCGCGGATACGCGGTGTCAACATTTTCCCTTTGAGGTGCCGGGTGGAGCGTTCCCGCCCGCCGACGTCACGTTCGACTGACCGGACCCCGCCGTGGTCGCTGACTTCGTAGAGGCCGACCCAGCCGCGCGCCGGGAGCCACTGTTCTGTCATGGCGTTCAGCGTAGGCACCGCCGGTTGGCTGCCGGTGAACCGCGCCGCGGCGTGTCGCGCTTGACGCAGGTGCTAAGGGAGGATTCTTGGTTCATGGTCACCATGATCTGCCGCGCGGTCCGGGCGGTCTACCGGTGGTTGTGGCGGGGACCGCTGCCTATCCCAGACGACTATCTGGAGGTGCCCAACACTGCGGCGTGTCACGCCTGTACGTGTGAGCGGCATTACGCCGACGACTACGACGACGACCCCGCGTCATGACTGACTGGCTAGCGCACCTCTCCGAGACGGCGGTCACCTGGATCATGCTGACCGCGTGCCTGATCGCGCTGACGGCCGGCCTGTTCGTCGCCGTCCTGCTGGGTTAAGACGGCACCGCGCTGAATTGGCGGCGCACACTAGGCTCGAACTGCACCGTGTTGGTCAGCCCGTTGCCGAGTTGGCTGTAGTAGCCGAACTGGTGCGATGACTGCTGGCGCGCAAGGATCACACCATGACCACCGTGGATGATTGCCCGCATTGCGGCCACGGGTGGGCGCTCCATTTGGAACGAACGAATTGTCTTGACTGCGGTTGCATGTGGACACTTCCGAAGCCGCCACCAGCGCCGCTCACCGAACGCGAGCTATTCGTGAGGCGTATTGCTGGCCTAATCCGTGAATCCGTGCGCGACCACTGCGATGGATACACCGACGAGTACGGGGTAGTGGACGGTGATGTCGATTTTATGAAGGTGGCTGAATCGCTCATCGACAAGTTCGGCCTTTCGCCTGCTCAACTGGGCACTGTCGTGAACTGGCGTCGCACCGACGGGCCGAACTGAACCTGATTCGTCAACCCGGCGCCGAGCTGACTGTAATAGCCGAACTGCAAATAAGGTTTCCCGAAACTGCTCCAGTACGTTTGGCCTGAGTAGTTGGCGTAGCAGACGCCGTCGACGAACCACTGCATGAACCCGGTGGTGTCGGCGGCCCATTTGGCTTGCATCACCACCTGATGCCACGCGCCCAGCGCGAGCGGCCCAGCGCTGTAATAGGTCTTCACGTTGGAACCACCGGAGTCGTACTGCACGTAGAATTTCCACCACGGCGCGGCGGGGGTGCCTTTCTGGCTGGTGTCGATCTGAATCGAATGGGCTTGGTTGGCTTGGGTGTGGAACTCCCAGAGCAGGCCGCAGAAAAACGGCGGCGGGAAACTCTGCGCAGGCAGATAGATCCAGGTGCTCCACTGGGCGATGGTGCCCAGCGCATCAGGGCTCGACCCGGCCTGGGTGCCTTGACACAGGATCGTTTTGTCCTGGCTTGACCAGACCGCGACGTCGGTGTCGGTGCAGGTCATCGAGAATCCCGGCCCGTTGGGAGTGGTGATCTGGGACAGGTGCGCGTTGCCGACGACGGGGGTTTGCCACGCCGGGACGAACGCGGCGGGGGTGTCTTTGAACGTTTGAACAGTGTTGGTGACGGTGCCGCCGGTCCAGATGTGCGGACCCGTCGTGGCGGCGCTCACTACTGGGTCGGTCAACGTCACTGTCGAGGTGGCGCCGTCGGCGGCGACCAGCGGAACGATGACGCTCATGCGGTGGCCGTAATGCTGAGTTTGTTGGCGGACACGGTCCAGGTGCGCGGGGTGGGTCCGTTGTCCACGATCGCCTTGGTGGTGTCGATAGTGACGGATTCTGGTGTGGTGGTGGTGGTCGTGATGGTCACCGGCACGGCCGGGAAATTCGCGGTCGTGGTGGCCCCGTCGGCGGCCACCAAAGGGACCGACACCGGACCGGCCTGCCCCGTCGTGGTGGTGGTGGTGGTCAGCACATCACTGCCGGCGATGGTGCCGGTGATCGTCTGACCCGACGTGTAGGAGGTTTTGTCCCAGGACGCGGTGACGTTGAAGGTGTCAGGCATGAGCTTCCTTCCGCAGAGGGGGCGGGTTGAATGTCTTCAACGATGACCCGCCGCAGCCCTTAAACCGGAGGCGACACGCCGAAGACGAACTACTCGGCAGGCTTCCCTTCGCGAAGAGGTTCCTATGGTGAGGCGTGGTCGATCTTGTTCGATCAGTGGGCGCCGCCGGGACAGCAGGAACTGCCGGGCCGCAAAGCCCTAGAAAAAGGCCATGACTCTGGCATATAATCGGCGCAGCGACCGAAGGAGAAAAAATGCTCAGAGCCCTGGACATTCAGGCCCGCTGATGGGACTGGACATGAGCCACAACGCGTGGCACGGCGGCTACGCGTCGTTCGACAGGTTCCGCACCACCCTCACCGCGGTCGCAGGACTACCGCTGACCGACGGCGACCTGCCCAATACGAAATGGATCGACATCAATTGGGATGCAGTGACCACACTGAACCTGATGGGCGAATGGGGTGAAAAACTACCCACCTTACGCGACGGAACATTCGACCCGCTGATGCTGCTGATCGTCCACAGCGACTGCGACGGGGTCCTGCACCCCTATCACGCCAAATTGATCGCCGACCGGGTCGAAGAACTCATCCCGCTGCTGCCAGTTGAAGCTGAGGGACGCCACCGCGGCTACTACGCCGAGAAAGCGCAACAACTGGTCGACGGCTTCAGACGGGCACACGCGGCCGGGGAGGAAGTAGTGTTCGCGTAATGCCCACCGCTGCGGTCATCATCCCGTACAGGGACCGGGGTGTAGACCCGTTACGGCGGGCCAACCTGGAACGGATCCTCACCCACTATGAGGGCCACTTCGATACCCTCGTGGTCGGTGATGGCCGCAGCGGCGACGCCCAGTTCAACCGCCACGCCGCCTACAACCGCGGCGGGGGTGACGGCGTTTATCCCCATTATTGACGAGTAATGCACAAGGTTTTTCCACAGTTGTGAATCTGGCACGCATCATTTCGTGATGGCGCTAGGGTATCGGCCCTATCAGCATCAGATGGGCGTGGATCTCGGTACTCACACTTTCGGGAGGAAAGGGCAGTTGGCGATCACGCCGACGATCACCATCACCTTCGACAACGACGTGACCGTGCGGCGACCGTTCAAAGAGCTGTCGGGGCCGGAAGCTGTCAAGGAGTTACCGGCCGCGCCGAAGAAGCTGACCGGGCTGCGCAGGATGGGCCCGATGATGTTGTACAACCAGTAGATAGGAGAATCAATGTTCGGGTATCGGGTTCCGCGGCCGGATCAGGCGATGCTGATCAGCGGCGGTAAGCAGAAAACCGAGGGCGCGACGTTCCGGGTGGTGATCGGCCACGGGGCGTGGGTGATGCCAGGTTTCCGCAAGGTCGGCTTCTTGGGTTTGGACCTGCACACTGTGGAGATCGCGGAGTCGTGCCGCTCCACCGAAGGCATCCTGCTCAACCTCAAAGCGGTGGTGGCGTTCAAGGTTCAGTCCGACATCGCGGCCGTCAACGCCGCCGCCCAGCGGTTCCTCGGCGACCAGAAAAAAGGGCAGATGGAGGACATGACGAATCGGATCTTCGCTGGGCATCTGCGCTCCATCGTCGGGTCGATGGCGGTGGTCAACATTCACCGCAACCGCGACGAGTTGGCGCAGAACATTCTGCATCATTCGCAGTCGGAGATGTCCACGCTCGGGTTGACGGTGGACTCGTTCCAGATTGAGCACCTTGATGACAACAACCTGGGGTATCTGGATGATCTTGCCGCGGAGGAGGTTGCGCAGCAGAAGAAGAAAGCCGGTATCGCGCGCGCCATCGCCGCCCAGGAGCAGGCGCAGGCTGAGCAGGAATCGACCCGTAAGCAGAACGAGCAGATTCGTGAGACGCAGGTGAAGGCTGCGGTGATCAAGTCGGAGATCGACAAGGCCAACGCCGAAGCGGAAGCCGCCGGCCAGCTCGCCGCCGCGGATGTGCAGCAGCGGGTGTTAAAGCAGCAGCAGTTGGTCGCCGACACCAACGCCGAGTTGATCGAACGCAAACTGGCCGGTGAGCAGATCAAACCGGCCGAGGCCGACGCGAAAGCTAAGCGGATCGCCGCGGACGCCGACACCAGCGTCGCTGAGGCTGCCGGTAAGCGCGCCGAGTTCGAAGCGGTCGCCGCCAAGACCCGGCAGATCAAAGCCGCGGAAGCCAACGCCCTACAGGCCACCGTGACCGCCGAAGCTGCAGCCAAAGCGGCGGAATTCAACGCGAACGCAGTGCGTTCCCAGGCCCAGGCCGACGCTGACGCCGCCGAAGCCCGGGGTGTCTCGGCAGCCAAAGCACGTAAAGCGCAAGGCCTCGCCGAAGCCGAGGCGACCGAGGCGCAAGGTCTGGCCGAGGCCAAAGCCGAACTCGCCAAATCCAACGCCCTAGCCGCGAACAACAACGCGCGGCTGGATCTGGAGCGGGTGCGGATGATGCCCGAAATCGCCCGCAACGTCGCCGAAGGCGTCAACCTGGGTGGCGCGAACCTTTACGTCGCCAACGGTGCCGAGGGGATCAGCCAACTCGCCGCCCTGGCGATCCCGGTCATGCAGCAAGTCATGGCCGCGATGGGCACCATGTTCTCCCGCAACGAAACCGAGGCGATGTCCAACGATAACGGCCAGCAGGCGGCAGCCTACGGGCCGAATACGCCGATGGACATCTCCACCCGCTGACATGACCGAGGAACCAGGACTGTTCGCCGAGCCCGAGCATTCCGGTGCGATCAGACTGCCTGCGCTCACCTCGGGTGAGCGCAGGCAGTCTCTGGTGGCCACCCGCATCGCCAACGGCGAACACCCACTAGGCCGGCCCGTCCTGCTGCACCACTCAGCCAGCCGCACCATCCTCGAAGCCGGACATGAGACCACCCTGCCCACCTGCGGCGACTGCAAGTTTCGGGTGCTGCTGAAGCACAACACCCGCACATACCCCAAGTGCTGGTATCCCGACCTGCACCGTTACCCGCATCCCCGCGACACCGGCTGCGAGTCCAGTGATATCCGCGCGTGGTGGCCAGCGTGCCGAGAGTTCGAGCGCAAATGACCGCTGCGATCATCGTCGGCTTCCGGGACAGGGGTGTGGACCCGCTCCGGCAGGCCAATCTGGAACGGGTCCTCACCCACTACGGTGGCCACTTCCCCGTCTTGGTCATCGGCGACGGCCGCAGCGGCGACGCCCAGTTCAACCGCCACGCCGCCTATAACCGCGGTGCCGCGCAAACAGACGCCGACGTTCTGGTCTATATCGAGGCCGACATCCTCATCGATCCGGCCCAGATACGGCACGGCATCGACTTCGCGGCGCACCGGGCCGGGCAGATCATCCCGTTCTCCTTCCAGCACAAACTGTCCGAAGTCGATTCGAGGCTGGTCCGCGGATACCTCAAGGATCCCGCCGACTGTGTGCCGGAGCTCACCCATCACACGGCCGAGACGTTCTGGAATCATGGCTGCGCCACGATCATCAACCGCACCACCCTTGAGATGGTCGGAGGCTGGGATGAGAAGTTCGAGGGCCACGGCCATGACGACACGGCGATGCTGATCGCGTTCGACCGCGTCACCGGCTACCCACCGGCCTGTATTGATGGGCCGGCGTATCACCTGTATCACCTCGACTTCGACCCGACGTTGACCCGAGGGGCGCACATCACTGCGGCCGACGTCGACGCCCAGCAGCGCAACCTGGACCGGCTCAACCTGTATCGGCGCACCACCAATCCGCATCAAATCCGGCAACTCACCGCCGGAGGTGGCGGCGACTGGCGACACCGGGCGTAATACTGCCCTTTGTGGACTTTCTGGTCACCGGCGGCGCGGGTTTCATCGGACGGCATACGGTCAGAGCGCTCAAGGCCGCGTATTCCGACGCCGAAATCGTCTGTTTGGACAACTTATCGCTGAGTAAGCCACCAGGACGGGATTTCGGCGCGGAGTTTGTCTATGGCGATGTCCGCGACACCCTGCTGGTCACCCAGATGGTCGAAAGATGCCGTCGCGGCATCATCCACCTGGCCGCCGATTCGCGGGTGCTGCCGTCGCTGGCCGACCCGGCTTTAGTGTGCGATTCGGCGCGCTCGAATGTGATCGGGACCGCTAACGTGTTGGCCGCGATGGCGAAATCCCCGCGCGATCTGCGGCTGGTGTACGCGGGTTCGTCCACGGCATACGGCAACCGGCCCGGTCCACCGAACCGGGAGAGGGATCTGCCGGCGGTGCAGAGCCCGTATTCGGCGACCAAACTGGCCGGCGAACTGCTGGTGCGGTCGTTCGTGGTGACCTTCGGGATCAAAGCCACGGTGCTGCGCTACTTCCAGGTGTACGGGCCGGGACAACCCACAACAGGCGCGTATGCGATGGTGACCGGGGTGTTTCTGCGTCAAGCTGCGGCCGGGGAACCGTTGACGATTGAGGGCAACGGGTCGCAGACCCGCGACTTCGTGCACGTCACCGACGTAGCCAGAGCCAACGTCGCCGCCTTGGACAGCGTCGGCGCTGTCGGGTTGCCGATCAACATCGGCTCCGGGGAGAGTCATTCCATTCAGGAACTGGCGGATCTGATCTCGGCGAACCAAACGTATTTGCCGCCGCGGAAAGTGGATTTGAAGGCCACCCAAGCCGACATCAGCCAGGCAGCGAATTACCTGGGCTGGAAGCCGCTGATCAGCTTCCGCGACGGGATGGCTGAAATGATGGCATTGGCCAGTCTATGAGCCAGGATTATTCGCCCGGCCCGTTTTTTCCCGGCGGCCACTATCCGCTGTTGCGGCACATCTGCGGGGAGCTGAAACCCGCCGGGACCGCGCTGGAGTTCGGTGTCTCCAACGGGTCGAGTTTGCGGATCATCGCCGAGCACATGCCGGCGGTGGGGTTCGACAGTTTCGCCGGTCTGCCGGAGGCGGGGTGGCGCGGCTACCCGCTGGGCATGTTCGCGCACAAACCCCCGGTCATCGCTAACACCCGGCTGGTGATCGGCATGTTCGACCAGACCCTGCCACGCTTCGCCTTCGACACCGTCGACCCGATCGGTTTGGTGCATCTGGACTGTGACCTGTACTCCTCGACCGGCACTGTCCTGCACTATCTGCAACCCCACCTTAAGTCGGGCTGCTACATCGTCCTCGACGATTATTGGGAGATCGCGGTCGCTGAAACTGCGGGCGCACAAGAGTTCGACGGCGAGCGGGCGCAGGATGAGGTGTCGCATGCGTGGCGCGAGTTCACCGAACACAGCGACATTGAGTGGAAAGTGATCGGCTGCACCGGCGGGGCGTGGGCCATCCAGCTCGTCTGAGCGTGTAAGACTTGCGCCGTGACACAGGTCATCATCTTCGTTTTTGCTGGCCGCCGCCCGAACTTGGAGCTGCAGTTGCCGATGGTCCGCAGGATTCTCGATGAGAACCCCAACACGCGTTTTGATATATGGAACTTCGCGCGCAACGAGTCCGACCGGGAGTTCATCAAAACCATCACCGGTGAGCGGATCATGGTGTGGAACGGCACCAGCGAGGGGTTCGCCTCGCCGGTCCCGACGCTGGGTGAGGGCAAGCAGTTCGGCGCCGGGGAACATAACGCCGCGTACGAGCACTACAGCCAGCCGCAGTTCAAAGACACCGTGTTCGTCAAGGTGGACGACGACATCGTGTTCCTCGAGACGGCCCGGTTTGCCACGTTCATCAAAGCGATCCGGGCCTATCCGCACGCCGCTTTGGTGGCCAACATCATCAACAACGGGGCTTGCACCCCGGTCACGCCGGGTATTTGGGACGGGTTCCGCAAGCTGGGCATGTCGCTTTTAGATATCCACCGCTACGGCAGTTTCGCCGAGATGGCGCACAGCTATTTCTTCACCCACTACGGCGACATGTTGTCCGATGAGGTCGAGCTGATCCCGACCACCGACTGGCTCTCCATCAACGCTGTCGGCTACACGTGGCCGGTGCTGCAGCGGGTGATCACCACGATCGGCACCCCTCACCCTGCGTATTTGGCTGGCCGTAACATGGTCGGCTGGGGCCGCGTGTTCGGCGACGAGGGCGTGTTCCAGTTGTTGCCGCGGATCATCGTGAAGGGCTTCACCTGCGCGCATTTGACCTACGGGCCACAAGAGTCGGGTGATTCTCTAGATCGGTGGCGGGAGAATTACCGTCTGATCGGCCAAAGCTATCTGGATTCGTTCCCGCCACCCGATCACGTCGACCTGCCGGGCCTGTCGGCGGTGTCGTCGGGGCAGACGGCGCACATTGACCGGGAGGCGTTGATCGCCCAGTGGGGGCCGAACAACTGGCGGGTCCGGGCGTTGGAGAACGACCCGTGCGTGGGACGGTTCACTCCGTAGGTTTGTCCTGCGAGTTCTGTGCGCGCATCTGCTCGCGCCACGCCGCCACCTTGGCGATGGAGGCCTCGCGGCCTTTGAGGTAGAGCGCGATCGCCGAGATCCAGGCCATCGCCGCATTGATCCACTCGGACACCGCCGCGCTGGGCAGGTTGGGGAAGATCACGGTGTTGACGAACACGGTGATGCCGGTGAGTAGGGCCACGATCAGTGACCAGTGCTCGACCAGCCAGTAGGGCTTCGGCCCGCGCAACGCGACCCAGTCCGGCAGCCAGTGCTTGCCGCCGCCGCCCTGCGTGTCGGGCTCGGTCATAGATGAATTGTCGACCCTGCCAGACGGTTCTCAGGATGACCGGCCAGGCGTGTCGCCCAGTGTTTGGCCGCTGTGGTCGGATACTGCCGGTGTGAAGACCGCAGCGATGGTTCTGCTGATCTTGCCGCTTTTCCTGCAGAATCCAGCGGCCAATGCCGACCCGGTTCCGGTCCCGGTGCCCGTCCCGGTTCCTAACCCGCCGGGCTTCATCGGCGGCATCGGCGGCATCGGTGGGGGTGGCGGTTTCGGTTCGGCGTCACCGGGTATCGGCGGTGAACCGGGTATCGGTTTCGTCGCCCCTTCCTTGGCCCCGCCGACAGGGGGGATTTTTCTGTGCCCCGGCGTGGGTGCGGCCGGCGCGTCTATCGGTGCCGGCGGAGGATACTGCGATTTTGATTTCCGCGAAGTCATCGGGGGGCACGGCAACATGCACACGCACTGTGAATGGGGCGGCTTCTCGCCCATCGTTCAAATGTGGAACTGCTGGCGGGTGTTCCCCGGCCAGCCGGATCATCCTAAATTGCCGGATCCGGACATCATCCCTGATGGCATGGGTGTGCCTTGGGCGATCGCCGGGCCGACCCCGGACAACCAGTGGCCGCCGCCGGGTCTGGCTCCGTGGCAGGATCTACAGCCACCGACACCCGAAGGCCCGCCGCCAGGGCCGCCGCCGCCACCTGCACCTTCCCCGCCGCCGGGACCGCTGGGTCCACCGCCGGGGCCATTACAGGGGCAGCTTGGCCCCGCCGAAGGACCCATAGGGCTGCTGCCATGAAACGGCTGGCATTGCTGGCATGTGTGCTCACGCTGCCGATCTCATGGCGGGCACCGACGGCGCACGCCGACACCCAATGTCCCTACCCCGGCGTCGGCGTTCTCGATGTGAACATCGTCGGCGTCGGCGGCGGGTTCTGCGACTTCCCCACCGAGATCAACGGGTCGCACTGGCATTGCCAGGCCGGTGGAATCAACCTGGGCGGCGTGTTCGGCGGCGCGAACGGCGGCCTGAGCGTGGGCGGCAACCCCGCCGGCATCGGCGGGGTGAGTTGTAACTGGCGCTGCCCCGACGGCGCCGACGCGCCGGCGCCGAATCCTCCCGGCGCGTGGGTGCGTTACCTGGTGCCGATGAACACCACGAACTTCTGCAAAGACCACATGACCCCTAATGGCCTGTGGACCAATCCTGTGTTGCCGACAGAAGGACTTCCCCCGGCGGGACAGCAGCCGCCGCCGCCTCCTCAGCCGGTCCCGGCCCCGGTGCCGTGGCTTAGCCCACCGGGTCCACCTGCGTCTGCGCCTGCGGAGGAGCCGTCACCGATAGAACCCGGACCGCTACCGGGACTCATACCGCCCCCGTGACCGACTGGCCCACCATCTAATCCGGCCACTGCGCCCACCACGCATTCCTTTGCAGGTCGAAAACACCGATCTGATACACGATGCGCCCGCTGGTCGTGTCGAAGATCAGCAGCGCCCCGTAGTAGCAGTTGTTGCCCCGCAGCGCGATGAATCCCGCCTGCTGGCAGCACCCGGCGGCCGGGCACGGTTTGAACGGCTGCCATTTCACCGTCACGCCGGGATGAACCAGCTCAGGATGGCGGATGATCCGGTTGAGCGCCTCGCTGGTGACCAGAATCCGCTGGTCGGGGCCGGTGACGATGTACAGTTCGCCGGGCCACTTTGTGGTGGTCACGTCGATGCCGACCTCGAAAGCCCCCGCCACCGCGCTAAACGCGCCTTGGTCACGCATCCTCGACACCCGGGATTAGGGCTTTGATGGGAACACGCCACGGGGCGCGGGGCAGCCATGGCCGTAATCGACCAGCCACATGGCCAGAGACAACGTGCCCAGCACGCAGCCCAGCGCGACCAACGCCCACAGCGCAAAGACGAAGCGTTTGCGCCACTTCAACATTTCAGAGTCGGTTAACTTAATGTCGCCGTCAATGTCAGGCTGGGCAGAAATCTGGTCGGTGTGGTCCATGCCTTTGAACATGGGGGTGAAGTGGTGGTTGACCTTGTCTACCTGCTGCTGGGGCAGTTGGGTGGAGTCCATCGGCTTTTCCACCAGCGGGATCACGTCGACGGTGGTGGTGTCGTCGTGAATTTTGGAGTGTCTGCCCATCAGGCCGCAGCCGCCAATTCCTCTTTCCACTTGGCGATCTCAGCGGTCACCTCGTCTTTGCGGTCGCGGGCCGCGTCCAATTCCGCGATTGCCTCATCCAACACTTCCTGACCACCGCGGACGGCGTCGGCGGCTTGGGCTTGCAGGTCCGGCATGTTATCCACGGTGGTTTTCAGTTCGAGCGCGGCGCGGAAAATTTTGCGGGTGTTGATGCGGAAAATGTCGAGGTCTTCGTCGAGGATCAGTTGTTGCTGCGCGTCAGCAGTGAGAGCAATTTCGCGGCGGATATGCTGTGTGTGTCTGTCCATCCCCCCACTATATAACACCCGGCTGGCATTCATTCGGTGTGGTCCTGTGATTCACGCAGCACCGCTTCGAGGTCTTTGATGCGGCCCTCCAATCCTTTGAGCGCCCAAATTATCCCGGCCATACCGGTGAGCAGAATGGCGTCCATCGCATTGTTGAACATGGCTTCTATCCTTGTCCGTCGATCAGATTGTTCACCCAGGTCTTGCCGAGCTGCACACCGACGCCGCCGATCGCACCAGCCTCACATCCCCCGGGCACCGTGACCACATCAGCGGGTAGCAGCGGCCCAGCGATCATCGACCCGATCGCCGCCCCTCCCAGGCAGCCCATCCCCGCGGCGCTGAGTAGGTCACCGACTTGCGGGTTCTGTTCAGCGGGCATACCCGAGTCATCGGATTTGTCGAATGGTGGCCCTGGTGGCAGCACCGTCATGTTCGGCGGTGTGGGCAATTTCGGCTGGTCGGGAACGTCAGGCGGGGCGATGTCGGAGGCGTTGTCGCCGTCGGTTTTGAAGCCGGTCGCCGCGAACTGCGCGGCCGGTTGGCTGATTTGGCTGGCGACATCCGCGTCGTAGGCCTGCAGAGCGGCGTTGCGGGTCTGCAGTTCGGTGGTACGGGCGATGATGTCGGGTGCCACCACCACAGCCATCCAGGACGGCATGGTCGGTGGCGGGGTGACGGTGAAGTCTTCGCTGACTTGGTAGCCCTGCTGCGTGGTTTGGTCGACGGCGTCGAGCAGGGCGGCGCGCATCGCCATCAGGTTGTCGTGGCCGGTGGCTGCCGCGCCCGCCGCACCGCGCAACGCTTCAGCGTGGGACAGTGCGATGGCCCAGTCGGCGCTGTGCGCCTGCACGGCGCTCAGCTGCCCGGTCCCGGTCCACCAGGCGTTGCCGACCGCGTTAAGGGCTTGATGCCAGGTTTGTTCCCAGGTTTGCGCGGTGTGGTTCCAGTGTTGCGCGGCGTCTAACAGGTGCGACCAGTCCGCCGCACGCACCTGCGGCAGCGTCATATCTGTACCTCCGTCTGTGTTCCGTCGTCGGTTTTGTCGGTGACCCCGGCGGCGGGGGCACCAGCCGCCGGGGTCACGGTGTCAGGCTTCACCACATCCACGTGCGCAGCCGGTGAGGGCATCATCTTCGCCCCATTCGACAGGACGGTCATCATCGTCGACACCCCGCCCTGTGCGAGCTGGTTAGTCAGCGACGCACCCATCTGCCCCAACTGCGACACACCCTGCATGAGGCCCTGGGTCATCTGCGAGCCGGCTTGGGCGCCGGCCTGCATGAACTGGCTCGTCATCTGCGCGAGGTCTTTGGGGTCCAGCTTCGCCGCACTTGACGTTTCCTGCGCCTGATACTGCCCGGCGTTGGCGGTCAGCGTCGCGGAATGCTCACCGAGGCGGGTCATCATCTGCCCGGTCACCGCCGCAGCGGCACCGTGTATCGAAGCGACCGCGGCCTGCGACGGCCACGGCCCACCCGACACATCGGGGGTCAGATCACGCACCTGACCCAACTGGCTGATCAGCAGCAGATGCCCCCGCGCGATGACCAGCAGATCATTCGGATCAACCTGCAACGGAGAGGTCATGGGTGTCTCCAGTCGGTTTCTGCTAGCCGTACCTCAACGGCGAGCAGGTCGGCGAGTTTGTCTTTCAGTTCGACGCGTTCCACGATCCGCCCGGCGCATCGGGTGATGGTCTCGATGATGGCGGTGGTGTCGCACTGCGCGATCGACGCCGACAACGCCGCCGACGATATCTTCTCTGAGGCCACGACTCCGGCCGTGGTCCCCGCTGCGAGTGCTCGGGGCGCGGTGTCTTTGAGGACCACCCGGACTTCGGCGGCATCCAGCAGCACCAGCCACTGCGCACCGGGCATGGACTCCGGTATCGGTAGCGCGGCCATCAGTCAGGCCACCTCGCTTCGAAATAGCCCAGGTGGTCAACTTTGCCGGTGAGCCGCCACACCTCGCTGGTGGACAGGTCTTTGACGATCACCCCAGCGAAGCAACCGTGCCAGTGGGTGGCGAGGTAAACCCCATCGTCCACGGGGCATCGTGACGTTGACAGGTCGATCACCCAACCAGCCAGCGGCGGACCGGGGTTGCGGATGAACCGCGGCGGGAAATACACCACGGACTTATCCGCCGTGCCGCGTCTAAACACCAGGTTCATCAGAAGATCAGCTTCGCGACTTTAGGGATGGGCAGGCTGCGGGGCCGTTCATGTTCAGGCATCCCCAAAGACCCGCGCATGCCCGCCGGGTACACACCCGGACCACCCGACTGGCCCGGCATCGCGGCGGCGGGGATCATCGACCGGCCCGGCACCGCGACCGCCGTATCCGCAGACGCTTCGGTGGAGGTCGATGCCAGCGGCGCGGCGATCACCTTGGAGGGTTTGACCGACTCGGCCCACGCCGCCGGCACCGACAACCGCACCCCGTTACCGGGCAGCACCGCGCTGCGCCCTATGCTGGCCAGCGGGGTGGGCATCGAACCGAAGCCGGTGCCCACCCCCGGCACTGAACTCAACGTGTTGAGCGAGCTGCTGATCCCGCCCAGTCCAGTGCCAAGCCCATTGGTGAGTGCACCCATCCCCATCAGCGGCGCCAGGAACGACTGAAACCCGCTCAGGCTGGACAGCGGCGACGCCGCGGATCCGAGTGAGCCGGGTGATCCGAGACTGCCTAGCATGCCGGGAATGCTGGACGCCATCTGCGGGGCCATGCCCGCCATCGACGCCGCGCTGCCCATCCCGGTCGGCATGCCCGCTAACTGTCCGCTGGCACCTGAGACTTGAGACCCGGCCTGCCCCGCGGACTGGCCCGCGGCCTGAGCCACGGCTGCGGCGTCGGCGGCGGGACCGGCCGGGTCGGCATCGGGGATCGGCGGCACAAACGGCACCATCCCCCCGGTGATCGCACTCAACTCACCCGCATACGCGGTCATTGTGGAAGCATCGGTCGCCCAGTAGGTCGAGTATTCGGCCTCGTTCGCCGCAATGGCCGCGCTGTTCACCCCAAGGAAATTCGTCGCCACCAGCGTCGCCAATTCGGCGCGGTTCTCCGCGATCACTGCGGGATGAATGACTGCAGCATGTGCCGTCTCGAACGCGGTCGCCGTACCCATCGCAGCCAACGCATGTTCTTCAGCCTGCGCCGCAGTGGCGGTCATCCACGCCACATACGGCAACGCCGCCGAAAGCATCGTCATACTCGACGGCCCCAGCCAAGGGCCAGCCGTTAACGCACCGAGCACCGCGTCGAAGGAAGCGGCTGAAACCCCAAGATCTGCCGCAAGGCTGGTCCATGCCGCTGCGGATGCCATGAGACTGCCGCTGCCCACGCCCCCATGCACCAGTCCACTGGTCACCTCCGGTGGCCAAGCCGCGTAGATGCTCACGTCGCCCGCTCCATCCTTTCTTTGATTTCGTCGCCGCAGCGCCAGCACAGCCGGAAGCGGAAGGTCAATCCGCGCAACAGGCCATCTGCCATGCCGATCTGCGCGTATGCCTTGGGTTCGTTGTAACACCAGCGGTGACACCGCGCGCACCACAACGACCGTGTAAAAGAAATGATCATCGGCTCACCATCAGAGCATGGTGGCCATGTTGGCAACCTCACAGCCCGCATACGACGCGGCGGCGGCACCGATGTTGGTCACGAACATAGCGTGAAACACGGCGCCCATCTGCGCGAACGCCTGATAGTCGGCGGAATGCGCCAGGTGCATGGCTGCGGCCAGGATGGAGGCCGGCTCGGGTGCGGGCGGTATGACGGAGGTGGTGGGGATCGCCGCACCAGCGTTGACACCTTCGACCTGGGCGCCGAGCGCGGCGAGCGTGCCGGAGGCCCCGGCGATAGCGGGTGAGGCTGCTTGCACGAACATGTGTCTGCTCCAATCCTTTTACCAGCGTGTGACCCAAATCATATGGCACCTGGCTGGCATTGTGAAGTCATGGCTGTAATTTACCGGCTATTTCAGCCGCAGAATCATCACATTGAACACCCGTAACATGTCGATTCTGCGGTCACTGTCTTTGGTGGGTCGGGTCGACCACGCCTCCCCGAACTGGTCCCACGTCACGTCGCGCTTGAACTGGATACGCTTCCTCAGTCTGTCCATGCCACGATTATATAACACCATGCTGGCACTTGCGACGGTCGTGCTGTTCACCAGGCGATCGTAGGCGGCAACGACACCACAGTGCGGGCGAACAAATCAGGGTCGATAATCGGATCATCCCCCAGCATGACAGCGCGGGCGCGGGAAGCATCCACCACCGTTTTGAATCGACCGATCACCTCGCCGCTGTCGTCGTCGATCAGCGACACCGGCGCCCCGGCCGGCCCGTCGGTGTGCAGGCTGATCATCTGCGGATAGGTGTCATCGGTCATCTGAAGCCTTTCCAGCCGGCTGAGGCGCCACCACCAGCGCCGAGCAGCTGAACCAGCGCGATGATGCCGACCTCAACAGCGACGACAATCTCAAAAGTAGTCACGCGGTTTCTCCTTTACTGCGGCCAGGTCACGGTGATGGCCGAGTCGGTCGAGGTCACCTGAGCGAACGACTCCACGCCCGGCCGAAACGCGTCCCAGCGTTGCATTCCGACGCGGAGCCGCTGCAGCGTGCAGGGTGTCGGGAGCGACACGGACAGACCGCCGATGGGCAGGGTCGGTGAATGTATCGGCGTGATATCCGACGGGTAGTTGAGGTAGATGCCGGAGGCGTCGGTGGTCATGATGACGTCTGTCTCGACACCCGGCAGCTCGTTGTCCCAGTGGTTCATCCAGACCCGCAGGGCTTGGATCGTGCAGGGCGTGTCTTTGGTGGTGGCGAAGGCCTGCGGAGACGGGGGGGCGACGGGCACCACCGGGGCGCCGGGTGTCAGGTTGAAGTTCGCCCAGATCGCCGGCTGCGAGGGCGGGTCGGTGGTGTACTTGCTGGCGGTGATGCAGAGATAGAGGCTGGTCACATTCAGCACGGGGGTGGCCGATTGCTGGATCGTCCAGTCCACGCCGCCCGGCGAGGTCTCCCAGTACACGGTGCCAGCATGCTCGCGTATCCGCAGCCACTGGTGCTCAACCGGGTCATACGGGATGGTGGTCGAGGGTCCGGCACCGCTGACGTGCTCGTAGAAGCTCAGTTGGTTGTTCTCCCAAAGGATGGATTCGTTGTTGCCCGGCGGGAAGGTCGAAACGGGACTGAGCTGCAGCGCCGTCCAGATACCGACGGTGCCGATGCTGACCGGCTGGACGAGTTGCATGAGAACGTGGGACTCGGTGAGGTCATAGGCGGCCACGCTCGTCAGGCCGCGGGAGCCAGTGGAGACCGGTACCAGGCTGAAGGTGCCCCCGCCTACGGTCCCGTTGTAGAGGGTCCATACGGCGGGGTTGAGCGCGGTGAAGTTGTCGGTGAGCGTCGCCGCTTTCGGCGTCGGTGCGGTCATCTCAACCCAGCACCGTGCACGGCGACTTTGTTCTTGCTTGCAGCAGGCATAGCGCGCATCATCGCGCAGGTTTTCCGTAGAACCCGGTAGCGACACTGCTATAGTGAGGCCCGCTAGCTCCCCCCAGTGCGAACCGTATCCAGCCGGCAGATACCGCAAGGTACCGGGAGGACGCCGGTCCCAGACACTGAGAAGGACCGGACCCACATTAGGAGTTCAAGCACTTCCATCCCTCTCCCGGCCCGTTAGCTTAGTGGTAGAGCGGGAGATTCCCGGTAAGTTCTCTGTCGTCGGCGGTTCGATTCCGTCACGGGCCACATTGGTGTAACAGGTGTAACGCGTGTAACGGGTCATACCATGAGGTGATGATCGGGTGATGATCGGCGCTACACCGGCCGATCGCAGCCTGTATTGCCCGTGTCAGGACTTCCGGATGATCTGCCGATACTGCGGCATGCAAGTCCGGTGAAACCGCTCACACCCACACCCGCGACGAAAACACCGCCCCTTGGATGAACTGTGCGACAACGCGGGATGCCCACACACGCACACCGTCACTTCGGCGGCCCCATCACCGCCTCGCCGATATTCACCAGCCACGGCAGCATCACATCCTCAAGCCGCGCCAGCCTACGACACAACAACACATAAGCGCAGGCCACACCGGCACCCAGCGCCGCCGAACACCCCAACATCACCGCAACCGTCACCACAACTCACCTCACAACACGCCGTTTAGCAGTTGGGATACGGTGATACCAAACGCCCGCGCATACCGGTAAAGGATCGGCAGCGTCGGCATGATATGACCCAACTCCCAATCCGACACTCGCCCGTTTTGCGCGTATCCCATCCGCTCAGCCATCTCAGCCTGGTTGAGCCCGGCGCCGCAGCGCAGTTCACGCAGCCGCGCACCTAATGCGGTGGCCGGCGGCAGCGACTGATCCGCGGTGAACCCTGCCTGTTTACGGACCTGGCTTTGGTGCTGCGCGTAGCGGCGCCGGTCACGCACGGGAGGGTCGGCTAGCAGAAAGTCATCGGGCAGCGTCTGCGACATGAAAGCAACTGTAAAACGCGCCCCTGGTTATCACCCGCAACTACGCAGGCGTGTCACACATGGGTCCAACTCCGGCGAACGCGACGGGGTTCCCACCGGTTTACCAAATTTCGCTGGGGTCTCCGAATGTTAACGGCGGGGCGTCGGTACCTCTGGACTCATTGCAGTCGCGGTGACTTGGTCGAAAATTAAGAACGTCCATTAACAGGTCGGGTCTTTCTTTGACAGTTATTGCATGATCAGTTTCGAAGCAGAATGGATGCGGATATTTCAGATCGTATCGAATTTCGCCTCCGCAAAGCCAGCAGCAGGCGTTTTCTCGGGCGCATTTGGCTCGGTGCTCAGCCAGCAGTTTCTTCATCTGCGGGCTGTCACGCATTTCCCGGGCTTTGGCGGCATCTTTAGATCGCTGTGTTTGCGGGATGGGGGGCGCGGTTTCGGGGGTGTCGTCATAGTCGGTGCTCATAGGTACCTCGGGTTGGGGCGTCGGGTTTTTATCCACGGTGTGTCTTTGATGAACGTCGGGTGGTGGGTGATTGTCACGTCGATCACGGTGGCGTGCAGCAGCCGCAGGATGGTGTCGACGGGCTCGTGTCGGTAGTCAGATTCCGGCACGCGCACGCCAACTGAGCGGCTGAAGTTGCAGCGCCCCGGTTCCCGGCGGCACGTACATGGTTTGGCTGGGCGGCTGCCACGCCAACCGCACCAGGGTGGGGTCAGTGATACACACCGGGCTCGAATCGGTGGGCGCGGTGAACGCGAACGACGCCAACGTGCCCGCCGTGTTGTTATAGATGATGTTGGTGAACGTGACGTCATAGATCAGGTCGACACCCAACCCGAGGGCGGCGCTGTTGGAGGTCAGCTCAAGGCCCGGCGTGTCGGACGGGTCGATCGTGCACAGCACCCCATCGACGATGCCGGCGGTCAACGGGGCTATCGCGATCGCAGTGTCAGCCACAATTTGCGGGCCGCCGGTGGAGGTTGGGGTGATGACGACCTCGCAGAATCCGACCCCTTGAGCGGTGGTCAAATCGGCGCCGTCGGCCACCAGCAGCGGCACCGTGGTACCGCCCAGACCACCAGTGAACTCGACGTCGTAGGCGAACGGTTGCGGGTCGGCGAGCACCAGCACACCACCGCCGGCCGCGGCGACCGACGGTGACGCGTTCAACGCGGTCTGCATCGCCGACGGCGACACGTTCCACGCCAACGTGATCGGAGCATCGGTGCCATAAGCCAAAGTGAAGGTGCCGCCGGTGGGGTTACCGACGATGTTGACGGTCTGCTCAGCGTTATAGGCGGCCTGTACAAGATAGTTGGTGATCGGAATCATCCGACCTTTACCGAGCCGCGGCGTGAACGTCACCAATCCGGGTGGTCCTGTCGACGGATTCACCGGCGCCAACACCGGCGAATTCAACACCCCCGAAATCGCCGGGTCTGCGACCGCGAAAAAATCACCCGTCACAGTGAAATACGTCAACGAAACGGGACTGGTCATCTGGTTTCCCTGTCGCGACGCCCCGAATGGACCTGGGTGATGAGTTTGTCTCCGTCACGCAGGTCGTCACCGAAAGATTCCGCTGGGCGCGGCGCCGGAGGGGTGATCATTCTGGGTTTCAACGATCCGGTGAAAGCCACCGTCCCGTCGTCGTTGTTCGTCAGCGTCACGTCGTAGCAGTCGCTGGCCAACCTGATTTTGCCGGCGATGCGGATTTCCACCCGCACCGGCGGCGACGCCGCAACTTTCTTAACAACCACGTTCTCACCGTCCGTTCCGTGTCGGGTTAGGTATCCGCGCGGGAAGCCCTTGGGTGCCCGCCGCCGGCTGCCCTCCTCCGCGAGCGCGCGGGCGACCCACCGCTGCCGCGGCAGCTTGCGACCCCGGCGGCGCTTTAGCGGGTAGCCGCACCGCACCCGGCGGCACAGGCCCCGCGGTGATCGCCAACCTGCGCGGCACGCTGCGGTCATCAGATTTAGCCCGTTCCACACTGGCCGCGCGTTTAGCGTTAGCGTGCGCCGCGGCATGAGTGACCGCGGCAACGAAATCATCCACCTCGTCCGGCGCCAAATGCCGCGGCAATAAGATGAACCCGTCAGGGCCGACGGAAATCTCCCACGACCCGGCAGTCACCAAATCCCACCCGCTGGGATGTCGCCGCACCGTGGGCTGCGTCATAACGGCGCCCCACCACGACGCCGGTTCATTCCGTAAAACTCGCCCAAATCGAACTTGTCGCTGGACACCAACTCCAGATGGTCCCCGCAGCACGCGTAGCCGTTAGACACCGTGGTCGCCGGAATCATCCGGCCCTGGCTGAAGCAGACACAACAGTGGATCGTGACTTCAGGGATTTGCCGGAACTGGACTTGCTTGAACTTCACCAGGTCATTCTCACTCATCACCGCGGCCACGTCACCGTCCGACACGCACCACACAGGGCCATCATGGATATACGCCACCGAAATGTCATCTGACAATCGGCGTGGCGTTCCCAGAAATGACCTACTCGCGGCGTTATCGTGCGCGCATGGCATACAAACTGGGCTTAAAAGCGCCTGTGCCCGGCGCGATCCCGCTGCGGCTGGCCACCTACATGGACTTCCACCAACTGCCCACCCCACCCGCCGTGTTCGGCCACTACCAGTTGATCAGCGACTGGGGGATGCTGGCCAACGACCAGCTCGGCGATTGCGCCATCGCCGGCGCCTGCCACCAAACGATGCTGTGGACACTGGAAGGCTCCGGGGTCGCCGCCTCCTTTGATGACACCGCCGCCATCACCAACTACTCCGCGATCACCGGCTACAACCCCGACGACCCGTCCACCGACGAGGGCACCGCGCTCGGCCAGCTCGCCGCTTACTGGCGCACTTACGGCATCGTTGACGCCGCCGGCAAACGCCACAAGGTCGCCGCCGTCGTCGATATCAACCCCGGCGACCTACGCGAACTGTGGGTGTCCTCGTGGCTGTTCCAAGCCGTCGGCCTCGGGTATCTGATGCCGCAGTCGGCGATGGATCAAACCGCGGCCGGGAAACCCTGGAACCCGGTGCGCGGCTCCCCCATCGAAGGAGGTCATTACGTACCACTAATGGGCCGCAACCCCGCCGGCAACGGCGTCATCATCACCTGGGGACAAACCCAAGAAGTCACCCCCGCCTTCCACAAGAAGTACAACGACCAGGGCATCGCCGCGTTGTCTGAGGAGATGCTGGATAAAGCCGCCAGCGTTGACGGGTTCAACGAGACGCTACTCAAACAAGACCTGGCCACGATCGGGCTTCCGTGACCTGGTGGCACCGCTTGGGCGAGAACAAGCCGATCACGGATCTGCTCGAGCGGGTCGGCCCACCGTCCATCGACGCCGCCACCGAGCATCCGCTCAGCGACCTGTCGGTGCTCAACCAGTTCAAAGCCGCACCTTTCCCCCCTGGTTATCCCGCCTACACACCCACGTTCTACAGCCCGGTCGACGACATTCCATCGGTGTTGCAGACGCTGTTCAGCGGGGCGCAGAAGTCGCTGGTGATCTGCTTTTACGGGTTCGATGACGAGAAGCTGGCCGACATCATCAAAGAGAAAGCCGAAGATCCTGGTGTCGCGGTACAGATCAGCCTGGATTCCACGCAGGCCGGCGGCGTCCACGAGAAAGCCTTGCTGGCCAAGGAAGCGTATCCGTCCTCGTCGGTCGCCGTCGGGCAAAGCGAGAAACACGCCATCATGCACATGAAGCTGGCGATCATCGACGGCGTGTACGTGGTGACGGGCAGCACCAACCTGTCGGTGCGCGCCGAAACCGCCCAGGACAACCAACTCACCGTGGTCGGCGATGCTTACGTCGCGGCCGAGGCGCGGGCACGCTGCGACGCGATCCACTTCAACATGCTCAACCAAATGCACGCCAAGGGGTTGCGCTAATGCTGCTCAGGTCCAACGTCGAATTTTCTAAACGGGTTTTTCTCGACCGTTTAACGTGTGACAATGGCCAGCCGCTAGTACAACCCGCAGACATTGACGCTGGCCCCGGCGACCTTTATGAATATGGCGGCTGCTTCGATGCGTTCAATTTTGGTACTGGTGCGGATTGCTCCGGCTGCGTAGGAATTGTCACTGCGGCGGCGCTGAACGGCACGGCGATGCAATGGCAACGCTATTTCTCGACCGAAACCTTCCCCAACGGTTTCCATAATTTTCAGCAGGTGTCCCAGCAGGCGTGCATCAACTCGAAGTCGCCGATCAAGGTGATGATCATGCACGGGGGTGGCGGCCCCAACAGCCATATGGCGTGTCAGATCGACGGCTGGGACATGGAGTCCAACGGTGATTTCGGCGTGTGCACCGACCCGCCGGAGATCACCGGCCTGACCAGCGACTACTGGAATGACTGGTGGATCTCGACGGACACCATCTCCGAGGACACCACCTACCGGACGCCGAGAACCTACCCGCTCGGGCTGGACTATGCGGGCGGGCGCATCGCCGGCGCCGACCTCAAGGCGGCCGGGGTCGCGTTCGTGTGCCGCTACCTGTCCGACGGCGGCACCAGCTTGCCGAACAAGCAGTTGCAGCCGGCCGAGGCTGCGGACCTGATGGCTAACGGCATCGAGATCGTCTCCAACTGGGAAACGAACGCGCAGATGATGCTCGGCGGCTATCAGCAGGGCATCACCGACGCGAACGCGGCCCGCGCCCAGCAGGTGGCCTGCGGCGGCCCACCCGGCGCGACGGTGTATTTCAGCGCCGACTTCGACGCGGCACCCACCCAGCAGACCGCGATCAACCAGTATTTGCAGGGCTGCTGCGACGCCCTCGGCGGTCCCGGTCACGTCGGGATTTACGGCTCCTACTACGTGGGTATGCGCGCACTGAACGCCGGGGTGTGCTCGTACTTCTGGCAGACCGAAGCCTGGAGCGGGGGCAGCGTCGACTCAAGGGTAGCGATCATTCAACGCAACCAGGTCGGCTATAAGACCGTGTCCGGTGTGCAGTGCGACATCAACGAGGCACACGCCGACGACATCGGCCAATGGCATAACTATGTGATCACCCCGCCGGCCCCGTCGCCGGTTCCTGATCCGGGTGGCCCGCCCGACTATGCCGTCCTGGCGTATGAGCAGTTAGCCGGGCCGCGTGGCCTTAATGGATACGGCGTAGGGTGGTCTCAGCTCAACGGGCACACCTTGGTGGATGCGATCGCTGAGATCGGTCAGCATCTGGGTTTGGCGGGTTATGCGCCGCCGGTTCCGCCTGCCACGCCACCACCCGCACCGCCGGCTCCCCCAAGCCCGGCGGTGTCCACCCGGCGTGGCAGGCCCCCAGCCAAAAAAACCCCGGCCAAAAAGACCGCGGCGAGAGGTACACGGAAATGACCACACCCGATGACATCCAGGCCGACATCTCCGGCGTCGCACCACCTGAAGCACCTAATGCCGGCGACCCGCAGCCGTGGCGGTTAGTGAAAGCCCGATGGCCGCGCAACATCGGCGACATCGTCAACGACCCCAACCGCGGCCCATGGACCAGCAACCACAACGGCAAACCGTACCAAGGAACCTTCGACGCTTACGAGCAGCAGGTCTGCGTCGCCGAACAGCTCGCCTGGACACACAAATTCTCCGACGGCATCGTCCGCGACCCCGGCGACATCCTCATCGAACTCATGGAATTCGTGATCGCGTGGAGGGCTACCCAGGCGCCGCCGCCAGTGAAAGCACCAGCACCCGACGCTGGGCGGAAGCGAAGATGGTGACCGAACGCTGGCTGCCCATCGCTGGATACCGAGGTTTCTACGAGGTCTCGGACCATGGCCGCGTGCGCTCAATAGACCGAACGGTGATCACCAAGCGTGGACCGTGGCGATATCGCGGACGGCCGCTAAAACCATGGAAGCGAGACGACGACCACTTCACGGTTCGTATGGATCATCAGCACGTCCGCATTCACAGACTCGTCCTAGAAGCCTTTGTCGGTCCATGCCCAGACGGGATGGAAGCCTGCCACAACGATGGGAACCCGGCGAACAATCACCTGAGCAACTTGCGGTGGGATACACGCCGGGAAAACATCCTTGATGCGATCAAGCACGGATCACACCATTGGGCCAAGAAGAGTCATTGCCCGCTGGGGCATCCATACAGTACAGATAACACTTATGTGACCGTCCGGCGCAGCGGATATGTAACACGACGTTGTAAAACATGCCATAAGGCAGAAGCTCGGCGCCGGAGGGCAGCATGACGCCGCAACCGGTACTGTTCACTGTCACGGGCACGGGCGTGCCGGACGGTTTTGGCCCAGGGTTCAGCGCTGATGTAGGCCGGGCGTTCGCCTATGATCCTTGGGCCGCGCTCGCCGCGAACACCGCTGGGGTCATCTACAGCACACCTGTGTATTGGCAGCCCTGTTCCTACCCGGCGGCTGTGTATCCGATGCAACCATCGGTGCAAGCGGGCCGCGCGGAAGTCTGCCGCCAGATAGGATTACGCCCGCAGGGAACTCCCATATTTCTCTCAGGATACTCACAGGGCGCTATGGTGACCAACGCCGTCTGGGTATCCGACATCCTTTCACCCAATGGCAGCCTCCACGATCGGCTGACCGATGTGAAAGGCATCATCCAATTCGGTGACCCCAACCGCTGCCCAGGTGTGGCGCACGGCAACGAAGTAGCGGGCCTGGCATTACCCACTACGAAGGACGGTGTGGTGACAGGTGGGATCGCTGGTCCTGGCGATCTGCGGCCCAGCCAGACGCCGCCATTTCTGCTCTCCGCAGCGAACGATGGTGACCTGTACGCGGCTTGTCCGGTGGGAGCCAATCCGTGGTCGTCGGAATCGCCGGCCGGGAAAACGGAGACGGGGATTTTCAACATTGTGCAGGCCGCGACGTTTTTCGATGTGGTCGCGGTGGCGGAGGATTTGGGTCGGCCGGTGGGTACGATTGAGGCGTTGTGGAATGGGATGGTGTTCGCCAGCGAAGGAACAAACGCTCCTCACTGGAGGTACTCACCCTTTGTGCCGGCGATGGTCGACTGGATCAACAAGCAGATATGAGCGGGGCCGCATGACTATTTGGGATGACATTGGTGCTGTGATCCGGCAGTACCTTTCGCCGTTGCCGTCGGCCAGCACTGACCGGCTGCAGCGCGCCTTGAGTGATCTTGAGGCGCTTGTTCCCACCGCAGAAAAGGAAGAAGGAAAGATGACAACACCTAACCCCGTTCAGATCGACCAAGGCGATTTGGACAGTTTCGCGGCCTCGTTTGAGGCGGTGAAGACTTCGTTGGCGGGTTACATCGCGACGCTGCAGGCCAATCAGGCTGCGCCGCTGTCGGCGGCTGACGAGACCGGCCTGAATCAGGCTCTGTCTGACCTGCAAGGCCTTGAGCCGCCCGCGCCATCGGCATGACCGTCCCCATCGCCATCGCGGACCTGCTCGGTGAGCCGCAATGGGCCAAGGACTGGGCCACTGTGTTAACGCAGGGCCAGGCACAACTCGCGCAGGGGCAGGCGCAGATTGTGCAGCAATTGAACACCATCTCACAGAAAGTTGATGAACTCATGGCAGCAGTACAGATTGATCAGGCTGATCTCGACAGCATCGCGGCGTCGGTGGAAGCCGTAGCGACGGCGGTGTCGAGTCTCACGGAGCCGTTGCAGAACGCGTTGAACACTGCGCAGGGCAACGTCACCCCGCCTCCCGCGCCCTAGAAAGGGGGAGTACAGAGATGACAGAGTCTGAGTTGGCGGTGGCGGCGCCGGAGGAACTCGCGTTGAGTTTGTCGGGGTTGGATGTGTCGGGTTTGATCGGTAACGCTGAGAGCGTGATCGGTTTGTTGTCGACGGTGCTGGGTTTGGTGGCGAAGGTGCCGGGTCCGCAGCAGGCGGCGGCGGCGGATGCGGTCAAAGTGTTGCAGGGGTTGGAGACGATCCTGGGCAAGCTATAAGCGCCGCAAGAAAGCGCCTCGGCCCGGGAGGATTGGAACAGACAAGAACCAGACTCACCGGGCCGAGGCGGTTTTTAAGTTTAACGTATTTTTAGTCTCTGAACAGGTGGGCGAGGCGTAGGTGTGACATGAGGTGTTCGGCGTGGCGGAAGGTGTGGGCTAGGCGTGCTGAGCGGACGGCTTGTACGAGTAGCAGGTTGCCGGTGGCCGGGATCAGCGCGACCGCGATCACTAGCACATCGAAGATGAGCCATTTGTCGGCCAGGATGGTGCGTGGGTTCCAGCCGTGTCGGTGCATTTGGATGCCTGCGGTGGTGCCGAAGAACAGCAGGAAGCAGTAGTGGGCGTATTCGAATGCTTCGGGTTCGTCGCAGGCCCAGCCGGTGAGGGTGATGATGAAGCTGATGATGGTGGCGGCTAGGACGATGGTTTCGAATCGGCTGCGCCGGTGGGTGATCATGTGATCCACCGTTCTATGCGTTGGTATCCGGCGGTGCTGTGGGTCCAGTGGTAGACCCAAGCGGCGACGCCGTTGATGGTTTGGGTGGGGATGCGTTCGAACAGGTACGGGTGTCCTTCGATGTCGTCGAGGATGGGAAGTACGATGTCGACGGTTTCGGGTTTGAGGGTGACGGTGTATCCGGGGATGTGGGGGTAGGAGAATGTGGTGATGACGGCTGCGGGCCAGCCGTAGCCGGTGTCGTAGAGTTCGCCGTTGATGGCGTCGGCGGTGTGGTTGTCGCAGTAGGGTTCTAGTGTGGTCCAGCGGTGTTGGCCTGGGGCGAGTGTTCCGTAGATAAACACCTTCGTCATATAACGCCCGAGTAGCTCCTCATCCTCGGGGGTTAGAACTCTTGGCTCCCTTACCTTTTCGATGTAGCGCCTACCCAGGTCTACGAGCGGCTGGGCGTCCTCGTACGTGATCGCGCTGCGCTTTTCACCCATCCTCATCCTCATCGTCATCGTCGTCGTTCAACGGTTCCCCGCAACCCACACAATGCTCAGCGTGTTCTTCCGCGCGACCGGCCGCATAAATCAACAACCCGGCCAAATCACGCGCCTCCCGCGGAGTCATTTGCAACAAGAACGGATAAACAGCATGATCCTCATCGACGGCATCGTCAGGCGGATAAATCGGGCACTCCACCCGCCCTTGATGGATATAGACGCCCATCACCTCGTCGGTGAGCATTTCGAAAATCCCGATCCGCGTCGGTTTCTCGTCGAACTGCCGCTCAAACGGCAACATCTTCTCATCACTCATCGCTGTCCGCCTAAACCCATTCCTCGTCATCGCCCAGCAGTTCCTCAAGGTTGTCGCCCTCACTAGCTGGGCTCATCGTGATTTGTCCGATGATCGACATCAGACACGACGAAGTCGAGGAAGGCTGTCCCGGTCTCCCCATCAGCCAGAAGGTCGGAAACCAGTCCTTCCCAATCACTTTCGTCTTTGACTTTCACATCGCTTCCCAGACATCAGCCAAGTCATTGGCGCACTTCTCTATCACGGCGGCATCACGACGCAGACTGTCGCGGCGTTTCAGCAAATCATCGATCACCACTTGCAGGCTGTCGGCCTGACAGTCCAACATCTTGGCAGTCAATCGCAGCCGTGCCTCAGTGGCTGACAGTGTGCCGGTCATCTCATCCTTTTTCATCACTTCATCCGATTCATCCCGAGTATCCAGCGGTAAATCCCGTAGCAGATGACGCAGAGCCCCGCGAGAGCCAGCAGCAGAGTAATCATGTGACGTAAAGCTCTCTAGACAGGAAGATGAGAGCACTGACCACCCCACCCAAACCCAGCGTGACTGTCTTGCCTGAGTTGTCGTACACAATTGTCGGCCGGTCCATGAGTCGGTGAATACCCGTTCCTCGGCGCCACCGCAGGCGCCGCAGGTTTTCGGTAACGGTCGCGAAAGGTTGGCCATACACCCTTACATCTCATCCTCGTCGACGTCGGCTTCGCGGGCAGCGCGAGCGCAGCACGCGGCCACCACATCAGCATCCATGTCGGCCGCTAACTCCTCGGACCGCTCAACAGCAGCCGCCAAGTCGTCATCGTTATCAGCCCTGATGATCCTCACCAGCACTTCAACAAATTCCCTCTCCGCAGCGGTTAACTTCACCATTTCTCTACTCCTAACTTTTCAAAAATTTTTCGAGCAACCGACTTTTTTAGGCCAGCAGGCCCGCGGTTTTCAGGTGGTTGGTTCCCATTACCCGCAGGGTGGCCCGGTCATCCACACTCAGCCGTCCCAGCCCCGGCAGCACATACCCTTGGGGATAGGTGTAGAAGCTGCGCACGATATAACCGTTCGCGGACAGCACCTGGGTACGCAGCGTGCCGCACTCATGCAGACACGCGAACACCCGATGAATCTCTCTGTCTTTACGGCTGATCCGCACATCGTGAGCACGCCACGCATGCCCATAGTCGCGGCACTGCAAAAACATGTCGGCTATGTCGTCGATCGTGTGATGCGGCTTCTCTTTAGCCATTAACCTGTGTTCCTCTCGTGTGCTGCGTTGTAGGCGGCGAGAACTTCGCCCTTGATCTGGCCGGTGGCTGCTTGGTCGAGGTCTGGCCGGTGCCGAATCGCCCAACGCCGAACCTTGCTCCGCTCGGTCTTAGACAGCCCCAAACGGTCCTGATCGCCAATCAGAGCGCTCAGCGGAACTTCACCGTTATACCGGCCGGCCGCTTCACGGACCTGCTGCGCGGTGACCGACTCAATATCCTGGGTGACCCAACCCGTCCCCTCCAGAATCGGATCCTCAGGATGAACCTGCGCGTAAGCGTCGATGAGGTTTTGCTTCGGCAATCCCTTCATCCCCACCTCGAAACCCTGCTGTCTGCCCCAGGCTTTGATGCGGTCGCGTTGCGCTTTCTCCGCGCGGCCCTCGACCGACTTACGCGTGCTGCGCCGCAGCACCGGAGCGGCACGCGGCACTATCCGCGCCGCTGCGATCCAGCGCGCCACGTCGGCGTCGAACTCGCTTTCATGGGCACTGGTCAGGTCGATCTCGTAGTCGACACCTTTGACGCTGAACAGCACGGTGGCGTCGGCCAGCGACTCCTGATCCAGGTCGTCGCGGATACGGATAACGACTTCACGCATCGTTAGGGGCTGCTTTCTTCTCTAGGCGTTTTTTCTGCCGGTATTCGGCTGCGGCTTTGCGACACAGGTCGCACGCGCATTTGTAATTCACGTAACCGACTAGCGAGCCATGGAGGTGCTCAGGGCATTCGTTGTCGGGGTCTTCGCGCCAGGCGTTGATGACTTTGTTGCGGTGTTTGCGGCGGCAGTCCTCGGAGCAGGTGATTGGCACTCCGCCGGGACGTGGTGGCACCACGTAGGGTTTTCCGCATTCGATGCAGATCATGTGGCGGGGGCCAGAGCGTTTGGGCATTGGTTTCCTTCCGGTCCATTAGATTATACCTTCCCACTAACATGTCTAGCCACGCCCACATTCCCAGCGGTACACCGCGACCGCAGCATCAGCCGCCACCGCCAACCGCGACCTTGTCGCCTTTGAGTGGTTTCATGATGCGAAGCTGCTCCTTTCGGGGTAAATACCTTCTCCATGTTTGAGCTGCCAGTCGGCGACGGTGCCGCCGATGTTCTGCAGCGAGTAGCCGGGATAGGGCACCGCCTGGTGGCGTTCGTAAGGTGTCATCGCCGCCAACTCCGCAAGGTGCATCAGGCCACGACACCACAAAGCACGTGCCCCACTCTTCGGACTGCTCGGTGTCCACGATGATGCCCACCGTTTCCAGCGGGTTGGACACATGCCGGCAACGCTTGCCGTCGATGTCGCGGAAATATTCAGTCCTGCCAGCATTAGGCAGGTAGTGAACGCGATCCCCAATCTGAAACATCACCATGTCACCTTTCGCCATAAAAATATTTTTGGGTGTGCGCCAGGAACGGACCCTTACCTCGTTCCCGGCGCACACCGTTCTCATCCCCGCGAAGGGCCTAGTTGACGGCGAGGAGTTCGCTGGCCTTGAAGTCGCTGGTCAGCGTGCGCCACGCAGCATTCTTCAAACCCACCTTGGACGACTGCGCCTGAGTGATGGTGCGAACCGCACGCGCACCTGCCTCATCGCCGCCAGCACCGCGCACACCCTGGTAGTGGTCGACGAACTCGGTCACCGCATTGAAGAACCCGTACCGCGTCCCACCGAAAGAATCCTTGATCGTCGGGGATTCGACGAACAGTTTCAGGATGCCGTTGGCGGTGTTTTGCCGCATGGTCCGCGACCGGCCCTCACGCTGAGCCGCTGACAACTCGACCAAATCCTCCGCGACCGCTTTGGCCTCATCGACGCTCATCGAGGTTTGGTAGAGCCGCTGGCACTCAGCCTCGAACTGGGCCTCGTATGTGAACGCGATTCCCATGACGCGGCGCGCTTCCTCAAGCTGGTCACGCCAGTTCGCGGTGTGCCGAATCTTGAAGCTGGACACCGCTGAACCGATCGCTGCGGCCTGCGTGTTGGCGCACACGATCCGCACCGGAGTCACCAGGCCGGTCAACGCGGTCGACCCGTCGTGAGAGTTCAGCAGGGCCAGGTAGTAGTTTGTGGTGTCCACAACCCCGTCGTGGCCGGTCAACTCCATCGTCTGCGGCAGCAGCATGGTCATAAAGACCTGGGTGTAGCCGCGCAGCGAGCCTACGGTTTGCCAGTTGCGTGCGCCGATTTCGTCGACGAACGCCTCACCGAATTGAGCCAGGGCCTCGTTTTGGGCGTGTTCGTAGCGTTCACCCACGGTTGCCGGCATGGTTTGCACGCGCCCGTTGACGGGGTTGTCGAACACGACGCCGTAGCGGTTTGAGACGGGGACGGCGGCGACGCGTCGGGTGGCGTCGTCGAACTCGTTGTCTTCGGGGCAGATGTCGGCCCACAACCCGACTTTGCGGACGTTCCAGTTGGCGAGGTGTCCGGCTTCGAGGGCTTCTTGGGCGGTCATTTCGTGGCCGACGGGGGTTCCGAGGCGGTGCCAGGCGTCGACTCGGCCGTCTGCGGTGATGCGGGAGTCGGCGAATGCGGCGATGCCGTCGGTGATGGATAGTTCAGCGGGCATGGTTGCCCTCCTGTTCTGCGTTGGTATCTATACCACAATCCTATAACATGTGTTGCCAACAAGTCAAGCCCTCATGTGAGGTCATCATTCGTGTCCACAATCAGAGAATCTCGTAACCTGACGTTGACGTGATCGAGTACCAGCAGGCAATACCGGGCGATGTCTTCTGCCTCGCCCTCAAGCACCAGACCGTCACCGGCTTCGTTGCCTAAAAACAACACACACGGACCCTCAAGCCCCTCATCGGGACACAACACCGCTTGGGCGCTGTCCAAGTCGTTTTCGCCCCACACGGCGTAGAGCGCACCGTTGGCGCTGCCCCATTCGTAGTGACTGCTCATTTATTCGAGCCTCCCATCTTGACCCATTGATGAAGCTGCGCATCCCAGCGGTACCCACTGACCTTGGTGTTGGTAACCCAAGGGGTCGCTTTCTTGGCGACCGACTTTTTAGGCGCAACCGCCTTTTTCACCGCTGGGCGCTCGTGGCGGCGCACCACATTCGTAATCAACGCGGGCACATCAGCCAGTTCCTCGATGTAGGCCAGAAAACTGAACCCGGCGTGCCGCCCGGTCTGCACGGTCACCTCAAAGCTGCGGTAGCCCCATTCGGTCGGTTGGCGTTCCTGGTCGACTTTGACTTGTTCCCCGACCAAGCCGAGCATGTCCAACTCCCACTCGGTGTTATGCAACGTGAGACTGGTGATCATCGCGCACCCGTTTCAGCCACGTCGGCTTCGCAGCAGTCGGACACATCGCACAACTGCACGTCGAATCCGGGTGCGCCCCAATACTCGTAGGTGCCGATACCGTAATCCACCGTTGTTACGCGGCACGGCTGACCGCACGCTTCACAGATCACCACTGCCGGCCTTTCCATCGCTCCATGTCGCCGCCAGCGGGTTCCTCGTCAGCCCACGGGTCGTCGAAGAACTCGCCGTCATTACCCAGCCACAGCAACTCGTCGACCACCGCGTCCGGGGCGACGGGCTCAACAACGCGCCCGGTCTCTAACCCGACCGCGTTACCCTCATCGGTTTCCCGCAGCACCTCCCACAAATTCGGGTTGAGCGGTTCATCAGAGCGGTGCAGCACGGTGAACGTGATCACCGTCTTAGACACGTTTTCCACCAACTTGACCTTCGCCTTAGCTTTCTTCACCATGTCGTCGTTCTCCCTTTGTCTCAGAAGTAGTCTGGGCAGAAGTGGAATTCAGCCCCGTGTACGGCTAGCCGCACGATGCGGGTGTCTAAGCCGGTGGATGCGCCGATGTTGACGGCCTGACCTTCCGACATGCCTTTGCGCATGTCGTTGCACACCGTGCGGCCGAAGTCGGTGGCTTCGGCGACGCCGAACGGGGCACCGAGTTCATTGAGCATGTTCCAGTAGTTGTAGCCATCCTGGTCGCCCATGTATCCACCGCCGTAGGGGTTAGCGTTGCCCGGGTACGCGTGGGCCGGCGCGGCGCTCAACGCGACCGCGAACGCCGCCACCACCGCTGCTTTCAGGTATTTCATGTCTGTTCCAATCCTTGCGGCGATAAATTATTTTTCTCGGGTGCGCCAAGTGGGGGCCGCAGTAGAAAACAGCCTCCGAGGCTTGGCTAGCACCCGTCCATCCTCTCTTCGGTCGGCGACAAGCAGGCTTTGGACACCCGCCCGCCGCTAGCGGATACCGACCCTTGTGGCATGGTCACGTAGATGCTTTTCGCCGGCGCGTCTGGCGGAACGATTGCTCGCGTAGCCGCCGCTGTTGATCGGCCCGCATATCTCGCAGATCACGCGCCAACCGACTTGCCCGTCACACACAATGTCAACTCTCATGCCGACTTCGCCTTGGCAGCCTTGGCTTTGCCCTTGGCTTTACCGGCAGGGTGACGCGCAATCGAGGCCTCAAGTGCGGCCATCAGATCGGCCACGTCTTCGACGGTTTCGGCTTCTTGGCGCACCGGCATGGGTGCACCGGCCTGTTTCGCGTCGAGCAACTCGTTGACCTTGGCCGCGTACTCATCGACCATCGACTCATCGACCTCGGAGAAATCAGCCACCATCTGTTCCATGAACTGTGTGGCCAGCTTTTTCACCTTCGGGTCAAGTTCGACCGGCTTTTTCAATGATGCGAAGTCAGCTTCACGTAGCTCGTCGCGCCACAGCACGTTTTGCATGACGATCACGTCACCGACAGGGCGCAGGATGGCCTGGTGGGTGCGCCCGCGCATGGTGTAGCGGACGACCGCGACTCGGCGGGATTCTTCCATGATGGTGCGGATCAGCGCATACCCTTCGGGCGCGTTCTTGTTGACTTTCACGTCGGGTTCCAGGTAGTACGGGGTTTCCAGTCGCAGCGGGTTGATTTCATCGAAGTTGACGAACGCTTCCACGTCGAAGTCTTTGCCGCTGTCGGTTTCGCATTCGGCGAGTTCCTCGGCGGTGACCAGGATCGCGGTGTCGCCGCGCATCTGGCCGCGTACGAGGTCGTTGCGGTTGGGGATGGTTTCGCCGCAGTCGTTGCACACGCACGGCATGGACACGCGCGAAGCGGAGCCGTCGTCGTGGACGTGGAACATGTTGAAGCTGATGGCGTGGGATTCGGTGGCCGCGTATTGGCGTACGGGGACGCTGATGAAGGGTCCGAAGCTGATGTTGGTGTTGCTCATTGATCGCATGGTGTCTGTTCCAATCTCTATACCACAATCATACGGCATGTCACGCCAACAAGTCAAGTGCTAGCGCTGGGTTGCCTTTCGGGGGCCTACGTTTTCGCCGGGTATGAGCCAGCCCTTTGGTGGCGACGTATATAGCGTTGGGTTTCCATTGCGGATTTTTGCCGCTGGTGCGTCCTGAGATTTTGGGTGTCTGTTCCATACCTGCATCCTATCACATTTGTGTTGGCTTGACAACATAGGGTGGTGGGATGTGTAACGGTGTAACGGGTGTAACGGTACGTCCGCATAGGGGATAGCCCGTGCGTCCTGCGTGGGAGGGTTCGATACGGAGAGGCATGCTTGGCCGTGCGTCCTACCCGGAAGCATAGCATAATCGGCGAGGCTTGACAAAGCATTGGAATGGGAGTAACATCGAGGACAGGACCCACCAGATCGGAAACAGACACATGCCACGCAAGACCATCGCCATCAGCGACATCACCACACGAATCAACGCCATGATCGAAGCCTCACCCGAAGACCACATACAAGGCCGGCAAGCACTAGCCGTGCTGCTCGAAACCATGCTGATGGAAACCGGCAACTACCGAGGCTTCCACTACCTTGCCAGCGCCACCCGCGACGCCGATGGCATTCGCGCCATCGACGACTCGCGCCGCTGCTACTTCCAGAACTGAGACCACCATGAGCAACGACGAGCAAATCATCACGATCCGGCTCTCAGCGCCGCGCCTGGCCGCGCTGCGCAACGTCATCGACCAGATGCACGCATTCGGCTCATCCTGCGACGACGAGACGAACAAGGGCCATTGGCAGCACTACGACGAGGGCATGACGGATTGGCGTGAGGATGTGGCGTTCGCGGCTGAGTCGCTGATCGACACCATTCAACCGTCACGTGACGAAACGGAGGCACAGTAATGACCACCATCAACACGAGCGCTTTTGCGCGCTGGTACATGAACGCCAGCGAGGGCCTGATGGACGCCATCGCTTCGCCGAGCGCGGTGGGGTTCCAGGCGGCGCTTGGGTGTTCTACGCCTGGCGCGACGGGTGCTGGCAGGTGTTTCCCGTCGATCCCCGCCACTCCCCGGGGGTGACCAACCATCACCGCGCCCCCCATCAGACCCCAAGAATGGAGTACGCACATGGACGACGATCTGACACCAGGTGTAAAACAGAATGTCGAAAAGCTGCGAGAAGCGGCTAGTTACCTCAGTAACGACCATTACGAGCTGGCTCTCTGGCTTGACGAGTACGCCGACACCCTTGAATACCACAACGTGGAGAAATGACAGAAAACCGGCAAGCCACCTAAACAGGCCCCCAGTTCGTTCCAGACTGGCGTGACACCAGCATTGAGTGGAACCTTGGGCAGGGATTGGCTCGGGATATCCGCGCGGCAGCCGACGCGAATGGGTTTGTGATCGACAACGCGGTCGCGACCATGTAGCGGATTTGGTTGGGGAAAGGGGTCTGACCACCCCTTTTCCGTCTTTTCACCATTTTTGGGTGCTGACCACCCCTTTTCCGTCTTTTCCGTCTTTTGGGAAATTGCCTGGTCGCGCGCCCGGCTCGCCGGCGCGTTTGATCTTGATTTGTGGCGCGTTTTTCGCAGGTCACCGCGCGTTATTACCTTGGCTAATTACCGCGCGGAATTCTTGTTGTTAGCGACGCTAATTGTGCATTAGCAGTGCCGCCGATAATTCGCGCGTAGCCACCGGCAATACTTGCCCACTGCAATGGTGCGCGGGCTGCCTGCGAGAATCGCGTAGACCTGCCGGAATAGACCATTGGCAGGCCGGATTAGTTAGCCTGTCTGCCAATCGATTTAGACGGTCGTCTACTACCTACGATAGTACCACGTGGTCGGGCGTGTCGGCAAGCATCTGCGCAGCTCAGGGCATGTGACGCGCCTCACACCGTAAGTATTTGACCGAAAGGCTTGACACGTTAGCTTGACATGGCTCAGTATCGCAGGTGTGCGTTCCTCTTACTTCTCCGAAGGGCCCTGGCAATCCGAATTGCCGGGCCGTAGGAACGCACGCCCATTAAATGAAAGGAAATACCGTGGGAATTAACGAACGCATCGCTGCTGAGGAAAAAGAGATATGGGATAACCCATTCGATTCTTTTACTCGCAGGCTTAATGCGATAACGGACCGCGACGAATACGAACGCGAGAACGTCGATTACGCAGCACAGGTTCGGGCATTTTCGGATACCTACACGCCAAGAATGCCTAACCGCGTAACGCGGAATGACATTGCCCACGCCAATCGCGTCAACAATTGAGAGGAATTGACATGCCTGCTTACGAATACACGCAATTCTGCGCAGCGTGCGACTGCCGTATGCGGTATGAGAATGAAAACGGTCTAACGTGGGGCCGGTATTGTAACGAATGCGGTGAAACGTGGTTGTGTGAAAACGAGCGTATCGCGGCCGAAGAAAAAGAAATATGGGATAACGCTTTCGATAAGTTCACTGCCCGGCTTAACGCTATCGTCGATCGTGATGAATACGAACAGGTCGCAATGCGTTACGGCGACCAACTCCACATTATCCGTGCTAGCGGGAACATTTGAGAGGAAGTACTGACATGCCCGAATACAGCGAATACGACCAATACTGCCAGGACTGCGGAGATCGGCGGCGTTATGCGAATGATGCTGGCGATACGTTCGGCCGGTATTGCGACGGCTGCGGAGAATCTTGGAATTGTGAGGACTGCAATGCCGGCCCATTTATCTGCCAGGATTGCGATTACGATCCAGACTGCGACCATGATAACGATGACGATTACGAGCCGGACTGCGACTGCTCCGATTGCCGCTATGCGCGTTCTGGTGACGGTAGGGTCCGGAACTATTCATATCGGCCCGTGTTCATTCCGAAGGGCGGCACAGACCCGCTGAAAATGGGAATTGAATTAGAGATCGGCGGTAGCCAAACCGAAATCGTTGACATAGTCGACGCTATCGCCCACGACATCCGCCGCGGAAACGTTAACGGTATCAGCAGTACGGATGACTCGAAGCATCTGTATTGCAAAGACGACGGGTCAATTCAAGGTGTCGAGATTGTGTCGCATCCGATGACCCTCGGCTATGCACGACAATTCCCGTTCCGCCGATTGTTGGATGAACTGCGTGATGACTGCTACGTCGAGGACGGATACGGTTTGCACGTCCATGTTTCTAGGGCAGCATTCCAATCGGCTAGTGGTAAGCATTCGCCTATCCAAACGATGAAATGGTTACTGTTCATCCAGCGGAATAAGGACATGCTGACTGGATACGACAGGTTGGCGCGTAGGCCCGAATCGTCGTGGGCCAAGTTCGGCAATCCGAAGAGAGGTGAGATAGCGCGTAAGGCTAAAAACGATCCGACATCGCGCCGCCAGCGATGCAACTGTGACGAGTACCGGATGCAGCATTACATGTCGGATCATTGCGATGACCGCTATCAGGCAGTGAATTGCAATAACCCGGACACCTACGAATTGCGGTTCTTCAAGTCCACCCTATCCCCGCACGAGCTGTACGCGGCTATGGAATTTGTGGATGCTTCCGTGCGGTACTGCCGTACCGTGCCTACGTTCGACGTCCTAGCTGGCCGCGGGTTGTCGTGGCAGCGGTTCGCATCGTGGGCACAGCGGCACAACTACAAGGCACTTGTCGCGGAAATATCGAAATAATCTCTGTCTACAGATTGGAACAGACAATTATGTGTCATTTAACGTATATGCCTGACGGTATCGGCATAGATCAAGATGGACTATTCAATGCTGGATATTGCAATAGCGATGGGCATGGGTGGGCGATAGCCTCACCTATCGGATTGATTCTGGGTAAGTCATTAGACCTAGCCGATGCGGTGGAACAGTTTGTGGATGCTCGGAAACGGTTCGACAATGCGGGCCCAGCGCTGTTTCATTCCCGCTGGGCCACGCATGGCAGCATCTGCATATCCAATTGTCATCCGTTCCTAGTCGGCGGTAGTCATCAGACGGTAGTTGCACACAATGGTGTGCTCCCTCGCAGTGCGCATCCGGGTGCGAGTGATGATCGGTCTGATACTCGGCTATTCGCGGACGAGATTCTGCCTAGACAGTATCGCCGTTTAGATCGGCGGAATGTGCGGCGTGCATTGACGGAATGGGTGGGTCGTGGGAATAAGCTCGTCATACTCACGACGGATCCGCGATACCGGCAGAATGTGTATCTGATTAATGAGTCCGCTGGGCAATGGGACAAAGCAGGTATCTGGCATTCGAATGGAGACCATAAGCCTTACTACTCGGCGAAAGCCTCGACGTGTGGGTACGGCAATGGGGATTGGACACCTAGCACACGTCACGTATTAGGTAAGCCATCGGATCCGACATGGACATACAGCACGGGTACGTTATGCGGATTCTGCGGGATGGGAGTCGTCGACCGTAACGGCTATTGCGATTACGGTTTTTGCCGTTCCTGCCAGGACTGCGCTGAGCACATTAAAGATTGCCTGTGCTACACCAATGGCGCTTATGACTATTTGACTAGTCCCGATCCGGTATTGGGGTCGTGCGATGACATCGAATGGGTAAACGACATCGCTGTGGTGAGAGGTGAGAAGAAATGACTCCGCTAGTTCGTAGGTTTGCGCATAGCCGCAATATCGGCTTCTATGTGTTCCAAGATGGGCAATGGCAGCGGGTATCCCAAGCGGAATGGAATGCACACCAGTGCGCCATAATGAAGAAAACAGAATGGAGTAACAATGTTGGTGACCGGGATGATCGCAGTAGCTGGAATCACGTTGGCATGTTCGGCCGTACTCATCGGAGTATACGTTATGCGGATTCTGCGGGATGGGAGTCGTCGACCGTAACGGCTACACACCAGTGCGCCATAATGAAGAAAACAGAATGGAGTAACAATGTTGATGACCGGGATGATCGCAGTAGCTGGAATCACGTTGGCATGTTCGGCCGTACTCATCGGAGTACAGCGGATGACGAGACAGGGTGACGATAAGTAAATAGCAGTCCAAGAAATGCCCGCCCTTGCCAAGGGCGGGCATTTCTTTTGCTCCTGCTGGAATTTCCTCTGCTGGGGACCTTGGTCGGCCCGTGCTCCCTGGTGTGATAGGCCTACTTGCCGTCTGGTTTAGCCGTATGCGGACGTTCACCGTATGGCGGGCACCACGACACCAGGAAGCCCTACCGTGTCGCCAGCGTCGACGCTAGGGCACCGTATCGCGATATGGCCTGGTGTGCGGCACGCTGGATGCCTCATGCGGTGCCCTGAGACGGACTGAGACGTCCTGAGACAGGTCGCCTGGTGTCGCGGTGCCCGCCATGCCGTCTTGTGCGCTGGCGTGACAGCTAGGGCACCATACGACGAAATCCGCATGTCACTGTCACGTCACGCCTCCCATAATGGCGAATCGGAATGGTGTCATTCGAGCCGCGGCATTGCGAATCGGAATGGTGCAATTCCGCCCTCACAGAATTGAATCAGAATGGCGTAATTCGACCCCAAAACAATGGCGAAAGAATGGTTTCAATTAGACAACCAATGTAGCTGAAGGATGCCCCTGGCCAGCATTCCCGCAGGTCACAGCCCTACCACCACCCAGGTCGAATTAGCTCGACTAGGCAAACTGATAGCAACGCTATGCAACGCCGTGACCAGCGCAAACGCGCGTCGACCCCGAAACCAGCAACCGCAAAGTCCAGGCGCCTGGCGGGCGCCCTGGCGGAGCCGGTTCCCGAGGACCGAGGTTATCAGTTAGGTTGATATGGGGGTTGACCTGGGGTTTTGGTGGTTTGGCGGTGGTTTGGTGGTAACAGTGATCACGGTCCGAGCTTGCTGTATTTGGTCATGTGGCGCTGCAGTGTGTGAGTGCGTTGTTGAGTGTGGTGTAGTCGGGATGTCGGTGCATATACTTTCGTTCATGACACGCCGGAACAGCCGGGAGCAGACACAGATAGGGACACGACACATGGAGACAATCGACCGGCGGCTGCGGAGTCTGGACGAGACCCGGCAGCAGCTTCCCATCAGCATGTCCAAGCTGCACAGGTTGATGCGCGCGGGCGAACTGACCCGCGTGAAAATCGGTGCCCGAGCTTTCGTCACCCAGCAGAGCATCGATGACTATGTGGACCGGCTGGAGGCCGCTGCGAAATGAAACCGCCACCCGCAGGGACGGGCGGCGGTCACGAAGTTGCCGACTTCGCTTCCGAGGCACATATTTGGGTTTCGACACGCCGACAGCATCCCAGCTATCCGCGCGAAAAACGGTAGACACACCGGCAAGCGATGAGAAAAGGAGCAAGAACCGTGGACACCACCACACGCCGGATGCTGCTGAGCGTCCCTGAAGCCGCATACGCGCTGAACATCTCCCGCGCGATGCTCTACCGACTGTTGGCGCGCGGGGAGTTGGTGTCGGTGCGTATCGGCGCCCGCGCGTTCGTGGAGCAACAGGAACTGGATTCCTACGTGGCCCGGCGCCGCCAGGCGCGCTTGACCGAACTCGGCGCGCAGGGGTCGTGAACAAGAAAGGCCCGGCCGCGGCGGCGGGAGCGGCGGAACCCATTTAGACGCCGACGCCGTGACGGCGCTCCTGAAGGCGGCTGAAGGCTCGCGGTATCACCCCGTGCTGCTGCTCATCGCGGCCACCGGACTACGCAGGGGTGAGGCGCTGGGGCTGGCGTGGTCGGCCGTCGACCTCGACGCCGGGCTGCTGCGGGTGGCCGCGACGCTGGCCCGCGTCGGTGGGCGGCTGGTCATCACGCCAGCCAAAACCGACCGCTCGCGGCGCGAGGTCCCGCTGCACCCGCAGGTGGCGGCGATGCTCCGCAAGCACCGCGTCGAGCAGAAAGCCGAGCGCCTGCGCGCAGGCAACAAGTGGACCGATACCGGGCTGGTGTTTTGCACCGCGCTCGGCACGCCGGTCGAGTCCACCGACCGATTCCCTGTTGTCGCGCTGCAACGCCATCATGTATTTGAGGTCTGTGTTGGTTGCTGGGCGGGCGGTGAATGTCGCTGCTTGCGTCATCATCATGCGGCGCCTTTGGGGTAGGGGGGTTCGGTGATTGGTGCCGGGGCCGGTGCGGACATGTCGCGCCAGAGGACGTCTTTTTCGGGCATCAGTTTTTCTCCGGCGTCTAGGCGGCGTTGCTGTTCGAGGGCGAAGGCGACCCAGGTTTTCAGGCCGCCGGGTTGGGGGATGAGTTCGCGGGTGTTGGCGTGGGCGATGGCGGTGTCTTGGGCTTTGCGTAGCTCGTGCCAGTTCATCCGGTCGACGGGCGGTCGGTAGGTGGTGAGGTGGGTGATGGTGGGGCGCTCCCAGTCCATCGGTTCTCCTGGTATCCGCAGTACAGGCAGGTGAGGATGTGGTTTTTGAAGCGTAAGCCGAGTTTGGTGCAGTGTGGGCAGCGTTTGAAGATTTTTTTGCGGCCCACCGGTTCATTGTTGGTTGTCGGTGAGTCGGTTGGCGAGCTCGGTGAGGTCGGCGGAGAGGTCGCCGTGGTGGAAGCCGGCGAGGATCATGGCGGCGGTGCGGATGAGTTCGACATCAGCCTGGGTGGTGGAAAGTGGTGATTTTTCATCACTTCGCGTTTGCGGCATATCAATCTTCCTGATGCTGTTTTCCCATGTCGGTTTCAAAATTTTCGGGCCTAGACCGGCGGGTCCGGGTTTGCTCGTTGGTTGATGGACAGGATCGGGCCGGTATAGGTTGAGCCGATACCCACCACCACGCCGTAGCTGAATTTTTCGCGGTTTTCTGAGGTGTCGCAGGCCCAGTAGGGGGGTGGGACGCGGACGACGTCGCCGACACGGATGGGCAGCTCGCCCGTCCAGCGGTAGGTGAGTTCTTTGGTTTTGCCGCCGATCGCGACACGGATTTTTGAATCGGTCATGCCCCCGTAGTGTATTACCGGGCATAGGGGTTGTATCTGCGTCGCCGCCACCACGGCCGCGCCTCGATTTCCTCGACCGCGCGTAGCAGCATGGTGTTGTCGTCGACCAGCCTGTTGATCATCTGGTGCAGGTCGGGACCTGGGATGTCCATGCTGGGTGCGTGAGCGTTTTGGATGGCGTGCCACAGTTTGATGGTCGTGGTGCAGTGGTCGCGGGCCATCCGCACGAAACTGTCTTCACTCACAGTGTCTTCCTTGCATCGGTTGGCTGTGTTCGTGTGCCTGGGTCAGTAGTTCGCCGTGGTGTTTCCATTGCTCGAGGACATCCACGATGACGTTCAGATCACGCAGGCTCAGGTCGTTGGTGGAGCTGATGGTGGGGTCGTGGATGATCCACCGGAACACGTTAAGTCGGGCTTCGCGGTCGGTGATTTCGGCTTTGCGGAGCAGCGCATAGACGTGGCGGCAGCGGCGCCGCCAACGAGCATCCTCGTCGGGTTCATTCATCGGGTCTTCCTTGCCTTGGCGCCAGTCGCGGGTGGTGGCCATGATGAGCACGGTGTTGAGTGTGCAGAGCATGGTCAGGGCGAGGATCGCGGCGGTCATCATCTGGGTAGGGATAGCATCTGCAGGTGAACGGCATGCTACCACGATAAGCCAGCCCACTGCTATAATCGTGGGGTGGGGTTCGTGTGGTCTGTCGTTGTCACTGAGACGGATGTGGCGGCATGCGGTTGTTCTAACACTTCAGACCCGCAGGGCTGGCTGTTGGTCCTGCCGATAGGCGGCGGCGCCCTAGCTGGGCTGGGCATCGCGGCCTGTATGTTCATCTGGTATCTCACCTGGTGGGAAAACAAGCACAAGCGGTAGGAGAGCTAATGATTACAACTGTTGAGGGCATCGAACACCGCCTAAGCATGACCCCCGCTCACGTCCAGTGCGACGAGTGCGGCGACATGTATAGGTGCCTGCGCTACAGCAAATGGGGCACGCCTGAGCAACGGGAACGGCTCAGAGCCGACCTGCTCGAAGCTGGCTGGTACGTCGAGGGGAATCACGAGCGTCACGTCTGCCCGTTATGCGTTAGCTCGACAGGATTATCGGCTGGGGCCGGGGATGCGTAGCGGCATCGTGCTCGGTAACCCCGAACCGGACGGTCAGACGCCTGTTGGAGGCGGTGCTGTGAGTAGTGAGCCGGAACAACCGCCGGATGTGAGCGAGATCGAGTTCGACACGATTTTCGGTTGGTGGGTTTCTGATGGGAGGCGCCGTGACCACCTGCACCTGCGAAATCGGTGAGGACGGGTTCTTGATCCGCACCCCCGATTGCCCGCTGCACAGCCGGAAAAAGACTCTCCTGGAGAAGGCGCACACGGTGCGGGAACGGCTGCGTGACTGGTGGAACGGGAAATAAGGAGAAAGATGGTAGTGATTGTGGGCGCGGTCATGGTGGCGGTGGGAATCACCATCGGCTGGGTATATCAGGACCAGCGCACCCGGCGCGGCGCGGGCCAGAAGGTGCCCCGTTTGTATGAGACGCCGGGGCCACGCGCCTAGATGGATGCATCCAAAAGCACAGGATAGCTGATGCTGTGGTCACTGTGGGACCGCTGGCGGGTTTATGCTGCCGGTATGCCGCGAGGACGCATCGACCGCGAAGACCGCTACGAAGCCACCGGGATGACCACGATGCAGCGGGAGCAGGTCATCGCCCGGCTCCACAAAAAAGGGTTGTCGCAGCATAAAATCGCGGCGAAGCTGGGTATCACCCAACCCGCTGTGCACTACACCCTGCTGAAATTGTCCGGGCAGCAACGCAACCGCGCGAAATACGACATCTGCGACTGGTGCGACAAAAACGTGCCTAAAGGCGCCCTGGACGCCAACGGCTGCTGCGAAGAATGCGCCGAGGGCTAGCGCGGTTCGGTCACCGGCGTGTCGAACGCGGAGTGCACCGCCACGAAGTTGAACAGCAGTAGCGGGCCGTCGTCGGTTATCTGTTCGCCGACCCGGATGTACTGGGCGTAGCGCGGGTTGGACAAGCTGTTGGCCGGGATGTTGATGTTCTCCACCTCGGCGGGGATCTCCTCAAGGATTTGACGGTCCAGCGGGCCGCCGCGCAGCACAGCTCTCATGGTGAATGGGTCGTGGTCGCTTTCAGTTTGCCTTGCCCGGACAGGTTAACAGACGGTTCAGGGTAGGTGGCGAAAATTTGGCGGGTGGTAGGCCCGAATTGGCTGTAGTTCGTCACCCCGCCGATACCGGAGTAGAAACCGAACTGCATGTACGGATTCCCGAACGCGGTCCAATACGTGCGGCCGGTGTAACTGCCGCACAGCACACCGTCGACATAAAACCGCTGAAACCCGTTGGCGGTCTGGGTCCAATACATTTGCGCGTCGATCCGATGCCACGTGTCATAGGTGATCACCGGGCCGTAATAGGAGTGAACGTTGTTGCCGCCGGAGTCGTACTGGACATCCCACCGCCACGCCGGGGTGGGGTAATGCGGGTCGGTGTTGTTGGTGTCCACCGACAGGCCGTGCGCCTGATTGGCCTGGGTGTGCAGCTCCCACAGCACACCCAGAAACCAGCCGGAATCAACGTCGGGGCCGGTGCCGAACGACTGTGAGGGCACGTTGATCCACGCCGTGTATTGCACGATGGTGCCCGGCGGATCCGAGCGCCCGTTGCCGGCGATGCTGGTGCCCTGCAAAAGAACCGCCTTGGCGGTGGAGTCCCAGATCGCCACCTCGGAGTCGCTGACAGTGAACGAGAACCCCGACCCGTACGGGGTGCTCATCGTGGCGAGGCTGGAGTTGCCGGTGGTCACTGGATAGGTGTAGGCGGGCAGGAACCCGCCGCCACCCAAACTCGCATAGTTGTTGACGTTGAGGTTAATTTTCCCGCCTGACCACACTTTCCCCACCGGACCCCACTGCGGGGCGCCTAACGCCATCCGCGCCGCGGAGAACATCAGGACGGGTATCCCTGCACGTAGGAGCCGCGCCACGTGGTTCCATCAGAGATGAACGAGTAAATGTCGACCGATCCGGCGGTCGTGGTCTGCGTCGGGGCGCCGGCCGCCGACCAGACGACGCCGGTGAAGGTGGCGGTGCCCGCGCCGGTGGTCGCGGCCTGGTGCAAGATCAGGGTGAACGACTGCGACACCCCCGAAACGACGGCAGGCATGGTGACGGTGGCCGCGGTGGACGCAGTCAACGTCGCGGTCATCACCGTCCCGCCGGACAGCGCCGGCAACGTCGTAGACGTGGTGAGGGTGCCGAGCGCTTGAACGGTTTCGGCGTAACCGGTGATCGTCGGGTTGGACAGCGTTTTATTCGTCAGCGTCTCGGTGGCCGCCGCGGTCGAATAATCCGTGCCGGCGACCGCGGCGGCCAACGTGTTGGCGCCGGTCCGCTTCACCAGCCCGGTCGCCGAAAGCCCGGTAATAGCGTCCTGGGTGATTGAGGCGCCCAGCGCTGTCGAGGTGCCCGCGATGGTGATCGAGCTGTTCGTCAACGCCGCATTAGCGATATTCGACAGCGTGTTCGTCGAACCCGAGATCGTCTTGTTCGACAGGGTTTGGGTGTCGGTGGTGCCGACCACCGCCCCGGCCGGCGCGGCGACCGCGGTCATCGCCGCCGTCCCGGACCCTTTGACGAGCCCGGTCAGCGTCGTCGCCCCAGTCCCCCCGCCAGCCACCCCCAGCGTGCCCGTCAACCCGGCCGCGGTGCCGGTGGTGTTCTGGTTGAACGTCGGGAACACATTCCCCGACCCAGTCAAATCCTTATTCGACAACGCCTGCACAGTGTCGATACCCACCATCGTGGTGGAGGCATCAGGGATAGCGATGGTGCGGGTGGCGCCGCTGGCGATCGCCGCCGCGGAAAACTTGACCTGCTTAGTGGTGTCGGTGGAGTTCTCCACCAGCGCCCCAGAATCCGGGAAAGGCGGCGACGCGCCGCCCCCACCGCCGGTCACAGTCACCCACGCGGCGTCGTCACGCAGATACTTGGTGCCGGTACCGATACCGCCGCTGGCGTCGATCGACGACACCGCCAACTTCCCGTTGGAGTCCGCGCCGACATACCCGTTCGCGGCGTTCTTATTCACCGTGCGCTCCGCGCCAGAATCGGTCACCGTGATCGACCCGGATCCGTCAAACGCCACCCCGTTGATGTTCACCGGCGCCGCCAACTTCGTCGCGGTAGCCGCGTTAGCGCCGGGCTGCAACGCGCTGTTCGCCGCGGACAGCGACGCCTGCACCCCAGCAGTCAAATCGGTGGTAGGAATCCCCCCACCCGGCCTGATGTAAGCCGCGTTCGCCGCCGCCGCGATCCCGTTCATATCCGACGCGGTCACATTCCCCGGCGCCGGCGCCACCCCGCCGTCACTGTAATTCGTTCGAAGGGCGGTCATAAACCCCGACGCTACCCGTCAACACCACAATTACCGGGGAGCCACGCTATGCTGCGGGCGTGGTCAGTTGGCCCGTGATGCTGATCGCGGCGACCGCCGCCGCCGGCGTCCTGCTAGGTGCCGTTGTCGCGCTCACCCCCGATCAGCGTCAACCCGCACCACCGCTGACGCCCATTCAAGTTGGCTACGGCGACCGCGCGCCGTAACAAAATAAACGACAGCACGCTGTTAACATCAGCGGACGTGACCGACGACAAAACCATCGCAGCGATCCGCGCGGCGGTACACGACGAACTGATGATCTTCGCGCACCATATGAAAGAGACAGTCCAACCGGGACTGCCGGTGGACTGGTGGATACTCAACGGCCTGGACTGGTACCTCAAACAGGAACGAAAAACCACTGAACCGGATCAGCCGGAGCTGGACTTCAAGGAGGGTACGTGAGCAAGGGAAGGTGCCCGAAATGCGGACACATGGCCAAACACCACGCCGCGACTGGACATTGCCGCCGCCGTGGCTGTGACTGCACCCAAAGCCCGCAGAGCAAAACGTGACGAACGGCTGTGCCCGGTGTGCAAGCAGAAAGTGTCACGCACCAGCCCTCGCGGCAACATCGAACGCCACCTGGACGGCATCGGCGAAACCTGCCGAGGTTCCCACGAGCCCTGGCGCATCACCATCAAACCCAAAAAAAGCTGAAAAACCCGAAAAAACAAGGAATTTCGGCGTATCACACCGCTCAACACGAAAATTTAAGGAAATTCGGCCGAAAAGTCGGGCACCGGCGAACTGGTGATCGTCATCGGGGTGGTGGCGCACAATCAACGCCGAAAACAGGCCGAAAAGCTGGCCGAACAGGTCGGTGCATCAGTGTGCCTGTTCGACGACGGCACCCTGAAATGCGAAGGCAACCATCTGGAAGTCCTTCGGCTGCTGCACTGTTACGACGCGGATTGGGTTGTGGTCCTCGAAGACGACGCGGCGCCCCAACCCGGGTTCGGTATCGACGTGCGCGCCGCCCTGCGAAACCCGCCCGCCCCGGTGATAGGCCTGTATTTGGGCACCGGCAACCCGTCAGGCGAACCGCAACGGCAAATCAAGGCAGCTGTCGACGCCGCCAAAGCCCAAGGTGCGGCGTGGCTGCTCGCCGACTGCCTGATCGGCTCCGTCGGATACGCGGTCCGCGGCAGTCACATCGCCGACATGCTGGATTTCATCACCGGCCGCGACGAAGAACTGCCGCTGCGGATCAGCCGTTGGGCGCAGGCCCGCGGCCACTTCATCGGCTACACGCAGCCTTCTCTGGTGGATCACCGCGACGACGAACCGATCGGGCGGCCGTGGCGCGGCCCGCACTTTCTGCCCCGCAAAGCCTGGAACTACGGCACCCGGGAAAACTGGGACACCCCCGCTGTCCGCATCGGACATTGCCCCGTCTGGAGCGCACATGGCTAAGTTGCCGGTCGCGACGATCTGTGTGCCTTGGAGACCGTCGCCTTCACGGCTCAAGCCCTACGCCAAGATTCGGGAATACTGGGCGACGTTCTTTCCTGACTGGCCGCTGATCACCGCCGACGCTGGCGGCGAAATCTTCAACCTCGCGGCCTCACGCAACAAGGCCGTCAGCGAAGCCGTAACCGACATCGTCGTCGTCGCGGACGCAGACACCGTGCCCCCGACCGACAGCGTCACGATCGCGGTAGCGGATCCGGTAGGCGTGTGTTGGCCGCATGAGGTGTGGCGACTCATTCCGGGCGAGTACGCCGAACGGCCCTTCGAGGATTTCCCCGCAGCCCCGACAGTGCAGGAGTATCCCGGCGGTCTCGGCGCGGTCATGGTCACCACCGTCGATGAGTATTGGCGTTTGGGCGGGCAACCTGAGGAATTCGAAGGATGGGGGCATGAAGACCGGGCATTCCACTGCGTGGTCACCACACTGTCCATCCATCGCCGCATCGGCGGCGTCGCCTACAGCATCGACCATGACGGTGACTCGCCGGGCTGGACCCGCGACGGCGGGAAACGCAACGCCCGGCTGGCCCGACCCTATGAACAGGCCAACGGCCGGCCCTGGTTGATGCGCGAACTGCTGCGCCAACGCGACGAACCCCTTCCCGAAGACAACGACCCCACCCAAGGCCGCTACACACCCTGACACTTGTCAAGCATCGCTGCGGCGTGTCTACGTAAAGAATCGGCGGCCCCACGCCCAGAATGTGGGGATGGCTGCCCAGCCCAGACTCACGCGCGCTGAAATGGAAAAACGCGACTACCGCATCCTTACCCTGTTTTTGGCGGGCAACTCCGAAGCCGAGATCGCCCGCGCGATGGGACTAACCGGCGCCCGAATCAACCAGATCGTCAAAAAGGAACTCAAAAACGCCGGCCGGCACCGCCGCCTGCTCACCGACGAAGCCCTGGCCGTGTATCAGTCGCGGCTGGAAACCCTGATCAAAGTGGTGTGGCCCAAAGTCGCCCAACAAGACTTGAAGGCGGTTGAGATTGCGCGGCGCCTGCTTGAGCAGCAATCGCGGCTGTACAACTTCGAAGAGGAACGCATCGGCGCGATCCCGCCGATGGGCGAACAGGAACTCGCCGAAGACGACGCTAATCCCGCCGAGGTCGACGACCTGTCCCGCTACCGCAACCGCCACCGCGAGCAGGCGACATGAGTATCTGCCGCTGCGGGCATGACCGGCTGCTACACGGCTGGTTGGATAACTTCACCGGCCCGTGCCTGATCCTGAACATGACCGCCCCCTACCCGATCGGCTGCGGCTGCGTCGAATACAAAAAGCAGCCCACCGGCCCGAAAGTGAAACCATGACCGCGGTAGTCGAGGCGCCCTCACCAGAAATCGGGGCCACCACCGCCCGCGTCTACACCCCACCACTAAAACGCAACTGCACCGGCCCGAAACCCGATCAGGACGGAAACGTGCTGGAATGCGGCTGCGGCTGCGGCCTGAACCCGCAAACCTCGTGGGGCTTCGACTGCAACCACTTCACGAAAAATGTGCTGCGCTACAACCTGCTGCCGTGGCAAGAGTGGCTGAATATCCACGCCCTGGAGAAAAGCGAAGACGGCGGTTTCCGGTTTAAAATCGTCGTCGTTCTGGTGGCTCGACAAAACGGTAAGACCAGTTGGTTAAAGCAGTTAGGTTTGTGGCGCCTGTTCGTCTCTAAATACGGAACCGCCAACGCCGCCGCCCCCGGCGCCCGGCTGGCGGTGATCGCCGCCCAGAACCTGGAATACGCCGAACAAGTCCTCAAAGACGTCGTCGACACCATCCGCGACCACCCCAGACTGTCCCGAGAGCTGATTAACCATCGGGTCTGCCTGGACGTGTCGACTCCGCTGCTGACCGCCAACAGGGGTTGGACAACGATGGGTGATGCCCGCGCCGGTGACGTGCTGTTTCACCCAGACGGCGGCACAACCCGTATCCGCTACGTGAATCCTGTGTATGACAATCACCTCTGTTACCGGGTCAGCACCAGCGACGGGCGCAGCGTCGTGTGCGATGACCGGCATTTGTGGACGGTTCAGGATCGGCGCCGTTTCACGCGCGGCGAAGACGACCGATTCGTGTGGACCTGGGAAACGATCAGCACCGTCGAGATGCTGCGCCGCGGGCTTCGTCGGCTCGGAGCATCACCCCGGGCCAATGCCTTCCGGCTACCGGATCAGCAATGCCTGGACGGGAAGAACGTTGACCTGCCGATAGACCCGTACACCTTGGGCTACTGGCTCGGAGACGGCGACAAACACGGATCACGCATCACCGTCGCCGATCGCGATGCGGCGGAGTTGATCAGCCTGATGGCGGCGCGCAATACCACCGTCCAGAAAGCGCGTCGTGAGGGTAACTGGTGGCGTATCTGGTTCGGCACCCCAGCGGGGGGTCTGTGGACGCAGTTACGCAGCCTCGGGGTGGCAGATGACCGCCGCTACCTTACCGGCGCGCACAAGCACATCCCCGACATCTACCTACACGCCGGGCCTGAGCAGCGGGAGGAGCTGCTGGCCGGCTTACTGGACAGCGACGGCAGCGTCTCCACCAAGGGCCGGGTGGTGTTCACCAACACGTCCGCGGAACTCGCCGACGCGGTGATGTACCTCACCCGATCGCTCGGCTTTTCGCCGCGCCACCACATCAAGCGCCACATCGTGAGCGGTAAAGACTACGGCGACATCCACCGGGTCATGTTCACACCGCACCGCCAGGTGTTCCGGCTGTCCAGGAAGACCGAACGGATCTCGACCGGCCAGCGCCCCCCGGGTATCTATGTGAAATCGATCGAGCCGGTGGAGACACGCGCGGTGCGCTGCTTCAAGGTGGATCGCGACGACGGCCTGTTTTTGGCTGGCCGAGACCTCATCCCCACCCACAATACCAATGGCCGGCACCGCGCGATCCTGACCAACCGTCGCTATTGGCGGGCGGTCACCGCTTCTCGTAAAGGCGGCCGAAGCCTCTCGGTGGATTTAGCGATGCTCGACGAGTTACGTGAGCACACCACCACCGACGCGTGGGACGCGATCGCCCCGGCGACCACGGTGCGGAAGTTTTCGCAGATCGTCTGCACTTCCAACGCCGGAGATCAGCGCTCCGAGGTGCTGCGCAGCCTGCGTGACGCCGCCACCCGGCGGATCACCACCGGCGAAACCACTGAAACTAGAACCGGATTATTCGAATGGTCGGTGCCCACCGACTACAATCCTCGCGACGAGCAGCATTGGCATCTCGCTAATCCCGCGTTGGGGTACCTCAACGACTTCTGCCTCTCAGACCTGCGAGCTATGTTCGAAGCCGCGCAATACCGCAACATGCCCGGGTTTCAAACCGAATATTTATGCCAGTGGGTTGATGCGCTGCAGCCGGGCATTATCCCGGCTGAGCATTGGGGTGAAACGGTCGATTCCACCACCAGGAGGGCAGAGCAATCCCCGGTTTACGCGGCAGTGGACGTCAACTACGACCGCACCCGCTCATTTATCGCCATCGCGGCCCGACGCGACGACGGGGATCTGCATATCGAGATCGTGGCGGCGGCGCGGGGAACGGACTGGGTAGTGGACTGGCTGTCCGAGCGGAAAACGAAATTCAAAGCGGTGACCGTGCAGCAGACCGGGGCACCGGCCAGCGGAATGATCCCTGACTTGCAAAAAGCTGGACTCGAGATTATGGAGTGGGGGCCGGGCGCTGAGGTCGCGGCGGGCTGCGCCCGTTTCTATGACCTGATCTGCCAACACAGCCTGCGGCACCGGCCCGCCCCGGTGTTGGACCGCGCCGCCGCGTCGGGTATTTCCCGGCGGGTGGTCGACGGCTGGGTGTTCTCGCGGCGCGACTCACCGGTCGACGTCGCCCCACTGTTCGCTTGCGCCGCCGCCGTCTGGGCGGAACACCGCGGCCCCGCCCCGGCACCAGAAATTCATCCCTGGCCCGACGAAGACACCATCACCCGATGGGAAGCCGACGCCGCCGAAAAATACGGCGCCTCACCCGGCGCCCTGTCTGCGCGGTTCAACGACATCGAAGGAACATCGTGGTGGATGAGCACCTAGAAGACCAGAACGTGGTCACCCTTGGGGGCGGCGGGAAACTATACAAAGACGCCCGCGACGCCGACCGGCGGTTGAGCAGGGAAGAAGACACCGCCCGCGGCGCCGGTAAACCCAAACAACCCGAACCCGCGCCGCAACCACCGTGGACGGTGCAACCGGTCCGGCCTGAGCCAGTCGCGCTGCCCCCTTCACAGCGCGACTGGCATCAGGTTGAATCCACCCTGGTCGAACTGTTAGGTATCAGCCTTGTCACCGGCGGGGTCGCCATGTGGTCAATCCCCGCCGCCATGATCGTGGCGGGCGTGTTCATCTTGCTGCTCGGTGTCGCGGCCGGGCTACCCGAAAAGAAACCCAAACCATGACCTGCCCAGTCTGCGGCGGTGTCGGCTTCGTGAAAGCTGCACCCTTGTCGGTGCCGGCCCGGTCGCGGCCGTGGGGTAAAGGCCAAGAAAGAGTGTTTGTCGGCGCCAACATGCGGCGCCGCGTCTTGTGGAACAACGCGATCACCGTGCCCTGCTGGGCGTGCGCCGGGATGCCGGTGATCACGTGAACCGCGACGCCCGCGAATGCTTAAGGACCGCCGCGGAAATACTCACCGCGGCCACCGGCTGCCAACCGTCGCTCGCCGCGCAGATCGTGGAACTCATCGCGCTGGGCACGATCCGCTGGAACGCGGAAGAAACCCCCGAACCGCGCATTCCCGTAGTGATGGAGGACCCGTGAGCATCCTAGCCAGGTTGGTGTCATCCGACGCGCGGATGGAACGCCGCACACTGCAGAGCAGCGCATTTGTCCCGCCCCCGCAAGTCGGCGTCATCGACGACTTCGTCGGTGTCCACCGGGCCATGGCCCATATGAGTGTGTATGCGTGTGTGCGTTTGCTGGCGGACACGATAGCGTCGCTGCCGTGGAAAGCGTATCGCCGCGACTCCAACGGTGTGCCGAAAGAGATAAACCCGCAGCCTGCGCTGCTGAGTGAGCCGTATCCCGGATTCGACGTATTCCAGTGGAAATGGATGGTTGTGGCGTCGATGGCGCTGCGCGGAAATTCCTACCACTACATCACCAGCCGCGACAAAAACGGGATTTATCCGACCGCGCTGCTCCCTTTGCATCCCGACATTGTGTTCCTTGAACGGCGCCCCGACATTCTGATGTGGTTTGAACCGATCTACCGGATCATGGGGGAGCCGATCCCGGCCCAGGACATGATCCATATGCGGCGGTTCACCATGCCCGGCGAACCGTGGGGATTATCACCGATTCGTCAAGCCGCGGTCGCGATCGGCATGGGCCTAGCGGCCGAAGAATACGGATACCGCTACTTCAAAGAATCCGCCAACCCGTCCGGCACCCTATCCACCGACCAAAACCTCGATGAGGGCGCCATCACCCGACTACAAAACAACTGGATCTCCAGCCAAGGCGGGCGGCGACTACCGGCGATCCTGACCAACGGGATGAAATGGGAGACACTGTCCATCAGCCCCGACGAGTCCCAGTTTCTGACGACGCGGCAGTTTCAGCGCTCCGAAATCTGCATCATGTACGGAGTGCCCCCGATCCTCATCGGAGACACTAAAGAAACAACGGCGTGGGGATGTTTGCCCAGTTCAGCCCTGGTGTTTAGTAGCTCTAACGGGCCTGTTCCGATTAGTGAAATCAATGTCGGTGACGAGGTTTGGTCATTTGATGGCAGCAAAATGGTTACAGCGAAAGTAACCGGCTGGAAGATGACTGGGTATAAACCGCTTCTGACAATCAAGACGCAAGGTCGGGAACTTCAAGTCACTGAAAACCACCGCATCCCGGTACGCCGATATTTCGGGAGGGCCGCCGGCCGCATCGGCGGTAATCCGCATCGTAAGAGCACATGCGGCTGGGAGACGATCGAGATAAGTGCTGGTGAGATTGGAAAAGGCGACTACCTCATCGTGCCCCACGGCATGGGAGACGGCGATCAGCACACTACGCCCAACGGTCTGGATGTCAGTGTGGGAATGATGGAATTCCTCGGTCTCTACTTGGGCGACGGGAACCGGGACCGGGGTTCTCGCGCGGACAAGGCCAGAGGGTGGGTGGGTCGGCGAGTCGAGATCGCTCATGGCCGCGACGAAGACCATATGGCTCATTACCGCCAGCTCATCGAGCGCGAGTTCGGGGTCGTCCCCTATACCGATGATCGTGGCACCCGCACCAGATTCAGTTCGGTTAAGGCGGTCGAGTTGATCGACGCGGGTTTCACCGGCACTGCCGCCACCAAACGTGTACCCGGCTGGGTGTTCCGATTGGCCCCGGAGCTGCAGTTGGCGCTGCTGCGCGGCTATCTCGACGCCGACGGTTCTGTTCAACGCGGGGCCATCATCTTCTCGTCGGTCAACAAGTTACTGCTGGAAGACGTGCGTCATCTGTGTATCCAAACCGGTGTTCCGGTGGGCAAGGTCAAACTGGGCCGCAAAGGCGGCCTGATGATGATCCGTGGGAAGACCTACCGCAGCAGAGACAAGTGGGAGTTGTCGCTGTCCTCTCTTGCGCACAACGTCCGGATCGGCAGTAACAGCGTCCATAAGGCGAGTCGCCTAACCACGTTGGCCAGCAACTCCCGCAAAGGTGGCCTGCGCGAGCGGTCGCGGCGGCTGCGGTATGACGATGACTGGACCGGCGACTCCTACGGTGCCCGCAAGTCGATCGGACGCCCACCGCAGGGAACTGTCTATCACAAGGTGGTGTCGGTTGAGCGCGGCACCGTTGATGTGCCGGTGTACGACATTGAGGTGGACGGGCTGGCGCACTATGTCGCTGACGGCATCGTCGTCCACAACACCGGTGTCTCGCAGATCAATTTGGCGGCGGTGACGTATACGTTTAGGCCGTGGACGGCGTGTATTGAGTCGGTGATTTCGGGGTGTTTGCCGCGGGGGCAGTTTGTGCGGTTCGATTATTCGGCGTTGTTGCGTGGTGATTTTGCTGGGCATTTGGCTGCTTTGAAGGATGGTGTGCAGGGGTCGGTGTTCATGCCTAATGAGGCCCGCGCCGAGTTTGAGATGGACCCTGTTAAGGGCGGCGACAAACTGTATATACCGAATACGTTTGTGCCGGTTGGGTTTCCGCCGACCGCCGCGACACCGCCGGCGGGTAATGATCAGCCTGGTCATTTGCCGACGCCGCCGATCGGTGGTGGGGAGCACACCCCGGCCCCTGCGGGCGGCAAAACCGGCGGCGGCGGGAATGGTAGCCGCGCGGCGGATCCGTTTGACTGGCATGAAGCTGAACTGCGTCGTGTCTCCCTTTTGCAACGGGAAACCTCTGAGACTCTAAGAGACGGCCACGAGGAGATGACATGACCGTGACAGATACCCGCCGTGTTGATGCGTTGCGCGGTTTGTTGGATGTTCGTGAGGAGCGTCGCACCGCTGGGCGTTTGGAGGTGCGTGAAGACCTGGGTGCGGGTCTCATCGTCCTTGAGGGGTATGCGGCGACGTTTGATTCCTACGACGTGAACGGTGGTCCCAGCGCGGGTGGCTGGGTGGAGCAGCTTGGTATGCGTTGTTTTGATCAGACGTTGGCTGAGCAGCCTGATGTGATGTTGTTGATCAACCATGAGGGTTTGCCGTTGGCGCGCACCATCAGCGGCAATCTGGTGCTGCGCGCGGATCGGCATGGCTTGCTGGTTCGCGCTGAACTGGATAAAAGCGATCCTGATGTGCAGCGGATCGCCCCGAAAATGAAAAGCCGCAACGGCAAGCGGGCGATGCTTGATGAGATGTCGTTCGCTTTCCGAGTCAAAGAGCAGGATTGGGATACGTCGTATTCGCATCGCACCATCAACCGGTTGTCGTTGGAAAAAGGGGATGTCTCTATCGTGAATTACGGTATGAACCCGGGCACCCGGGCGCAGTTGTCCGCGGACGCTATCGGCGCGCTGGCCAGCTTGTCCCGCAATGAGATGGCTGAGCTGCGTAAACTGGACCCGAAGCAGGTGCGCCGCGCGGTCAGCGCGCTGGTGTCGGTGGTGGACGGGCGTCCGGTGGGCAACGTTGTGTGGCGTGCTGATGACGGCGACTCGAAGAAACCTTACGGCGATGTGCCTTACGCGGATCCTGGTTACAAGGACGGGAAGAAGCGTTATCCGATCGACGCGAAACATGTTCAAGCGGCGTGGGCCTACATTAATCAGCCGAAAAATCAGAAAGGTTATACCGCTGAGCAGTTGGCGGCGATCAAGGGTCGGATTAGGGCGGCGATGAAGAAGCACGGGCACGACGTGTCGGAGGACTCTAAGTCCGCGGCCGGGATCGACCATATCGACACGGTGGTCCGCGCGGACGGGAACACCGATCTGGTGGCGGTGTTGACTAACGGGAATCGGGTGGTGTTGCCGTCGATGCGGGACATGCCGGCGCCGGATGCGAATAAACCGCCGGCGTTCTCAAGCAAGGTTTACGACTGGCATCCGGGTGGGGTGTCTGATGACCCGCACGATGAAGGTTTCGTGGAAGGCATGGTCGGCGCGGTGGGTGTCGGCCCGGTCGCCGAGAACATTGAGGGCGGCTCCGGCTCGTTTGACGGCACCCCGCAAGGTGACTGCGATCCCGACGAGGAAGCCGAAGACCCCCACGACGACG